CGGTATTTAGCCGTACAACGGGTATTGATTCAGATACTACTAGACAATTTTTTGATTCTGCTTTCAGTACTGGTGCTGTATCAGGTTCACAAGTTAAAGATGTACAAAATGCCTTTGTTGGTGCAATTAAGCAGAGTGGAATGGAAGGCCGTGAAAAAGATCAGTTAAAAGCGTTACAAGGGATTCTCCAAAGTACTTCCCAAGGTCGTTCTATGTCTAATGAGGAAGTAATGAACGTAATGGGTATGCAATCTGTTCTTGCAAGTTCAGGAGTACGTTCATTAACCGGAGAAAAAGGCGGACAGCTTCTGACTGATTTAAACCAAGGTATCCGTCAAGGGTTTAATGATTCTCAGGTAAGAATGGTGTTTGGGCAAGGAACAGAATACCAAGGTTTAGCGGGTAGGTTCGCTCTACGTGAAAAGATGGATAAAGGTATAGCTGATGTTGATAACGTCCGAAGAATTGCTGAATGGTCAAAAATGCAAGATGGCTCTGAAGCAGGTCAGAATGAAGCATTTGCAACATTTGTGCAGTCTGCATTAGGGACAGAGATTACAGCCGAACAAGCAAAGGGTTTAATGGACTTATACCGTAAGAATGCTTTAACTGATGAAAGCATTGGTAAGGTGTTGGAAACAGACAAGTCTACGGGAGCTAAAGAGTCTCAAGATAAGTTAGCAAAGTATCAGGGTTCCTCAGAAGCTATTGATAACCAGAGTGATGCAACAACAGAAAAGCAAGCGACTCAGCTGTATGACTACGGGGAGAAATTAAGAGAACTAAATAATGCTATGGGGTCGTTATCACCTGTTACTTATACTGCAACTGCTGCTCTTGCTGCCCTCGCAGCCTCTGCAACAGGTGCGGCTGCATCTTTTTTGGGAGGTTCGTTATTACGTGGAAGGGTAAGCGACAGGTTTCCTGGAGGTAGGGGACCGCAAGGTGGCGGTGGAGGTCGTATTGGTGGCTTTTTAACTACCACACGAACTGCTGTCGGAGGTCTATTTGATCCTAACGTTAGACGAGGAGGATTGCCTAATACAGGACCATCCGGCGGAGGCGGACCTCTAAACCGATTTATGAGTGGAACAAGTTTTGCCGCTGCTGAAGCAGGTACCGCCGCTGGAACTGCTGCCGGCGGAGGAAAGATAATGCAAGGTCTCGGAAAGGTTGGTAGTTTTGCTTCTAAAGCTGCCTTACCTCTTAGCATTGCAACCAGTATAGGCGCTGTTGCCCTTGCACCGGAGGACAAAAAAGGTGAAGCCGTCGGTTCCGCAGCAGGTGGAATCGGAGGAGGTATGGCAGGAGCTGCCCTCGGAGCTTCTATAGGTTCTGTAGTCCCTGTTGTCGGTACTGCAATTGGCGGGATCGCTGGCGGTATTATCGGTTCTGTGGGAGGTAGTGGAATTGGCGGCTGGCTAGGTGGTCTGTTTGACCCTAAAAAAGCTGAAGCCGCTGAACTACCTGAAGAGAAACAAAAAGCAGAACCAATGAATAGTCAGCTAGACAAACAGGTAGACAGGGAGAATACAAATACTAAGGACAGAGCAGAAAACCAGAGGACTGATAACCTAGCCCTAGAGAGACAAAACATCAAAGAATACGACAGCTTACTAACTAGAGCATCTCGTCTTCTTAACCAAGCAAGAATGCAAGGAGGCATTTTTGGATCACTAACTGGAAGTGCGGGAGGAGGCGGAAGCGCCATTTCAGGTAGCTCAGGCTCTCTAAAAATTCTTCCCGAAGGTAAGAAGTGGGCGAACCCTTCTGACTTAACAAACTCCGATTTAGGGTATACGGATGGTAAACTTACAGCCGAAGACCTTAACAAATGGATTGACTCTAAAGCACCTAAGAACTCTTTAATGAGGGGTATGGGAGAAGCATTCTTTAAAGCCGGGCAGGAGTCTGGGCTGGACCCTCGTTACTTGATTGCACACGCTGCACAAGAAACAGGGTGGGGGACTTCTAACATCCTCAAGAGCAAGAACAACTGGTTCGGTATTGGTGCCTTTGATAATTCTCCTTTCTCTTCTGCTAAGTCATTTGAAGGTAGAGAAAAGGGTATCATAGAGGGAGCTAAGTGGATTTCTGAGAATTACTACAATAAAGGAAACACCACTTTGTCTAAGATGAAGCAGGCTGGATACGCTACAGACCCACAATGGGCTAACCGTATCAGCAGCATCATGAAAGGAGCTCCTTCAGGAACCGGAACAATGAAAGTAGAGTCTACCATAAACGTGAATGTAACTGGAAACGATGTATCGTCTAAGGTTACAAATAGCGCAGAGATGAAGAAGATGGCTAATGATATCCAGAATAGAATCTATGGAATGCAGTATTTTGCACAAGAGACGAAGAGGGTATAGCCTCTTCGTTTTTTATTATTCGTGTTATAATAGTATATGAGAGGTATTTTATAAGATCGGAGGGATGACCTATCACGACCGTTGTTCGTAGATTTCCAAAATTTGAAATAGATTTGATTACTGAGAAGACATCATATGAGCTTACATACGATACAGAAAAACAAAAGCAGTTAAAGCAGAATGACTTTGAAGAGGCATTAATTTCTTTCAGTACTAAAAACTCTATGGAAGATGACAGTCCTGTCTTCTCTTTAGTTATACTTGCTAAGGAAAAGTGGGATAAGATAATAAACTCTAACGATTTAATAAGGATTAGAGTTATTCCTGACTCAACTAAAGGTAGACCGGATAACCCCTACATTATGGTTGGCTTGATTTCTGACATTCGTAAAGAGGGGGAGTTTTCAGAAGGATCGTTATTCTACCGTATAACTGGTCGAGCTATGACAAAAGCGCTAATAGATTTCGAGGTAGGAGTCATTCAAGAAGTATCTACAGTACTTGTAGACGGATGGTTACCTGATAGGCAAGACGATAGTGGACTTAAATTTTCTGGGAATACGGCTGCGGGAATTGGTAATGAGCTTATGGAGAAGTTTGTTTACAAGTATGCTAAGTACAATTTTGCAAATAAAAAAGGACTAAAAGATTACTTAGATCATAACTTTACAAGTTGGGAAAAGGATGAATCTCTAGGAGATGTTACCCCATTCATTAACTACGAGGGAAGTATTAGACAGTTCCTTGAAGATATAGCAGCTAAGCCATTTAATGAACTATTTTTCGAGTTTACGGCCAGCGGTAAGTGTACTGCTCTCATGAGACCGACACCGTTTGACCCGGACTACTGGTACCAACTTCCAAAGTATAGGTTTACTTCTGATATTGTAGTCGAGGAGTCTGTAGGTAAGAATGACGAGGAACTGTATTCAGTGTTTGTTGTTCAAGCGCCTAACATAGCGGAGTTTACTAGTATGGACTTAGGTGTGTACCCTAAATTCCACCCAGATTTAATCAAGAAAAAAGGATATAAACGGCTGGATGCACAGAATAGATATTTACTATCGACAGCACTTAATGATACAACCAACGCTTCTGCCAATCCGCAGGATGGTGCAGCCCCTCTACCAACTTACGAGGAAGTTTTAAAATTTATTACGGACAATGGATACCAAGAACCTGAAATTCTTAGGACACAAAAAAACACAATATATTCAGAACTGATCTCTAAGTTTCCATCTATTTCTGATAGCTTGGCAAATAACATCCTAGATAGTCTTAAAGAAGGTAAGTTTACCCGGGAGGAATACAACAACCTTACAACGTCTACAGGAGACGCAGAAAGGGACAAAGAAATTAACAAAGAAAAAAGTGTAGCTAACGCAAAGCTAGAAAGATTTACACAGAGACTATTCAACTGGTACTGTGAGAATGGGAACTTCTATAATGGAGATATTCGTGTCCTTGGGAGTCCAGCTTACAGACTCGGTTCCCGGGTACTCTACGAAGATTTAGAGCAGAAAACAACTTGGGAGTTTTATGTAGAGTCTGTCCAGCACGAATTTAGTTTCACCAACGGGTACACAACTGTTATCGGAGTAACCCGTGGATTACCTAACTCCGGAGAAGACCGATTTAGTAACCTTTGGGGTAAATCTAAAGACTTTAAAGGAGGGTACCTTGGAGAGAAATCTTTACAAGACCTCTTAAAAGAAGCTAAAAAAGCTAATGCCCCTTCTGAAGACGGAAGCGGTTCATGGGGAGATGGAGCCGGAAGTGGAGGAGCAATGGGAGCTCTCGAAACAGCCAGAGAGATGACAGGGAGAAACTCTGTATATGTCTTTGGTGGAGGAAGGTCGGGAAGCAACCCATTCCTAACAACACCTATTAGAATTGACTGTTCCGCTTTTGTATGGTGGTGTTTCTACTTAAATGGCATAACCCTTAAAGGCGGAAAGACAGGAATGACAACAGACACAATTAAAACCGATTCTCAACTCATGACAGTAAGTTCTAGAGGATCGTCTAAGTCAGCAGCTAAAAGCAAACTCCAATTAGGAGACCTTGTTTATTTTGATACATATAAAGGTGACGGTCATATTGGAATTTATAGCGGGAACGGTAAGTTTATTGGCTCCCAAAGTAAGTCAGGTATTAAAGAAGAGAGTATGACTAGTGGTTACTGGTGGCAGAAATTTAACGGCCGTGTACTTCGATATAAAGGCTAAAACTAGAGGAGGGTGAATCACTTGGATAATGAAAAGTTCGATCAATTTAACATCCCTCTTTCACCTATGAGACTTCAATCTCAACTAGGTAAAGAGGTTAGGAGGATGTACAAAGAAGGGCAGAATGTTGTTAAACTGTCATTGGCTCGTGTCGTTAAAGTTAACTACAAATACAACACTGTCGATGTAGTAACGGTCCAAGGGAAAGACGCATTCGTAAAGAACCCTAATGATAACGGTAAATATTCTGCTCGGTTACCCGTAAAATTCGGAGGTAGAACACCAGACGGTAATGTATATGGGTCAACAACGCTTGCAACTGTAGGTTCCTTGGTCCTTATCGGGTTTCTTGAGGGGAACAAGGAGTATCCTATCGTCCTGAATATCTACAGCGACTCAGATAACCAGTCTCAGCTAACAAGAACAACGTTCACAGGCGGAGATATTGCAGATGAAGATATGCAGAGAGAGCTGTGGCAAATATTCGATCTGTACCCTTCTATGACATATAAGAATATTGACGGTAACGGGAACCAAGAAATCACCTTCTCCGGTAAGTCCTTTATGTACATCACAGACACGGACCCAGATAACGCCTATGTCCAGGATGGGGCATTTGACTATCAAGACCTTCCTAGTTCTCGTTATGCAGATGGAGAGCTAATTGAACCTAAGTCCCCTAATGCTCCTACAGTTCTATATGTCCACCAAGGCATCTACGATAATCACCGGGTGACAATGTTCATTAAAGCTGATGGAACATTCCGACTTGGTAGTAGGCATGTAGAGGGTGAAGGAATTACCTTCATGCAAATGGGTACAGATGGAGCATTTGAGATCACTCAGAAAAAGGACACAGCAGACCCAGAACAAGAATCAACTAAATTTTCAAAGTTTGGTATCACTCCAGAAGGGTTCCTTGTCCTTAAATCTCAAAAGCATTTATTCGAAGTCAATAATGATGGTGTTTATGTTGATGGAAAACCTATCGCAGCTTTTGTTGGTGGTACTGATCCGGATGGAAACCAGATTACTTTCCAAGACATCATTGACGGCTTGAATGAGCTTAAAACAAGTATCACTGTGATGAATGGGGTTATCTCTACAAAGATCAGCAGAACAGAGTATAACGCCGGATTAGAAGATATAAAGGAATTTACTGAAGAATTGGTCAACGGAGTTAACTCTGAAATTGAGGATATCGGAAAACAGATTTCTGACTTAGATAGTTATATCGATGGTGCGTTTAAAGACGGTGTTATTGACGCATCTGAAGCAAAAGTAATTCAGGCATATATTAACACAATCAATACAGAGAAGGCAGACATAGACGGTAAGTACACCGAGATTTATAACAACGAATACTTGTCTGAAGCAGGGAAAGCTAGCCTAAAAAGTGCCAAAGATGCTTACGATGCAAAACACGATAGTTTAATTGCAGCTATTCACGGAGCCATTGTTGACGGTAAGATCACACAAGAAGACCGTGATGCAGTTGATCACGCTTTTGCAGAGTATAGAGCGGTCCTTGGGGACCTCTCTAAGGAGTTTGAATCTGCTGTGGATATTATCTCCTTCGCTAAAGCTAAAGAAGCTTTAGACGACGCCAAAGACTATGTTAACGGAGAGATTAAGATTGTCAACTCTGAGATCACTCAGTTAGCTGAGTCTATTACGTCTAAAGTAGACTCCACAACATTCACAAATGCTATCTCTGACGTTAACTCTAAGATTGCAGCTACAGACGAGACCTTAACTAAAGAAATCCAAGATACGAATAGTCGTGTAGATGACGTTGAGAAGAACGTAACCTATAAGGCGGACATTCTAAGCACAAATGGAAACATCTTTAGAGATGGGTCTACAGACACTACTTTATTCTGTAAAGTGTACCATGGAAATAAAGAGTTAACAAACACTTTAGATGCTAGCCTGTTTAAGTGGACTCGGGTTTCCGATGATTCAGCAGGAGATGAACAATGGAACAACGCTCACTCTTCCGGAATGAAGTCTGTACACATTACTGCACAGGACGTTCCAAGCAGAGCAACATTCACTTGTGATGTAACAGGTATTGCCGCAGCACAAATTTCTATTATCGGGTTTGCTTACGACATCACCATTAGTGATACTCCGCCGGAAAACCCAACAGAAGGAACACTCTGGATGAATACTTCAGGGGAACCTCCGTATCGCTTGTACATTTACAAAAACGGAAACTGGGACCCAACAGACTATGATAGTCTTCGTCAATTGGACCCGGATGCTTACGATAAAATCCAAGACACATATAATGCCATTACTGACTTGGATTTAGATAACAGGCTTACTCGTTATGAACGAAGCGTAGTTCGAGGAGAGTTGGCAAACATCATTGGTGTTTATCTTTCTGCAACTGATGATATGCCTACACTAGCAGAAGTAGACGCTAACGGGGTAGGGTCCTTGTACACTCTTAGACAGCAAGCTAGAGAGATCGGTGTACCTATCACGGATGCAGATTATGTTAAACTTGGGGATGCTTATACAGCGCTGAGGACATATCTGTCTGGCCTAAGCATAAAACCGTGGGATATTGACTCTTCAGAAACACTCGATATTAACAGCGATGAGTGGGATGCGGCATGGAATGGTTACTATTACGCAGCTAACCTTCTAGAAATTAAAGTCACGAAACGACAGAAAGAGTATTCTGATATAGTAGCAGACGGGGCTAAACAGGATGCAATTAAAGCGGTCAGTAACGCACAGCAATTTCAGGAAGTTCCGTTAGCTAACCCAACAATTATTAATTCTCCGATTACAAGTTTAGGTCTACCATCATTCCAAGGAAGACACGTAGACTTGTGGTCAATGAACCCAGATGCAGAGTCATCGTGGGCGCTAAACGGAAACAGGCTTGTACCTATCACGAATCCAATTTTTAACTCAGCAGGGTCTTTAACACTGTATACAAAGCTATACGGGGATGGAACGATTAATGATGAGTTTACATGGGATTTAGAGGGTAGAGCAGTTAAGATTAAGCGATGGGACGATGTATCTCTAGACGGTACACTTGACTGGAAGTTCGATCAAGATTTCACCGGATACAAACAAGTTAAATTCGGAGAGTTCTCTGAGTATCCTGTTGCAGATATGGCAATCCAAGGGGTTAAATATGACGGGGCATTCTTAGCCGCTGCCAGTGGCACTACAAGTGCTGCTGATGAGGTAATGGTGGATAATGATACTAATACGTTGTTTATCACTGTAAGTGACACAGACAGTGGATGGGGGGAATCATATACACCTACAGAACCAGAGATCAAAGCGTATTTTAATGGATGGAGAATGTGTAACGGGACATTCGGTGTTCCGTATGATGGAACAGGCAATAAAGTTTGGTACCCTATTGGAGATACAGACCTAAGCCGTTCAACTATGTCTGGACCAACATACAACCCAGTCCCTACAGACTCTTCTCCAACGATTAAAGAGCAGTCCATTAATGAGTACCAGATCGTTTACCGTTACATAGATGCAATCCAGCAAGCAGTGACTTATGATGGCATACTGTCCCTGTTGGAAGGGGAGAACTCAATCACAATTGATTACCCGGTCAACACTCCTCCGATAACTGACGGTAAGATCAAATACGCTACAAACCTTGCTACTGTTACCGACAGTCTGAAGTATCTGATCCCTACGATGCAAAGAAGGATTTCTAAAGCAGAGGAAAAGATTACAGACAGCTCAATCGTTAACACCGTTACTCAGTCTATAGAGTATCAGATTGCTATGTCAAGTAAAGCTAGTGTCGAGGACTTAGGAAACTATGCAACTTCTGGAGAGCTAGATGACCTTTCCAAGGATGTCAACGATCGAATCACAAATGCAGTAAATGCAATTGATTTCTCTCCTTATGTTACTAAGTCAGAATTAGAGCAGACAGCTAACAACATCACTGCTAAGTTCTACGCTACTGGCGGTCTGAACTTAATTAAAAACTCTATTGGATTTGCAGGACTGGACTTTTGGGATTTGACTTACCCTCCGAATCTTGTTGAAACTATTAGCACCAACGAACTAGACAGTCTTGGATTCGGGAGTGGGTTCCTGTTTAAACCTGATGGTGTTAATAAAGGGATCGCCCAAACTGTTAAAGTTAATGCGGGGCAGCCTTATACACTATCTTGGTATCTGAATAAAAGGACAGGCGGAGACACCATGTCTTACCGATTCTGGGTCCAGATTCAGGAAGACGGGGTAACAAAGATGCAGATTGCAGATAACAGTACAATGACAAACACAGGTTATGATGCAAGTCATATGACCTATATCCCTCAATCTGACACAATCACTGTTAGATTTATCGGTTACGCTGATGTAGACGCTACCTTAACGGGAATAATGCTAACCATCGGGGACGTACCTTTACAGTGGTCTCTAGCTACAGGGGAAGTATACAACACTCATATCCGGATGGACGTTAATGGAATCCGAGTATCTCAGCTAGACGAGAACCGAAAAGAGATCGGGTATACGCAGATCACTCCTCAAGAGTTTGCAGGTTACTACGATGCAGAGGGTAACGGTTCTTTCCAAAAGATTTTCTATCTTAATGGAGAGGAAACTGTAACAAAGAAACTTCGAGCAGAAACAGAAATGACGATGGGGCCTATTAAAATCCTGAATATCGAGACAGAAACTCGGAGAGGGTGGGCTTACGTACCGAATATAGACTAAAATAGAAGGGTACCTGTTATTTTATGTTATAATATAATTATGACAAACAGGTATCCTTTTCTATATTACTTATAGAACGTTTACTTAGAAAGGGAGGTAAGAATATTGGCTTTATCAGGAACGTTATACACTAACGTTGGTGCTCACTGGAGGTTGTCTATCTCATGGTCAGCTTCTCAAAGTATTTCAAACAACTCCAGTACTGTTACAGCGAAGATGTACTGGGAAGCTTTAGATGGTTATGGGAGAGTCAACTCGACTGCACACGCAAGCGGAACTATAACAATAGATGGTTCCTCATATAGCTTTGGAGGTAATGGTCTGGCTGGACTTAGTGCAAACCAGAAAAAGCTACTTGCAACTAAATCCAAAACAATAAAGCACAATAGTGATGGTAAAAAGTCTTTCTCAATTAGCGGTGTTTTTAACCTACCAGATGTGTATTTAGGGGGTAAAAAGTACACCAAAGTAAGTATTGCCTCTAAGTCTTACACACTGAACACAATCCCAAGACTTTCTACCATGACATCTAGCCCTAGTTTTACAGCAGGAACCAACAGAAATATATCTATCTCTAGGCAGTCGTCTTCTTTTGGTCACAGACTCCACATAGACGTTAAAGGCTCTGATGGAAACTGGAAAAATATTAAAATCATTAACTTCTCTACTTCAGAGACATCTAAGTCTACGTCATTTTCTGTTAGTGAATACAGAGAAATTTTTTACAGGTTGAATCAAAGGAGTTCAATGGATGTTAGGTGGAACCTACATACTCTCAGCGGAGGAAATAGTATAGGGTATAATACTTACTCAGGGAAGGTAAGTTTACCTAGCCTAAGTACAGTAAGCTCCACCAACGGTCAAGCTAGCGGCACTAACAACTTCTATATTGACCAAGAAATGTCTGTAGGTATTTCTCGATCTAACAGTGCATTTACTCACACGATTTCAATTGAGTGTGGATCATTTAAGAAAACACTTACTGGGGTATCAACAAGCTTCAAATGGACTCCTACAGCTAGTGAGCAGGCTTCTCTAGCAGCCCAGATGCCTAACACATCGAATAGAGCAGGTACTATCCACGTTACGACTTATTATGACGGTGATCAGATTGTGGGGTCAACCGACCATAGTATTAAGTTTTATATTCGAGAAAGCGATAGTAAGCCAGACTTCTCTGCAACGGGAATCTACTATATGGATACGAATCCGACAACTTTAGCAATCACAGCAGATGATCAGTACCTTATCCAGAACTATTCCACATTACGAGTAGAGATTCCGAAGGAAGCGATGGCAACTCCTAAAAACGGAGCGACAATCGACTACTATTCAGTTGCAGTCAACGGGGTAACCAAAAAGGCAAACTATGTGTCTAATGAAGCTATAGCAATCGACTTCGGTACGATTGCGTCAAGCGATATTACAACGATAACTGTTAAAGCTGTAGACTCCCGAGGATTTAGTACTTCGGTATCTAAAAGTATAAAAATGGTTCCTTACTCTACACCTGTAGTTACAACAACTGCAAAACGTACAAATGGTTTTGAACCTGATACCACTTTGACACTGAAAGGTAGTGTATCTCCTCTTAGTGTGAACGGAACCAATAGAAACAGCGTAGAGATTGCAAGATACAGGTACAAGCAGGCGGAAGCAACTTCTTTCGGAGACTGGCAAGCATTTAGTCTGTCCGGGTTTCCAAGCTATACCGCAACAAACGTACCACTTACATTAGATACAACTCTGACTTTTGAAATTGAAGTAGAAGTATCTGACATGTTAACCTCTACAACAAAACGACTTGTTGTTCCTGATGGACGCCCTATTATGTTTATGGATGCAGACAGAAAGTCTGTAGGTTTCTTCGGTTTTCCAGACGGAGAGTACGAGGTAAAAATTAACGGACGTGTTATCTTCGGAAGTACTTTTTGGCAGACAACCAACCAAGGAGAAGGTATCGGAGCCTTACACTTAAACAACTCAGATATCACAGGTCTTAACGGACTGTACTTTAGTGATGTAGCGCAGCCTAACAATGGTGAAGGTCTTCTATTCCTTAAATCAGGTAAAACTTCCGGTTCCAGTAACTTGGATGACTATGACGAGTTCTCTATTCGAGACAGCGTAGTGACGTTTAATACCCCGGGATCAAAGATATCCTTTAATAATGACTTCGACATGCAGAATAAGTCGGTAGACAACGCATACCGATACACAATCGGCGGGCCCGGAGGTAACAGAGGTATTCAATTCCGAAATGGTAGTGGGTGGAAGATTGTAGAAGCTCCTAACGATTTATCAGCACAGTCAGGACCACTACAATTTGCTGTTGGAAACAGTAGACAGATTACATTCGGGGCCAATGGGAGAATATTCATTGCAGGTACTCATTTTAAAGGGGAATCTGGGGCTACTACGACTTTCGGTAGTGTTGGAGAGGCCCGACTATCTTCGGATAAACATGCGGATGCTTTTGCGGCGGTAAGTAGCGATAGCCTAGGGCCTCGTTTCTGGTCTCAGGCAATAGTTACTAGAAATACAACATCTTCTACAAATGTCCATGTTACTCCTGAAGGGACACTTCGGATGTCTACTTCAGCCGCTAGGTTTAAAGCGTTAATTAAAGAAGTTGACACAGAAACAGTAGCTAAAAAGATACTGTACTTAGACCCAAAATCATGGTATGACAAACTTATGCTAAGTGAAAATGCTAGCTACCTAACAAATGTGTATAACGGAGACCCGGATACAGAAGAAGAGGAGTTCCATTATCTTGAGAGAGTCTATGGTCTTATTGCTGAGGACCTTATAGATTGTGGACTAGATATGTTTGTTAATTACGGCCCCGCAGACGAGAATGGTAAAAGAGAGACTATGGGAATAGCTTATGATCGTCTTTGGACTCTTTTAATTCCTCTTGTTAGGGAGCAGTATAGTAAAATCGATGAACTTGAGGATGCAATTCAAGAGCTTAAAAGACAGTTAGAAGGGAGATAATAAAATGGAAAACAAAAAAGAAATCCTATCAGAGTACATGTTGAAAGAGTATCAACATGCAGTTAACGAGTTGACATCTGAGAATTTAATGCTAAGAGCGTATATTGCACAATTAGAAGAAAAATTACAAGAAAACACGGAAAAAGAGAATGAATAATGGAGGAGATGTCAATGTCTTTAACTCGATTAGAAAAAAAACTTCTTGAATCAGGCTATGATTCTTTTGCTTTGGAGGAAAAAAATCAATTTATTCGATATTTAGCTAGTAGGAAGGGTGTTCCTGTGAATCAGATTTCTGAAGACGACATTTTACAATACCACAAAGATATGAAAATCTCTCGTATGGATACACAGTGTAAACTAGACATCTATAAAGGGTTCACAGCTTCTAACGGACATTTCTATAGAACAAACCAAGACGACCAAACGAACATGTTAGGACAGATGCTGTTGTTAAACATGGACCCTACTATCACAGAGATTCTCTGGAAGACAGAAGATGCTGGATATATTAAGCACACAAGAGAAGAGTGGCTCCAAGTCTATAGCGAAGCATTTCAACACAAACAGAACTTAATCTTTAAGTTCAACGCACTTAAAACAAAAATTCTAGCAGCTAAAACTCATGAAGAAATAATTCCTTTAGACTGGGAAACATATACGCTTGACCCAGCTCCTGAAGAGCCAGAACCTGACAAACCAGAAGAAGAGACGCCTGTCGAACCCTCCCCAGAGGAACCGTCACCGGAAAACCCGGGAGACGGAGAAACACCGACTAATCCTGAATGACTGATTAAAAAGCTGCTAGGTTTAATCACCTAGCAGACTTATTCATGTAAGGGGCTGAAATAATGGTAGATATAAAACCCGGAGATGTTATTTTCTATCGGCCTACAGGATTTATCGGGAACGTTATTTGTAAGCTAACTAGATCAGAATACAGCCATGTATCCCTTGCGATAAGCCCTACAAAAATCATAGAGGCCAACAGGTTTATTAAAACCAGAATAGCGGATTTACATTACACAGAAAGTGTACATAGTGTATATAGGTTAAATAACATATCTCCAGAAGACCGTGTAAAGATTGTCAATGCTGCTATACTTATGGAAGGTGCAAGGTATGATTACTTACATATTATAGGTTTGTTACTACGTGTAGTATTCGATATTCGTACAACAGTATTTAACAAAGTAAATAGATACATATGTTCTGAAGTTATTGATAGAGCGTTTATCGAAGCAGGTATTCCGAGAAAAGATCAAAAGGACATGGGAGGTTTAACACCACAAGAATTACTGGACAAATACGATCTCCGAAGAGTAGTGTAAAGACAGGTGAAATCCCTGTCTTTTCTTATATTATTAAAGAGAGGTGAGAAGCTATGCCAATGGCAGATGGTAAAAATAGATTAAGAAAGATTGCTTTTCAGTTTGGTAACAGATTCTTTAGATTTGCGATAAATCCGGAAAACTACACATTTGCTAGACCACACCGTACAACGGCTGTTAAAACCAAAAGCAGAATCGTTATCGAGGACTTTCAGGCAGATGTGCCAACTATCACTATTAGTGGTACAACAGGGTTTAACCCTACTGGACGTAAACAAGATAGAGGTATCAATAAAATCAAAGAGATGAAAAAATTTCTTGAGGACTACGCTAACATGGGCGGTAACGGGAGTAAAGCAGCACAGGATTTTTATTTCCATGACTTCACAAACGATGAGAGTTATGTCGTTCACTTGTCCACAGAGGGTGTCACATATACACAGGATGTTAACTCCCCGCTAACCCATAGGTACGAAATTAAGATGGTGGTGCTGCGGAAGGCTAGTGAACCTTCTGATGATGATATTGTAGACCCTGAGATTGGAAACAGGTTCCCTTCTCTCCCTGATCCAAGTAAGAATCGCCCTGACCCGGGAACAGGAGAGAAGCCAGAACCAGACCCGTACGATCCTTCTTCAGGTAATCCGGATATCTACAATAAAGGAAATACTGATGTGTATACACCGCCCCCAGAGGTGACCGAACCAATAAATCCTCAAGCTCCATCTCCTACTGCATACAACTACGGTATGTCCGGTCTAGGATACAACATTGGATATTATTTAAGGGAGGGTGGAACATGGCTTTCTCGTCTGACTTAATTAGATTCATTTCAGGTATACCTGTTCTTAACGACGGAACAATCCCGCTTAACAACATAACAGATGATGACGCATTTGAGTCTAAACTGTACAAACCTACATATGCGTTAACGGTGCTATCCAGAATCACACAGAACGAGCTAAATAATGGTACAATAGAAGTAACGAATGATGCCTTGGATTCAAACACAATCGTCATGAAGGCTCTTAATAGTAACCTATCTTCCTTTTCCCCGGATATCTACTTATTGCTGAAGGCTGTTGTGTTAGAGTCATTCTCTTTGCTGTACAACATTGAAAACTCACCAAAGAATTTACAGTATGTATCAACCAGAGACATTCGTACAATAAAGACAAACACAAACTTTATTGCGGACTTCTTTAGTACTGATCCTAAATATTATCACATGATCGAGAATATGAGAGAAATGAATATTTCTTTCGGTTATATCGAGAACCAGATCGATGTCATTATGGTAGAAAGAGGTGGAAGATAGTTGGTAAGATTCATAAAACACATCGTATCATACGGGGATACTATGCAGTCTATCGCCCAACAAAAGATGGGCGACATGTCTCAGTGGGTGAGCTTAGCGGAGTTTAATAACTTAAAGTATCCCTACATTGTAGACACTGTAGAAGAGAAGATGAAGAACCCAGACCACCTCGTTACAATAGGAGATACATTGCTGGTACGTATTTCAGACGACATTCAGTCTGAGTTGATCAATGAACTAAAGCGTATGCCGGAATACGACCAAGAAGAAATCTACGCTCTTGCACTCGGTAAGGATTTAGATATCCTACCTCTTCCAAGAGGATTTGGTTCCCCGGGATGGGATTCTCAGATATTGGAGATGAAAGGGAATGGTCGTGGAGCTATCGCTACTGTACGAGGTATTGAGAACTTAAAGCAGTCTTTATTTGTGAGACTCATTACTCCTAGAGGAAGTTACGTAGGTCATCCAGAATACGGATCAGACCTTAATACCTATGTAGGGATGAAAAACAATGAAGAGACTGCTGCTCTTATTAACCTAGAGATCGAAAGAACGCTTAGAACAGACGCCCGAGTTGTATCAGTTAACCATAACGGCCATGTAATCAGCGGAAATACATTTAAGACTTCGTTCACTGTATCAAGTATCACACTAGAAGAGGCCTTTGAGTTTGTTATTGCCGCACAGCAAGACGGACCAATTGTTTTACTTGATAACTTTAATGACTCAATGATATGAGGGGAGGGTAATCATGAAATTTAAACGTATGTCCGAGATTTATTCTCGGTTAGTTGACCACACAATTACAAACACAAGAGAGATTAACGACTTCTCTGTAGGAAGCGCCATGAGAGCCCTGTATGAAGCTATCTCTATAGAGCTTGAACAGTATTACATTCTTACAAGAGAAAACATGATGGAAGCTATTGAGCAAGGTGTCTACAGCTCATTCGGATTTACCCGAAAACCTGCAATACGTGCATACGGGGTTGTACAAATTTTTCTACATAGTCCTGCATCCTCTGACATGGTTATTTCAAGAGGTTCACGATTCTCTTCAGGAATTTCGGAGTATCCTCAGGTATATGAAACACTCATAGACTACTATATCCCTAAAGGATCACTTGTAGCAGAAGTAGAAGTATACTGTACCTCTCCGGGATCAACAGGAAACATTCCCGCAGATGTAATTGACATCATCCAAAGTCCGATTGCAAACATAAGAGCAGTAACAAACCCACAAGCGTTTCAAACAGGGCAAGATGCGGAGCCAATTGAAGAAATGCGTTCTCGTTTCCAATCCTTCATTAAATCTTTAAGTAGAGCTACTGTTCCTGCAATTGACTACGGGACTAGAACAGTTCCAGAGGTATCTGGAGTATTCATTCATGAAGAAACTGGACGAGTAAACGTTTATGCACACGACAGAAACGGAAACTTACCTGATCATGTTAAAGAGAAGATCGAGGAAGTTCTTTACTACTACAGACCAGCAGGCATTCCAGTAAGGGTTTTCCCTGTAACAAGAAAATCAATTGATGTTGATGTAGTTGTAACTTTGACAAATAAGGTTTCGATTACAGATACGTTCCGTGACAAGATTAAAATGGAAATTGTCAGATACCTGAATAATATGCAGACATCTCAGAGTTTAGTTCTGTCTGATTTAATGAGTGTGATTAAGTATATCGATAGACAACTAATTTATGATGTCTCCTTTAAGGAGCCGACAGGGAATGTCACTTTAAAGGGTTCTGAAGTTATTAGAGCAGGTAACGTGACAGTAACTCTGAAGTAGAAGGGAGGTTAAGGCTTCATGTCTTTTTTAAAGCACTTGCTGCCTGCATGGAAAACGAATCTTGAAGATAAGACAAAAGCAAACGCTGCGATCTTATCAGCAATAGACATAGAGTTAACAAACACAGAGGAAGCTACTATCCAAAGTAAATTAATGCTGTCTTTAGACACAGCAACCGGAGAATGGTTAGATAGGTACGGATCACTATTTGGAGTAATCCGGCGTGACAAAGAGGAGGATGACGTTTACAGGCAGCGCATTATAAATTATGTACTGTTAAAAAGAGGAACAATACCTGCTCTTCTTGATGCGATCCGGGAGTTCCTTAATGACTACGTGTCATACATAGAAATTTACGAACCTTATACGAACATCTTCTATTTGAATAAATCGAAGCTGGACGGAGTAGACCACATCCAAGGTAAGTATTACACTACCGCTGTTATTGACATTAAGTTTTCCAAGCCGTTTCCTCCAGACATCATGGATATAATCAACGAGTTTAAACCTGCCGGAGTTACTGTCCTGCTCACGTATAGACCGGGATATAATAATCCAGATGCACCAATTATCGTTCTTGGTGATGACATCGTAACAAACTATACGAAGCTATCTATTTGGAACGGATTAATTGATCGGATTAGAGGGCACGTAAATCTTACAGCGAGATCAAGAACTGAGGAAGATGAAAGCGGAATATTCCATACTAACAACAGTGACTTGAACTCTTTAGATCGGTTGGCCGGATCGTTCTCTGCTTCTAACCCGTCATACAATCTAGCATCATACTCAGCACACAACTTAGTCTTTGATAATAAGACAAAGGTTCCCGATGTGCTAAGTAAAACAGAAGCTGTATCTCCAGACTTCTACACAAGAACAGGAGCGATTGACGGACAGTATGCCATTCAGTCTATGGACGCATCTCGATCAGACTACCTGTACTTTACGCTAGACATTGCTACGTACTTCAGATTGAACTACAGTAAGTATTTACGAGAAGTTCAACCGGACGGAATCTATACAAAAGATACATACGTATCATTAATGAAAAAACCATATATTCAGTACAGCATGAGTGCTCTCTTGTCAGTCTCCAAGCCATCTGGATACATCGTTCAAATATTGAATCTAAGCACAGGTTCGTGGGATAGTCTAGAATCAGGTATGGTGAGTGTTTCTGGAGTTGAAGGTAACGTAAAAATAGACTCTATGAAGAACTATGTGTCTGACGAGGGTATCGTATTTACTCGATTAGAAATTCCTTATAGTCGAGGACCTGTTGTTGAAGGTGGATCATTCGACCAGAACGACTATGATTTAGAGATCAACGGAGGAAGTTTTACAGGTTACGATAAAGTACTAGATGGAAACGTAAAAATAGACTCTATGAAGAACTATATGTATCGAGGACCTGTTGTTGAAGGTGGATCATTCGACCAGAACGACTATGATTTAGAGATCAACGGAGGAAGTTTTACAGGTATCTCTTACGATAAAGAACTAGATGGAAACGTTTCAGGAGAAATGTTTGATTTACAGATCGACTTCTTTGAACTTGGGTTTAATACAGAGGTTGCTATCCGGCCTACAATTAATCTCAAGAAAACAGTCACAAATAGACATTCTATAATTCAATCAAACTAATACAACGGAGGTTGGTATCATGGCGGAAATCCAGCGTGCAAAGATAAAGTTAAGACAAGGAGTTGAGGCAGACATCCCTTCGCTAGATGTAGGGGAACCTGCCTTCACCACGGATACTAAAAAATTCTTTGTAGGTGCTTCGGATGGTAACGTCCAGTTTGCAGACAATAAATCTTTAGAAGACATTAAAGGGGACGTTGCATCTGTAGAAACAGAAGTATCTACTGTAAAAGAAAATCTACAAACAACCCAAGCAGATGTTAATGGGGTAAAAACTAATGTAACAAACTTGCAGAAAGATATGGGAACTGCTCAAGCAAACATCCAAACACTGGATGCAGACATGCAAGATGTTAAGTCTGAGATTCAGACACTGGATGGAGATATGACTACTGTAAAAGGGGAAGTGTCTACTCTTCATACAGACATGAATACAGCAAAGTCTGATATATCAACTCTTAAAACTGATACAGGGACTTTGAAAACAGATACAGGGAAGCTAAAGACAGACGTTTCCAAACTACAAGGAGTAGTCGGAACATCTAGTGAAGCAACAACTTTTGGTAACGACACCGCACCAACAGAGATCAAAGGAAAAGATAAGGTTAATGTTTCTTCCCCGCTGTTGCAAGTTGAAGGTAAAGAGGTGTACAACCAAGGAAACTTCAGTAACCACGTTATTCTTAACAGTGTTACCGCTACTCAGGACATTGTATCAGGAAATTATACAAAGCTAACGGCCTTGGATACTGTTGTATCTTCATATCCAGCAGGAAGCGTAACTGAACAGTCCTTTACTATTCCGAGATCAGGCGTGTATGTTGTAGACCTAACAATTAAGCTGACGGCTGACTTGGCTGAAACGATTGGATATGTTCGTTTTGGTGTTAAGCTAAATGATACTACGGACGTAGACATGCAAGATGTCCTTTACTCTAATGCTAACTTACGTCCGATACTAAAAGCTTCCTTTGTCCATAGTTTCAGCAAAGGGGACGTTATTTATCCTCAAATAAACCCGCTGACTGAGAGTATAGGCGTAGGGGCTGGAAGCAGCTTCAGTGTTTACTTCTTAGGAGACAGGACACCTGCTGCACCTCAGAATCTTCAGTTTACTAGCACCACGAACTCTACAACAGTGACGTGGGACGCAGTACCGGACGCTACCTCTTATAAAGTTTACAGAGGAGCTGAGAAAGTATTCTACAAAGAAGTTACAGAACCTAGCTGCTTAGTAGAGAACATTTCAGCGGACACGAACCTGTCAATCAATGTTACAGCAGTTAACAGTCTCGGAGAGTCTCCAATGAGTTACATTAAGACTAAAACAGAACCTGCTTCTTAAATACTAACTAAGGAGTCGCAAAAGGCGGCTCTTTTTTAATATGTGGTATAATAATATTATGGAACAAAATACTGCTATATTAGTAATAGATGTGTTAACGAATGACAGACGAGAGGGTGAAAACTAAACAATGGCAATTGCAACGTTGTATTCAAATATTTATGATGCTATCCAACTACAGTCTCAGTGGAGTAGCGCTTACCTTGTTATTGGTAAAACAACTCCTTGGACAGACGATAACAACCCACCAGACGAAGACCCTAATGCTACAGAGATTTCTGAAGTTATCGGGTATAAGAAAGTAAAACAGTTTTCTTTGGCTAGACCGCTAAGCTCTACAGAGACAGCAGATAACGCACCATACCCTGTAGTTAGCTATGGAGATAAGGAATGGGTGTTAATCCCTGTAGATAAAGCCTATGAAGAAAAAGCTTACTATGTGTATATAGAAGCCGAGATTAAACCAGATGAGCTGCCTCTAGGCCCATATAGGCAAGTAGGTATTCATGTAAATCTCGTACCTAACGATGGAGTAACTAAACAAAACCTCCTCCCTTCAGAAGTTAAAGACCCGGGAATCCTGCGTTTCTATGAAAATAGGGAGCCACAAAATAGAACATCCAGTGTTACCGTTCAAGAACAATTTATGGTAGAAGTTTAATTTAAAGGAGTGAATAACTTTGGCAGATATCAATTTGGGACAGTCACCTTATAATGACCGCTTTGACCCTAAGAAAAACAGAACTAAAGTTCTTTTCCAACCCGACAGACCTCTTCAAAACTCAGAGTTAATTGAACTCCAGTCTATCGCTGAGTACAATACACAACAACTTGGTGACAGTATTTTTGAAGACGGAGCCCTTCAGAACGGGATGTCTTTCTCTATCGACTCTGAGAAAAAGACAATCACAGTTGAAGACGGTGAAGTATACTTAGCAGGTAAAGTCCGTAACTTTGATAAACAAACAATCCCTTTCTCCGGAGTAGGGAATGAAAAAATCGGAGTAAAGCTACAACAACGTATTATTGATTATAATGAAGACCCTTCTTTGTTGGACCCAACTCAAGGAGTTCCAAGTTACAACTCTCCGGGAGCTGACCGCCTAGAAGAAACAGTTATCTTGACAAACAATGATGAAGAAGCTCCAACGATTTACGAGTTTAATGACGGGAACCTCTTTGTCGAACCAGATCGTCCTGAGTTCTCTTTGATTAATGAGACCTTAGCCCAACGGACTTACGAGGAATCCGGTTCTTACCAAGTAGAAGGTTTTGCAATGTGGACAGAGCCGAGTGAGACAGAAGGTAAAGTTGATCTCGTCATTGATGGCGGCACAGCTTATGTGCTAGGTTATCGTATCCACAAACCGACTGCAACTCGTATCCCGTTGAATAAGTCTCTCACATACAGAGAAGTTATCCAAGAAACACATACATATGATACTGCTGTTCGTAAGATTAAAGTTGGAAGTAGCTCTGTAAAATCCGTTAACCGTGTAGTCGCTCGTACTGAGAGTCCTGTAGGCGGTATTACAGTGTCTAAAGGTGTTCGAGATGGTAGAGACCCTATCCCAGCGGAGTATACTAGCATTGATCCAACTACAACTCGTCTTTGGACCACCAACCCGGAGTATATCTACACCTACGGAACAGACTACAAAATCGTTCAAGAGAACGGTATCCAATACGTAGACTGGAATACAGGTATGAATGGTACTGAGCCTAACACAGGTCAGTCATACCAACTATCTTTTGAATATGATCGAGTCATGCAGGATAACGTAGACTACAAAGTCACAATGACTCCAATCGAGGGTACTGCTGGATGGGATACTTATGTAGACTTCAACGGTATGACTGGACATAAACCTAAAAATGGTGGAGTCGTTAGGATTACTTATGATTTCTACCTAGCACGAGTAGACCTTGTTACTTTAAATAACAAAGGCGCTTTCACAGTCATCGAAGGGCAGCCAGACCGTGCAGAGGTTGCGGAAGTACCAGATCAGTCTGACCCGTTAACTCTGATCATTGGTACTGTATTCGTATATCCTAACTCTGACATCGCTGAAGCAACTAATACAGGTGTTGTCCGTTTACGGATGTCTGATCTTCAGAAACTGAAAACACGTCTAGAAAACGTAGAATACAACCAATCGATTATGGCTTTGGAAGACTCATCTATCGCTGTAGATGATCCGCTAACTCTACGTGGGGTGTTTGCAGATGGATTCGTTGATTTCACTCGTATGGACTTAAACCAATCATCTGTTGCTGTTAGCTTTGAGGACGCAAGTATCACCTTACAGGTTAACGCCCCGTCAGATCAACAAAAGGTTCCGGAGTTCTCTCAAGATAAATCTATTGCTGCAATGTGGGGACGGATTGTAACTGCACCATATACGGAAACAAAAGAGATTTCTCAGCCGTTTGCAACAGAAGCAATGAACGTTAACCCTTACGCAGTATATAACAAGCTTGGAACTATTAAACTTGATCCGTCTGCTGACAACTGGATCGAAGAAACTAAGGTTGTTGTTAACAAAGAAGAAACCCAAACAGTCCGAATGGATAGATGGTGGAGGCACGGCCGTACCACAACTAAACACAAAGACCTTCAATATCTAGTAGATAACCTTGTCTTGGACGGAAACCAAAAATGGGATATGGGTAACTCCCTGGCTCAAGATAAGCTACTAGGGCGTACAGGTACTCTGACTAACGTATCTTCTTCTATCCGTGAATCGGCTATCGAGTTCATCCGTCAAAGAGACATTAACTTCGTTGCTGAGAACCTTCAGCCGATGGCTAATAACCTTTACTTGACATTTGACGGAATCCGTGTCCCGGTGACACCTACTGGAAGTACAGTAGCAGGTTCCGAAACTGGAACTATTCGAGCAGATGCTAGCGGAAAAGCCACAGGTAAATTCACAATTCCTGCGGGTGTACGTACTGGCGTACGTGAAGTCGTTCTTCAGAACTCAACAAACAACGCCTTTACTACATACGTAGCTCAAGGAACGCTGAAAACAACTGAAGAAGTTGTTACTCGTACTCGGGTTACAGTTAACTTATACGACCCATTAGCTCAATCATTCGTATTCCCACAAGATCGGGTAGTAACAAGTTTTGACCTATTCTTCGCTTCTAAGTCTACCACAGATAACTTGATCGTTCAAGTACGTGGCATGTCTGACGGAGGATGGCCTAACCAAACAGTATATGCTGAAAGAATCCTAACACCTGCTGAAGTCCAAGTGTCTGACGACGCTTCTAAAGCTACGAAGGTTGCTCTAGATGATCCGTTAATGTGTAAAGCAGGCCAAAGTTACTGTATCGTTATTATCACAGACAGTAATGAGTACACAATGTGGTTGGCTACTTTGGGACAAAATCGAGTAGATGATCCGTCTGCTAAGGTTGTATCTAACCCATATGTACAAGGCGTACTGTTTAGTTCATCAAACGCCCGTACGTGGACGGTACACCAAAGCTCTGACCTTAAATTCAACGTCTACACAGCTTACTTCCAAGAGAACGCTGTTGTTGAATTTGATCCTATCGAAGACCTTGATTCAGACATGATTCTATTGATGGCCTCTTACCTGACACCATCCAATACAGGATGTACTTGGGAAGTTAAGGCGATCGATAAAGCAGATGTTGGAACGATCTCGATTGACGATGTACCTTGGCAGCCTCTTGCTAACTACATTGAGAAGATCATCAATCCAATGGTTATTGGTGTAGTTAAGCTACGGGCAACATTTAAGTCTAATCGGTATATCTCTCCGATGTTGACACTTGAAGACTTGCTGTTCGTAAACTTCATTTCTGAAACCGCAGGAGACTACGTATCAGTAACTATCGATGCAACAGACGCACCATTTAAAGACTTGAAAGTGTCTTATGATGCTGCAATCCCTCCGGGAACGAAAGTTACACCATTCTACTCTTTAGATAAAGGAGAGAACTGGGTTGAGTTAAAAAACCCTAAGATTACTCCTCAATCTGCTGAGTTTAGTCGATATGAATTTACTGCAACAAACGTAGCTCCAGAAAGCAATCTTGCAAAATCCTTGAAATTTAAACTGGAACTCCGAGCTGATAACCGATTTGTTAGACCTCGTGTAAGACGGTTTACGGGAGTATTTAAAGACGACATTTAAGGAGGAGGATGAACATGCCAGCAGAGAGACGTGATCCAGCTTCTAAAGCACGGCTGTTTATTCCAACAACTAGGGAGCGGTCGCTGGTCAGAGATCAGCGGCAGCTTACCCGAAGTTTAGAGGAAGTTGAAAAAATGAAACAAGAACTACAGAATATAATGAACTCTTTAAAAGATAAGGAATAAGAGTGGAGGTATGACTGATGAATAGTATGGAACGGGATAGTATGTACCATAACCTTCCTAACGCAATAGAGACACTTGCAGCAAGACTCGTACAGATTGACAAACAGCTTAAAGAGCAGATCGGTGACATTGGAGACCTTGAAGGGCTTGTAAACAAAGTAAACTCAATCGAGAAAAGTGTTACTGATATTGAAAGTGCATTAGCAACAAAAGCTGACAGCTCTACAGTATCCGCTCTATCGACTAAAGTTAGTACAATAGAGACGAATGTAGGAAACAAAGCTGATAAGTCTACTGTAAGTACTTTATCCAATACAGTATCAACTCTTCAGACAGATGTAAGTAAGAAAGCTGACAGTTCTACAGTAACCGCCTTAGATACTAAGGTTACGAATCTTGAAACTGCTGTAGGAAACAAAGCTGACAAATCTACTGTAAATACTCTTTCTAACACAGTAAGTTCCCTTCAGACAGACAAAGCAGATCAGACAACTGTAGATACTCTATCAGGACAACTTCAAGACTTAGAGCAAAGAGTAGCTGCTCTTGAAGGAGGATCAGGCACCTAATAAGGTGTCTTTTTTTTGTCTTATTTTTAAATACTGATAGATAAACATTTCTGACATACTTTCCATACTTTATTGTCTCTTTTTCAATTATAACTCCTCTGTATTTATATTTATAAATATAATTAATAATATATACTATATAATAAATACAGAGTGTTTAAACCAAAAATAAGACACACTCTTGTCAAGACTGTATTTTTGTGGTACAATAGAGAGGTAGTTACTTTACATATAGGAGGAGAATACAGAGAATGAAGATTATTGTGGACACGATGTACACAACAGTGGACTTTGAAGGGGATACACTCCTCAAAGAAAAAGTTCAATATATGGCACACCATGAACTAGGTGTAAAAGTTGATGGAGCTCAATATTCCCCTGCATATCGAAATGGGGTTTGGGATGGTATTTCGGATTTTTATGACATGAAAGAAAATAAGTTCCATACAGGTTTGCTTTCTCAGTTCCTTGAGGGACTAAGAAAACTTATGGAAAAAGACCCAAATATCAAATACGAGATTGAAAATGTGCGACCTTCTCCCATTGCTCACCCCGATAGTATTGATGAAAAAATTGTACTAGGTAACGGGGAAGAAGAGCCTATTACTCTTAGAGACTATCAGTATGATTCAGTTAAAGCAGTTTTTAGAGAACAGGTAGGAATTGTGAATCTCGCTACCAATGCCGGGAAAACGGAAGCTGCTGCGGGGATCATGCAACAAATACTCCCGTACTTGAAACGGGGAGAAAGAATTGCTTTCTTCACCCACTCTAAAGAGATTTTCCATCAGTCAGCAGAACGTATTGGAAAACGATTGAACTTGAAACCTAGAGAGATCGGTAAAATTGGAGACGGGAAGTTCGATATTAAAAATAAAAAGATCGTATTTGTAATGGTACCGACATTAGTTAGTGCACTAAAGGACCCTAAAAAAGGGATCAAGTTCACTCAAAAAGAGAGAGTCATTAAATTTATTGCAGAGGAGATTACTCCTAAGTTTAGAAACACAAAAAATACTAGACAACTTCTTCGAAATTATATAAAAAACTGTAAGCTAACAACTCAGATTTGGAAATCCGCAGAAGAGCAGTTGATGTACATAGCGTATGATAATAAGTTTACAGATAAAAGCGCACAAATGCAGCTGAATAAATATGTCGTTGAGTTTGATAAAATTATGGAGAAGAAGAATAAGAACAAGTATAAAAAGTACAAGGATACCATGGAATTTATCGAGTCCGTTAAAGTCATGATTGCCGACGAATGTCTTGTAGAAGGCTCACTAGTGTTACTACCAGACGGAGGCTGGGAAGCCATTGAGAAAATTAAAGAGAAGGATGAAATTTATGGAGGGTCAGTATCTAACTTGATCAAAAGGGAAGTCCCTACAGTCGAAGTTAAATCTCGAAATACAGTTTTAGAGGGTAGCCTGACACACCCGACTTTTGTGGTTCGAGAAGAGGAGTTAGAAAAATATAAAACAAAGGTAAAAACACAGGAAGATTTTGAACAGGTACCTTTGATGAGTGTTAAGTCCGGGGATTACATTCCAGTCCTCTATAAGCTACCTCACCACACTAAATATAACTGGACTCCTGAGCAGCTCTCACTAGTGGCATTGGTTATGGCGGACGGACATTTAGACAAAGATAGGTGCGCACCTGACGGAAGAACAAAGGTCAGCAATCGAGTGAAAGTCAATGTGTCAAAAGATCAGGAATGGTACTTGGAAGAGTTTACTTTAGGGGTAAAGTCGTTTAACGGAGACTACGAAGTTAAACACAGCTATGATTGCAGAGGAAACTTAACAGTTAGGAGTACAGACAAGGAGCTTAAATCTACTCTTGAAAATGTATTTCAAATACCTAGAGGGAAAAAATCACATCTTATAACGATTAATGAACAGATACAGTACGCACCTTTGGAGTCTATTAAATCCTTTATCTATACGTACTTTAGTTGTGAAGGAGATATTTCAATCGAAAAAGGGGGTTTAAGGAGAAAGAGCCCTAGTTATCGGTTGTTCGGTAATACTTGCTCTAAGGAGTTTGCGATAGGTCTACAAAATTTACTTAGAAAATTTGGTATAGTATCTACTCTACAAATCATTAAAAGACAAAATGAAAATCATAACACAGTGTACCGTGTAGGTATTGAAGGGTCTATGTTCAACAAATACATGGATACCATTGGTATTATGCCGAGAAAAGATATTAAGGAGAGAAACAAAGGTGAGACGCCTTTAGTGCGCGTAGGGGACTACGTGTTGTCTAAGGTTCATTCTGTCGAGTTTTTTGAAGATAAAAAGTATGTATACGACTTTACGACCTCATCGCATACATTTGTGGCTAATGGGGCATTGACACATAACTGTCACCATTCAAAGGCAGAAACATGGTTCTCCTCTCTATCTCTTTGCAACAATGCTACTTATAGAGTAGGTCTTACAGGTACGGTTGATAAGAAAGATAAGATGGGTTGGCAACGTTTGAGGGCCTTATTTAACGATGTCATTATAAGAGTGTCAAATGAGTTCCTCATTAATAAAGGAATTTCTTCAAAACCTACGATCAGACTGATACCTATTCAAGAACCACGAGATATCGAGCTAGTTGGTACATATCTTGAAGCATATAAACGAGGAATTGTAGAGAACGAACTCCGAAACAAAGTGATTGTTGACCTAGCTGAAGGTTACCGGAAGAAACGACCAGGAGGCATTTTAATTAGTGTCAAAGAGATTGATCACGGAGATCGAATTTTATCCTCTTTGAGAGAAAGGGGTATAGAAGTTGAATTTATTCACGGCGGCTCAGATGCAGACCATCGTAGTAGGCAGCTCGAAAGATTCTCTAAAGGTGATCTTAAAATTTTAGTGTCTTCCACGATTATCGATGAGGGTGTAGACATGAAGAGTATTGGCTGTATGATTCTTGCAGCAGGTGGAAAATCCATGCGTCAGCAACTACAGCGTATTGGTCGGGGTCTCCGTTTGAATGGTATTGATGGTAACAGCGTTATGGTCTTTGATTTTTATGATCAGACGAATAAATTTCTTTTACGGCATTCTAATGAGCGGATTAGGATTTTCAAAGAAGAGAACTTTGATGTTAAAATCGTAGGTAAATAACTCTGTAACAAATTTAGGTATTGCATATCACACAGAGTATGTTATAATGTGAATATAAAAAACTGAGACAGGAGGAACGGATATATGGAATACGGTGTGTATTTGGAATCCTCTATTGTCGATTTAAAGCCTAGAGTTTTAGATTTTTTAACTAAGATCGTGGAGAAGGCTAAGGAAATCAAAGACTTCTCCATCGCCTTTAAGAAAAAAGAACTAGCGGAACTTGCAGGCAAAGACACTAGAACGGTTTCCAGATATTTAAGTGAGTTAGAAGAGAAGGACATTATTCAGACAAAAGGGGTTAGAGGTAGAGCAGGGGGGACAGTCATTGTATTTAATACAAAGCTGATCCGCTTTGATACCTCAGACAAGGCATTCATCAACTCAGATGAGCCTATTAGTATTGATGACATTGTTGAGAAAAAGATACCTAAAAAAGAGAAAGAACCGAAGAAGAAAACACGTAACAGAAGAACAAAACAGCAAATGATAGAGGCAAAAATCCTAAGAAGCAAAGAACAGGAAGAACTCGATAAGCTTAATAAGGAGCTTAAAGAGCTAGGAGGAGTGCCAACTTGGGATTGGTTTAAAAAGACAGACGACCCAGTTGGCAACTATCGTACATATTTGCTTTCACGGTTGTATAATCGATATGCTGCTCTATTTACAGACAGACATAATGCTGAAGTAGATGTTTATGGGGAAGGTAATAAAGTCCCTGTAGTAAGCAACAGTTATGATGTTTTGCCTGAAGAGTTCTTTGGTTCTTCTCGATGGAAGCAGTTTGAGAAGTTTAGACAGTTCTGTGAGGAGAATGATATACAAGCTGACATTTACTTATCTGCACAATTCTCCCGTTCGGTATACACTGGAGCGCTAAACAACAGTAAGAAGGTTCTTCCGTTTGTTAATGCTCTTATTGGAGACACAGCTTATGACGTTTATAAGCAGTACTGTGACTACCAAAAAAGAAACAGTGTTACATACGTAACATATCAACAAATTCCGGCTCAATTTGCGGATGACTTTGTAGTCAGAGCTATTATCGAAGCTTATGAAACGGCTGAAGTTGGAACAGGATTGCTTCATTTTAGACATTCTATTGATGATTTCTTAACAGGTGTCGGTGTTACTGATAAGGAAGAAGCCCTTATTGACTTCTATCGACTGACAGAAGAGAACCTTCTGAACGAAAAAGTATCTCTGAAAACCAGAGATACAATTAAAAAGTTCGTACTCCTTCAATCCATGATTTTATCTGGAGGAGCAACCCGACTGCCAAGCTACTTTATTCTCGGGTTAGAACATACTCAGGTTGTATTAGCTTCGATTCGTAAGATGGCACAGACTAAAGAGCAAGCCCGAGATTTACAGGCTAAAGCTTTAGGGATGTTGTTACACCCAACAACAGATCAAAAAGAACAGATGAACAGCGGAAAGATATATGCTTATCAGTATAGCGTGTTAGATGAGACACCTAAAGTACTTGAGCTAATTATGGACCGTAAGAATCTTCATCTATCCCTATCTGATCTGAATGAGGCGTTCCGTGAGTATGGTAAAGAAAAAATCCCAGTAGATGATTACTCTGTATTGGACATCGATCAGATTGTCAAGTTCATGGATAACGGAGAATATATCGATGAAGACAGTATTGTTAACTACGATAACATTGCTGTAAAGCGGGAGTGGGAACTGACTACGGAATTATCAGAAGGGGACTTTTTAGCGGAAGCAGTCGATGAATTTTTTAAGGAGGATGATACACTTGTCAACTAGCCCTATTACAAAACAGATTCTAAGAAAAGCCATTGAATCTCCTGTTTTTTCTAAGGAGGTTCTCCCTATTACACCTTTAGATGTCTTTGAAGGTAATGAGGTGTACAAGGAGCTCTCCTTAATTATTTCAAGATACTACAAAGCAAACAGGAAGCAGCTAACTGAGGAAGCGCTATTAGTTCTTGTCGAAGAGAAGCTAACTAAACTGCGGAAGGACGCAGAAACACAACAGAAATACTTTAATGCAGTAAACGATCTGTATGAAGTTAGGGATAGCAGCGATAACAATGTAATCGATGAAAAGATAGAGAAGCATATTCGTAAGTACATGCGTATGGAACTGCTGAAGAAAGCTGCTACAAACCTTGATAACGAATCCATGATGGAAAGTCTGGATGAGGAGTGGAGCCGCATTCAACTCATGGACATTAGTGGTAAACAGCAGGAGATCATTAATGTTATTGATGACGCAGAGTATAAAAGAAAAGTTTTAGCTACGTTGAATCAAAATACAATACCTACAGGATTTAAAGCAATTGACCAATTAAACAGTGGAGGGCTTGCTAAAGGTGAGTTAGGTATGATTGTCGCTTCCTCTGGTACAGGTAAAACATTATGGCTCACTAACTTAGCGACTAATTATACAAAGATGAAAGCCAATGTTCTGTTTATCGCTCTTGAGGAATTAGAAAACCGAATGATTCTGAAGTTTGAACAATCAATGTTATGTCGAAACCGGAGTGAGATTTTGACAGGTGATGGGCTGAATGAAGAGAACTTCAACAAGTATCAGGAAGTGTACAAGAACGCCCGGGATAAACTAGGTAACTTATTCTTTGCTAGGTACTCTCCTCGGACGATCACTCCGACTAAAATTGAACAGCTTATCTCGGATGTAAAACTCCGACAAGGGGTTGACATTGATGTAGTTGTCGTTGACTATCCAGAATTGCTTAGAAATCCTCACGCTTCTGGAAATGAAGCAGAAGATGGAGGAAAACTATTCGAAGAAATGCGCCGAATCGCTCAAGACTATAACGTAGTCATGTGGACAGCATCTCAGATGAACCGTACCGCTTATAGTGCTCAGATCAGAACAGCAGAGCACATGGAAGGGTCACACCGTAAGAAGAACGCAGCAGAGCTTGTTCTAACTGTAAACTCTACAGAAGAAGAATATAAAGCCGGGTTTGTTAGACTATACGCTGATAAGGTTCGTAACCCTCCAGAAGGTCCTTACGATAAGATGTTAGGGTTTAAGGTTATTGGAAGTGCTCAGTCTGTTAGGGACTACAGATCAGACGCAGAGATTAAGGAGCACCAAGCGATCTTAGAAGAGGTAGACAACCGTATGGAACAAGCCTTCAAGGGTAAACGTAAGGAGAAACAGAGTAATGCACAAGCACCAAACTATACAGATATGATTAACAACACTTTACGAAGCTCACGGCAATAGGAGGAGATTTAATGGAGGAGTTTTATAACTGTAAAGCAGTACACTTTACTGACATGCACTGCCATATTTTCGATGATTTTGCTAAGCCCGATCCTGAATTTGTGAACGATAGGTTTAGAGCTCAGATTGAGACATTACATAAAGTATTTGATATTGCAAGACAACATAAAGCTCCCCTTATTTTCGGGGGAGACTTATTCCATAAACGAAGTACACTAGAGGATGTTGTGTTTAATAATGTTTATAAGGTCTTTGCACAAAATAGCGATGTCCCTACTTATTTAGTTAGAGGTAATCATGATTCGAAAAATAACACGACAAACCCTAATCACTGGCTGGAAACTTTTGAGTACCTGCCACATGTTAAAGTTAGTTCTACGCCAGAAATTACATATGTCTGCCCGCAGGCGGATGACTACTATTTTGAAACATTTTTCCTTTACACTGTCCCATATTCGGATGACGTTGAATTTCTGAAAAAAAGGATTGCAGAGTTTGCAGAGGATGCTAAAGATAGGAGTGAACCTACGCTCTTAGCCGGACATATCGGTGTAGACGGTAGTGAAACAGGAAGATACAGTCACAGATTGGAAGGCGCTTTTAAGCTAGGTGACTTGTACCCTGATGTATTCGATTATGTAGCGTTGGGGCACTATCATAAGAGACAGTTCCTTGGAGGTACAGATAACGTCTTCTACACAGGGAACACAATTCAAACCAGCTTCTCTGATGAAGGTCAAGATAAAGGCGTATTCTTGATCGACTTTGAGAAGGGGGGCAAACCTGAGTTTATACCTATTCCAAATAAAAAGTTTATTACACTAACTGATATCGATGAGAATACACAAGAAATCGTAGATAACAACTATGTAAGATTTATTCTCCCTAAAGAAAAAGCACAAGAGGTAGAGATATTTAAAGAAGAGAGTGACAACGTTCGAGTAGAAGTCCAGAAGACTTTTCAAGTTGAAACACGTATTGATATATCTATGGAATCCTCAGAAGAACAGATTGTGGAGTCGTATACAAAAGAGTTCTATCCTAATGTTACAGACATTGCACTAGACGTGTTAAGGGAAGCTAGAGGAATACAAGCGTAATCACCAAGGCTATTCATTTACTGGATAGCCTTTTTTGCTGTTGACAATAGATATAGACTCTGTTATACTGTGATTATAGGAAAGATATACACTTGTATAAGGAGGTTAATAATCATAAATGAGATGGACAAAACTAACCATTCAGAACTTCCTCTCTTTTAAAGAGGCCGAAATAGAGCTCGATAATAGGGGCATCATTCTTATTGAGGGGAAGAACGAAACAAACAGCAAGTTCCAAAGTAATGGATCAGGGAAGAGTTCTTTGCTGGAAGCTTTAGTGTATGCTATCTACGACACAACATCCAAAGGGATTAAAGCTAACGATGTAATCAACCGAACAGCAGGAAAGAATACAGCGGTAATCCTTGAAGGTTACAGAGGAGAAGACCTTTATCGAATCGAGAGGTACAGGAAGCATAGTAAACATAAGAACAAAGTACTCCTATTCGTCAATGGTCAAGAGATCACAGAAAAATCTACCGCAGAAACAAATAAGACCATTGAAAGAATTGTAGGTATTGACTACAACACGTTCATTAACAGCATAATGTTTTCCCAAGGTAATGGAGCTGGGAGGTTTGCAATTGCCACAGATAAAGAAAAGAAAGAAATTTTAGAGAACTTAGTCAACCTTCAGGTGTACGTCACAGCTCAAGAAGTTGCTAAGGAACGAGTCAGAGCTAAAGATGAAGAAATCCGAAATAAAAAAGCTGAAGGTGAAAGATTACAGTGGGAACTTTCTCAGGTAGATACTCTGGAGCAGCAAGATAGGGACAACTATGAAAACACATTAAACCTTATTAAACAGGAAGAGAAACGGTTTGATGACTTGCTCGTGACATCGGAAAGATACGCCGCAGCTAACTTCCCGATTGTCGAAGGTATTCGGGAAAGAATTAAGCTGCTAGAAAGTCAACGAGATAAGCACACAAATGTCTCAATTGATCAGGAACTAAGTAAGGTAAACGAAATTAACCAGATACTGCAAAATAAGCAGGCGCAGTTAAATACATATAACAGTAAAAAGACTGAACTGGTTAGTCAGTATAAGAAAGTAGAAAAGGGCACCCATTGTCCTGTCTGTGGAAATGAGTTAGATAACGCTCATCGAGAAAAAGAGTTGCTGTCCATAAGGGAACAACTGAAAGGCGTGCTCATCGAGTTTAATAAAATTGATCAAGAGATTATAAGTCTTAAAGAGCAATATACTGTAGCAGTTCAAGAGTATCAGCAAGTAAAAGCGGTTTATGACACACATAATCAAGAGTACAAAAAGATTATGGATGAGATTAATAACTGCCAGCAGCAGATCACTAACTATGAAAATACAATGGCTTCTTACAGGAATCAGCTAGACAACTTGAAAACCACCCTCCAGAAGCTCAGAAGCATTCCTCAACCAAAATCAAGGGATGAGGAGAGAGAAGCCATTAGAGGGAAAATAAAAAGTCATAAGCAGGAACTTTTGAATCTGGAGAAAGAAAAGACCCAGCTGGAAGATGTCGTTAAAGTGTTTTCAAACTCTGGTGTAAAATCTCATGTTCTGGACTTAGTAACACCATTCCTAAACGAGAGAGCAAACAAATACTTGTCCGCTCTATCTGGATCAGACATGGAGATTAAGTTTAGTACACAAACAAAAAATAAAGACGGGTCCTTATCGGATAAATTTGATCTTCAGTTAATCAACCATGCCGGAGGAGAAAGCTACAGAGCAAATTCAGAGGGAGAGAAGAAGAGGGTAGACTTAGCAGTGTCTTTAGCCCTTCAGGACCTCGTAATGAGTCGATCAGAGTCAACTACGAACTTTGTAGTATACGATGAAGTATTCGATGCGTTAGACAGTGTAGGTAGTGAAAACGTAGTAACACTTCTTAAAGAAAGACTTAACACTGTAGGGACAATATTTGTTATTTCCCATAGTGAACATTTAAAACCACTATTTGATAAAACAGTAACAGTAACTAAAAATAAAGATGGAGTATCCACAATAAGCGGAGGAGTAGAGAAATGAAACTATTAGTAAAAACACAACATGAAAGGGGCGCCGGGGATGACGTTATTCTGCGGGTTAGCGTGAATCGAACGGGGGAGACATTTGTAGCCATGCCTTTAGAGAATCTACATTACTGGTACCCTTTCAACATTAATTTTTCATACAAGTTTTCAGATTCTAAGGGAGGATTAGTTCTGGTTAAGGAGCGAGGGTATAAGGGCCCTAATTTTTATAACGCTCCAAGTACTATTAAAGAAGCTGAACCGTTGAAAAAGAAAGATGGTTTCTTCCTTAATCAGAAAGTATACGAAAGAAATACATACATAATTGAAAAGGCTAAGCAACTAAATTTACCTGTAATTACTGATGATACATACAACAGCAGAGATATTGCAAAAGGGTTCTTGCGGCTACAGTACTTAATGGGTCTTGTAAAAAAAGATATCGAGAAGAACTACAAGATGCACCAAGAAGTAACTAATGCTCCTGTAACCGAGTTAGACGAAGAGTGGGAGCGTAAGATGTTTGAAAGCATGTCTACAATTCATGAGAAAGCGTACCTTGAGTTTGGGGAAATGTATAGTATGTTAGTTACAATGAACAAGATTGCAAAAAGAAGAGCGATATAAGATAGGAGGTTAGACTATGTTTCTGGATTTATTACAACAGGAATTAGGGGAGTACAAGACAGCAGCAGGCGAGATAAGATTTTGTTGTCCGTTTTGCGGGGAAACTAAATACAGATTCTATGTACATGAAGAAAAAGGCTTATGGACGTGTCATAGATGTAAAGAGAAAGGAAACCCTGTTTCTTTTGTAAAGGAGTACTACAATGTGTCCTTTCCAGAAGCAGCGGACATTCTAGCCACATTCGACTATGACGCCTACTCAGAGAAAGAGAGGGGATTTAATACTGAACAGTTTGGGTCTGGACTAACTAAGGAAGAACAACTGCTACTATTCATCAGTAGAGAAGGAAGACCGTTAGAGGAGGATAAGGAGGAGAAGTTAGTATGTCCTCCTCCCCCTACCAACTGTAAGCCTCTTATGGCTAACTTTAACAACCCAGAAGCATTTCCTTTCTTCACTTATTTACATAGACGAGGAGTTACGCTGGACAATATAAAGCGACACAACATTTCGTATGTGACAGATGGAGAGGTATCACTTATAAATGGAAAAACACTCAGACTTTCCAATCACGTAGTCTTCTTTACTCATGATAGTACAGGGAAGCCTGTTTACTGGAATACTCGTAGTATTGAACTTAACCCTTTCATTAAGTCGTTCAACGCTCCTAGTCGAGAAGGAGAATATTCTAAGAAGAATACGATCTTTAACTTAAACAACGCAAAACACACAGATAAGATCATCATTCATGAAGGGGTGTTTAACAGTTTTATGACCCCAGATTCAGGTGTCGCCACATTTGGTAAGATGATTACAGAGGGTCAGGTTGAACTTTTACTAAGAGAGACCCGGGAAAGAAAATTACCTATATATATTTTTCTTGATACAGATGCTTGGAAGGATATGATCGATTCTGCACGTATGATAAAGCAGATGGAACCGGACAGGGAAGTGTACTTTGTCTATAGCGGTCTAGATGAAGATGCCAACGATTTAGGGTTTGAAAAGTGTCAGGAACTGCTGAGAAACGCTTTCCCGGCTGATAGTCAAGGGGAGCTTCGATTAACATTAATGAACTCAGTATAAAAGAGTTGACTCTGTAACATAAGTGTGGTACACTATATGATATAATTAAGTTATAACATAAGGAGGAAAAATTTTTGAAAAAGCTTGAAGTGCTGTATAAGAAAGAAAAAGGAGCAGTGAAGCCTACCCAAGGTTATGAAGGGGACTTTGCATTCGACATGTACGCCTCCGAGGGTAGGTTAGTACCTCCACTGACTTTTAGGTCTGTGCCTGTTCCTACGAATTTAAAAACTGCATTTGACCCGATCGAAGCAGGAATGTTTATTTCCCTTCGTAGTGGATGCGCTAGTAAAACACCTTTGATTGTTTCTAACTCTCCGGGTATCGTAGAAGGCACATATCGTGATGGTATCGGTATTCTCCTGCGTAACACATTTATTGATAACAGTTTAGTGGACTTTGTTATCACAACTAAAGGAGAGCGGCTACCTATTAGTAAAGTACCTCAAAAGGTTTTACAAGAGGCTAGGCGGTTTTATGATGCAGAAACCGAACTACTCGGGTACGCAGAACCTACTTCTAAAGAAGCTAAGGCTGTAAATGAAGCAGCTTATAGAACCCTTGTACCTAGAGGAACTGTATACATAGCAAAGCATGACAGAGTAGCACAGATGTCGTTCATTCCTAAGATTGTGGCAGAGTTTAAAGAGACAGGCGTTCTGCCTGAGTCAGTACGACAAGAAAAAGGGTTTGGAAGTTCTGGTAATACCCTGAAGGATGATACCAATGAGTGAAAATAAGAATACACTTTTGAACTTTATGGATAAGGTCGCCTTTCTTCAGGCAGAAGGTAAAACAGAAGAGTTAGAGAAGGTAATTAAAGATGCTTCTAATGAGTATGTAACCCTATCTGAAGTAGGAGTTGGACTTATAGCTTTGATTCAGGATCAACTAAATGCGGTGGAAGAGATTGTAGATGGAATGATTGGAGCATCTCAAGAACTACAAGAGGAGCGGATTAGAGCAATCATTAACGCTCTACCGGAAGATACTAAAAACGCTATTAAAAGCAAATTTGAAGAACATGAAGATGATTTACTAAATGAAGATACAAAAGGAGAAGATGAAAATGACAAACATTAAAAGCCAAGACCCTATCTCAAAGCAGGACTTACAAGATTACTTTAGATTTGTTGTATTACAAGATGTAAAGGATTCTCAACACGCTAAGAAGATCAAACGTCTATCAAGACGTGTCGCAACTATGAGCGATGTTACCCTTCTTTTTAAAGCACTTAATCAACAACAAGACTTCCTGATGGAGAAAGTTTTGGACACCCTTATGATTCAAGAAGCTGTTCTTAAAAAACTAGGAGCCACTGATAAAATGTTCAATGAGGCAGAAGCTGAGTACTATCAAGCTATTGAGGAGAAAGTGAAAGAACAGGAGGAAGTCAAAGAGAAGCAGGAAACAGCAAAGGACAAAATGAAGGAGGAGGAGTAATGGGCAGAAAGTCAAAAAATAAAGGTTCGGCATATGAGCTTAAAATTGCTAAGCTCATGTCCCTTTGGTGGCAGGAGGACTTCCACCGGGTACCTGCTTCAGGAGGGTTGCACTGGGGGGCGGATAGTCGAGTAGCAGGAGACATTGTACCTCCTCAAGGTTTAGATTTTCCCTTTGTTATTGAGTGTAAAAAGCGGGAAGAATGGATAATGGACCACATTCTACTAGATATCAGCCAACCAAAAGAGTGGTGGGCTCAAGTAGTGAATGATGCTAGACGAGTTAAAAAAGTCCCTATGTTAATATTTTCTAGAAACAGAGCAAAGGACTTTGTGATGATTCCTTACGCAGAATCTTTTTATAGCCTCTTAGACCTTAACCATCATGATGTGATGAGAACGACTGTAACTATTAAAAACATTAGAGAAGAGGTACAAAAATTTGATGTTATTGTTACCACAATGGATAATATCAAGAGAATACCTCCTCAACAGATGAGGGAATATTCAGAGCTTGTAAAGGACTGGGACCCGTACGCAGATGAATATAAATAATTACGGAAATACATAAAAAATTTTTCCCCTACAATATAGTTATAAAAACACTATATGTAGGGGGTTTTTATGAATTTTTAGACTGTACAAATACTATATTATGTGTTACACTGAGTTTATAACAGCTTAAAAAATTAACTACGAAAGATAGAGAGGAGTTAGTTGCATGGAGGATGAACAAAAGTGCTAATCACATACGAAAGTCTAACAGGCAATGTTAGGAGGTTTGTCACAAAACTAAAAAAGTTGCATAACGTAGAGGTTAAAGAGATACACGAAGGGTTAGAGGTAAATGAACCGTTTGTACATATCACTTATACCGTAGGATTTGGGCAGGTACCACAAAAGACATCTAAGTTCATAGAGAACAATAAAAAATACTTAAAAGGCGTTGTGTCGAGTGGAAATCGGAACTGGGGAGAGTTCTTCGGCGCAGCAGGCGATAAGCTATCAAGTTTATATAATGTACCCTTACTCCTTAAGATTGAATTAAGTGGTACATCAACAGATATAGAAAGGTTTATGCAGGAGGTAGAGAAAATTGACAAGTAATATTCCTAGCTGGATTCAGCTAAACAATGAGATCATGCTACAGAAAGACGGCAAATTCCAGTTCGAAAAAGATAAAGAAGCAGTTCATCGTTATTTTATTGACTATGTTAACCAGAATACAGTTTTCTTCCATAGCTTGAAGGAGAAGATTGATTATTTAATCAAGAATGACTATTACGAAGAAGAATTTTTATCAAAGTACTCATTTGAAGAGATTAAAGAAGTATTCCAAACAGCTTATGCTAAGAAGTTTAGGTTCCCTTCTTTCATGAGCGCATTTAAATTTTATAACGACTATGCGTTGAAAACAAACGACAAGAAGAAAATTCTTGAGCGATATGAAGATAGAATCTCTGTTGTAGCTCTGTTCTTTGCAGACGGGGACGTAAAGAAAGCAAAAGAGTTTGTTGAACTAATGATCAATCAAGAATACCAACCAAGTACACCAACATTCCTTAATGCTGGACGTAAACGTAGAGGTGAGCTCGTTAGCTGCTTCTTGATGGAGGTCAATGACTCTCTAAATGACATTTCTAGAGCATTAGATATGTCCATGCAGCTCTCTAAACTTGGTGGAGGGGTTGCGTTAAACCTTTCTAAGATTCGTGCTAAGGGTGAGGCCATTAAAGGCGTAGAGAACGCTACAAAGGGTGTTGTAGGCGTTATGAAGCTGTTCGATAATGCCTTCCGTTATGCAGACCAGATGGGGCAAAGACAAGGTTCTGGAGCGGCTTATTTGAACATCTTCCACAGAGATATAAGCGACTTCTTAGACACAAAGAAAATATCCGCAGATGAAGATGTACGAGTCAAAACTCTGTCTATTGGAGTAGTCATCCCTGATAAGTTTATTGAGCTCGCTAGAGAAGATAAAGATGTGTACTTATTCTATCCTCACACAGTTTATAAAGCCTATGGAAAGCACATGGATGAGATGGATATGAACGAGATGTACGAAGAACTTGTAGATAACCCAGATGTAAGGAAAGAGCCTATGAATGCTCGTAAGCTTTTAGAAAAAATGGCAATGCTTCGTTATGAGTCCGGGTACCCTTACATCATGTTCCAAGACAATGTAAATAACGAACATGCCAACAACCATATCTCTAAAGTTAAGTTCTCTAACTTGTGTACTGAAGTACTTCAAGCATCTCAGGTTTCATCTTTTGGTGATTACGGAGAGCCAGATGATATTGGTCTTGATATTTCTTGTAACCTTGGTTCATTGAACATCCTAAATGTGATGGAGAACAAAGCTATTAAGAAAGCTGTCGATCTTGCTACAGATTCTTTAACAAAAGTAGCGGAAACAACAGCGATCAAAAATGCTCCAGCCGTTAACAAAGGAAACAAAGAAATGCAATCAATCGGACTAGGGGCTATGAACCTACACGGGTATTTAGCTCAGAACGGTATTGCTTATGAGAGTGAAACAGCTCGGGAGTTTGCTGATGTATTCTTTGCTGCTGTTAACTTCCACTCATTGTCCCGTTCAAATGAAATTGCTGTGGAAAGAGGAAGGACGTATACAGGTTTTGAGGGGTCTACGTACGCTTCTGGGGAGTACTTTGATAAATACCTTAACAATGACTTCCTACCTAAATCTGATAAGGTTAAAGCTCTTTTTGAGGGTATTGAACTCCCTACAAAAGAAGACTGGGCTAAGTTAAAAGATCGAGTTATGAACAGCGGTTTGTATCACAGCTATCGACTTTGTATTGCTCCTACAGGTTCTATTTCTTATGTACAGTCTAGTACGGCTTCTGTAATGCCTATTATGGAAAGAATCGAGGAACGTACATACGGAAATAGTAAAACATACTACCCTATGCCGGGACTGTCCGAAAGTAACTGGTTCTTCTTTAAAGAAGCATACGACATGGATATGTTCAAGGTTGTAGACATGATCGCTACTATTCAGCAGCATATCGATCAAGGTATTAGCTTTACATTATTCTTAAAAGATACAATGACAACTAGAGACTTGAACCGGATTGATTTATATGCACATCACAAAGGTATTAAAACTCTGTATTATGCTCGTACAAAAGACACCGGACAGGAGAGCTGCTTATCATGCGTAGTATAACCAATGCTGAAAAGACTCGTAAAGAAAATGATCTTAAAAGAGAGGCGCTTATAAAAGAGTCTATAAAAAATAACTGGGAAGCCCTTGAGAGGCTATCCAAAACATAATGGTTGTTAAAAAAGAGAGTGAGAGGACTCCATAAAGAATAAGGAGGCATGTATGGAGGATAGCAAACTATATAAATGTTTTCTTAACGGTAAGCCTTATGGGACAGGTGATCTTGATTATATGAAAGAGCTATTTGTAGATTATGTTGTCACCTGTGAAATGTACGACAAAGATAGATGTGACTTTACCATCGTATCCCTAGATGCGTGGAAAGAAGTAATGATGAAAGAAACTAGTGGAGACTACAGTAAAGCACTCCAAGCTTTAGGCACTAAGAGGAAGCAATATGAGTAAGCGTACAATAAAAGCCCTAGTTACAATAGTGTTACTTTCTTCAGTCGCTTTTGCAATAGGATTTACCGGGAGTGTAGTGCCTTTGTTGGCACTATGCTTCCTCTGTTATACTGTACCGGATAAAGAGGAGGAATAAGCATTGACAAACAAATTTATTTACACCGCAGCAAACTGGTCTAAACCAGACGATAACTTTACACAGATGTTTTATGAACAAAATGTCAAGCAATTTTGGTTACCGGAAGAAATTGCTTTAAACGGAGATTTACTTACGTGGAAGAACTTAGGAGATAAAGAACAAAGAGCATATATGAGAAATCTTGCAGGGTTAACCCTTTTAGATACTGAACAAGGTAACACAGGTATGCCGAACATTGCTGAACATGTAGAAGGCCATCAACGGAAGGCCGTACTAAACTTTATGGCTATGATGGAAAACGCTGTTCATGCTAAATCGTATAGTAACATCTTTCTCACCCTTGCCCCTACAGAACAAATTAATGAAGTATTTGAATGGGTTAAAGAAAATAAGTATCTTCAGAAAAAGGCAGACACTATTGTATCCATTTACAAAGACATTAAAAAAGGTGATGATATTTCACTATATAAAGCTATGGTAGCCTCTGTATTCCTTGAGAGCTTCCTATTCTACAGCGGGTTCTACTACCCATTGTACTTCTACGGACAAGGTAAACTGATGCAATCCGGAGAAATCATCAACCTCATAATCAGAGATGAAGCTATTCATGGAGTGTACGTAGGGCTTCTTGCTCAGGAGATTTACAATAAGCAAAGCGAAGGAGAAAAGCATCGATTAGAGATGTTTGCTATAAGCCTTCTTGAGAAGCTGTATAAGAATGAAATTGAGTATACTGAGGACGTTTATGCAGAAGTTGGTTTAGCTCATGATGTTAAAAAGTTTGTGCGATACAATGCAAATAAAGCACTTATGAACCTTGGGTTCGATACTTACTTTGATGAGGAAGAAGTTAATCCTATTGTACTGAATGGTTTAAGTACAAAGACGAAATCCCATGACTTCTTCAGCATGAAAGGCGTTGGGTATAAGAAAGCCACAGTTGAGCCACTTAAAAACGAAGACTTTTACTTTGGGGAGGAAAACTAAATGAAACTAGTAAAACTTGAAAAACATAATTGCACAGGCTGTGAACTTGTAGAGAACTTTTTGGTTGATGAGGGTGCTTCTTATGAAAAAGTTAACGTAGAAGATAATCCGGAAGTAGCAGCAGAGTATGGTGTCATGAGTGTCCCTGTTCTTATTCTATTGGATGACAACGGAAATGAAGTCCAAAGGTCTGTAGGATTTAAGCCGGACGAGATTAGCGACATGCTAAGCAAGATTTAAAGGTGCATTTTGCACCTTTTTTTTTGTTGACAAACTTTGGTACAGTATGATAGACTGTAACTATCTTATATAATACAGGAGGAGAACGATTATGGCACCCGATTGGTTGACGCTGACTCTAAAGAATCTTCAAACTAGAGGTTATACAGACTATTCGATTGATACTGATTTTTCTTATCCGAGACACCACTCATTCAAGATGTTGGATCAAAATGGTTTTAACGTATTCTTCTTAGTTGACACAAAGACTCATGAACTAAAGTATAGACCTTCAGGGGAAGAGCTATGGAGGCATATGAAGGAGGCGTCAGTCTGTGGACGTTGAAATGACAAGGGTTAAGAATAAAGTGTTGTTATACCTTGGGGAGCGGTTTGATAAAGTGGTCTTTAATGAGTATCGAACACAAATAATCCAAAATAATGATGATGATCTATCTCAACTCTATGAAGACGCTTATCGATACTTAGGTTGGACCGATAAATCTATGATAGACAACATGTTATTTTTTGAGTGTAATGATGCCATCCCTGTTATCTTTTTTCCGAATACACACTATTGTTTAGTTTGGGATGACACCAAAGACAAGTGGCTAGGGCTGTTGATTGAGAGTTCACAAGACTGGGGGTTGATGATTAATGAAAACAGAGTTAACAATTAATGGAGGAAATTTTATTCTTACTACACCGGATGGAGTGTTTAGTGCCACAGTGGACATCCAAACAGGAGAGGTTCTAAGCTTCGAATACACTCAAGCCACAGTACCACAGATAGCTGCATTTGCTAATAAATTAAAAAACCGTTACAGTCGCTTTTTAAAAACTAAGGATATAGAGGATTTTATTAACTAAGTAGAGGTGTTTCTTAATGCCTCTACTTTTTTATTTTATGTTATAATAAAGATATAGAGTTAAAAATAAATGAATATTTGGAGAGGAAAGAGATGAGTAGAAAACGAACGCTTAATATACATAATACAGATCGGGTATTTAACCTGAATCTAACTACAAAGCAAAAAGAAAGTGAATTTATTAAGGTTACAAAGTTAAACGAAAAGGAAGTAGAGAGGGAGATGGATGCGCTTAAAAAGACATCCTCTCGATTCAATAAACGGAATAGTAAGAAGTATCTTCTCTACAAACACAAGTACGCAGATGATACCGTACAGGAAAAAGTATTTGACCATGGCGGTCATATCTTTTATTACACGCCGGATCGAGTTCCTATGCCAATTATCAGTAAATTAGCCAGTGTACCACAGTCAGAGGTTGTCTACAACTGTAAAAAGGAGTATACAGTTGAGGATGTAAAGAACGTGCAGCTAGTATCTAAGGCTACACAGGTGTCTGTTGACGTTCCTATTGTTCTCCCAGATATTAACCCTTATGATTACCTGTTTTCACTATACCCGTTGCGTTACCATGTAGATAAAGTAAAGATTTCTTTCCCGGCATTGAGGGAAGATGAGATTCAAAAACGACACAAAAAGTACTATGTTTATTATAACGGCATGTATCATTTAAAATCTAAGTATAAGTACGATTGCTTTAGGTTTATCCAAGAGCCGCTTTCCACATGGAAAATGAATATTTGGCTAGTGTGTGACTCTCGGAAAGATATGAAAAGGGTAGAGTCTATGGTTGTTAGGGATAATAAACGTTTCAAGAAGGCTGGCAGTAAGACCTCATCTCAGGGAGGTTATGATATTGACAGTAAATCGTAAAGAGCAGGCTAGACGCATTGCTCACAGAGGAGGATACAACATTGGAGATGTAGAGAGAGTATTGGAGCTGTATGAAGACATCGTGGTAGAAGCTCTAATGAATGGGGAGGAAGTGAAGCAAGGTAAACTCTTTAAAATCTTACTTCAAGAATTACCTGAAAAGAAAGCATTTGACGGTCTAAACAAAAAATATTTTATTCGCCCGGCAAAAAAAGTTCCAAAATTTAAGCTGCTAACTAGATTATCAGACATAGAACTTCCAGTACATAGTGAGGAAAAAGAGGAGTGATTATAAAACTCCTCTTTTTTTTTCGTGTTGACATACAGAGTATGTTATAGTATGATTATAACCAAGGAAAAGAGGAGGGGACTTAAAGTGACAGTTATTCTTACTGCAAAACAGGCGAAGGCGCTTAGAGATTTTTTGGATTTAAAAGACACTACAGATAGGGCTCTAGAAGATGTTTATCTCTATCATGGAGACTATGAGGATTGGCATGTAGACGGGTCTTATTATCTCCATCAAATACCTCGAGAGGACCTTGCATACGCCATTGTTACAAAGGATTACAAGGTAAAGGACGAAGGACTTGAAGAGAAAGTTAGCGATCTGCTAGTTCTTATTCAGGAGCGTATCCGTCTAACCGACAACGTCCTAAGAGAGCTGAATACAAATATCACTAAATCTGTAAATTTAAGAAGTGATGAACAGCACTCTACAAGAGTCCGTGAGGCTTATTCTCAATTATACCGAGAAAATAAAGCAAGAAAGCAAGCATTGGAAGAGGCAAAAGAGCTTATTAAAGATACCCTTGGAGATGTTTTTGGAGACATCATTGATCCTCTATGAGTAGTGAGGAGGTTGTTATAGTGGATATTGGGGTGTTTATGGGTAGCGGACCAACAGATAACCAAGTCTGGGTTAAGGTACTCCGTCCATTCGGGTACTGGGTTGAAGAACATAAAGTAGGAGAAATCTTTCGTGTTTCTGAGCAAAGTGTTAGCTACTTAGTAGACAACAACCTAGTGAAGATTATAGAGGGGGAATAAATATTGAAAGTACTTTTTTTATTGGAACATGTTCGTGAAAACCACATGAAAAAGAAAGATGACAGTTTTGTTAATATCTTTTTTCAGACAGAAGCAGGTAAAATTTTAAAGGGATTAATTGAGGACGGTCTAAAGTTAACCAGAAATGATTATTACGTAGACTATGCTTATGGCTTAATTCCTAAAGTTATTAAGCGAGATAAGTTTAACAGGGCAATTAAGTACAAACAGCCAACACAAAAAGAAGCTAAACCTGAATTTGAGGTACTGTATGACAAGATCGTAAAAGAGAAACCAGACATTATTATTCCTACAGGTAACTTAGGATGTAAGGCGCTTCTTGGAGTAGCGTCTATTTCAAAACAAAGAGGAGTACCTCAAAAAGTTACAATAACCTCAAATAATCAACCTAACCCTAAAGATGCGGGAAGGTCCGATGAAGTTAAACATTTAGAAGAGCAGCTAAATTCCTTTTTGCAGCTTTATCCGATGGACCGTATTGAAAAGGATCAAGCGTTGCTAAAGGACTACCAGAGACTAAAGGATGCAGTAGATCAAGCGCAAAGTTCTTCTTCATCCGGAAGTCATGAAGTTTGGGTGTTACCTACATATAGTATTGAGTATATGCTAGTCCAGCCTAACATTCGGAATTTAATTGAAGCTGACTTTATAACACTACAGAAATTCATTGAACAAGGTGAAGCTGCTTTTGAAGCCTCTCCTGTAGACTATGAATTTGTAGATAACATTGAACGTGTACGAGAGATTTTTAAAGAGGACCTTCCTAAAGCACCAATTGTAGCTTGGGACTTGGAGACGAACACATTACGGCCAGAGTTTAAAGGAGCCAAACCCTTAGTTATTTCCTTGAGTTGGAAAGAAGGTCAGGGTTGTACTATTCCACTAGAGCATAAAGATTTTACTTGGCTTCCCGGGCAACTAGCAGAGATATATGAACTCATAAAGGAGTTTGTTGGAAATCCCGATATTGTAAAAGTTGGTCATAACATTTAACAAAATGGGTGTTATAAAACCCCTCTCATAACGATGAACGCTAAGTCGAAAGATATGCCAACATCGTGCCTACATTACTGGTGACAGTAGATGGGGTGTAGAGACTGAGCTGAGCCTTCGCAGGGCAAAGTGAGAAGTGGTGTAACGTGACTCCAAATGAACACCACTTAAATGAGGGGCACAAGTCCATGTAGGTAGCTGCGAACAAACCTATTGGTACGGGCTTGTGAAGGTATAGTCCGCTCCTGATCGAAAGATTAGGGTTTCAGTGCAATATGATATTCGGTTCCTCCGACTTGTTAAAGGGTTTACTGAGTTTAAGAACCACCGAGATACGAAGGTTATGTACTACTTGCTCGTCAATCAGGATGTAGAGTCCTCATTAAAATTGAGTGATCTAAGTTATGAAATGACTGATATGGGTGGTTATGATAAGCCGCTAGAGGAATTTAAAAAACAGTATGTTAAAGAAGCAATTCAAAAGTCTAAGGAAGAAAAAGCAAGAATGAAACAAGAGTATAGGGAAGCAGTAGCTCTAGAAAAACAGCAGGCTAAACAAGAAAAACGTCCACCAGTTCTTCCAGAAAAACCAGAGTTTCCTTCTACTGACGCACCTGTTAATGAGGTAGACGGAAGCGACTTCAGTTACGAGTGGATTCCACTAAAGTCTATGTTACACCCTTATGCTTCTGGAGATACTGACGCTTGCTTACGGATATACAATAAATTAGACGCAGTAGGGCGGAAAGAAGAAAACGCTAGAATTAGAGAGCTCTATACAAAGGCGTATCCTGAGCTGACAGTAGCGCTAGCTAAGATTGAAGCAAACGGTGTTAAGATGGATACTGAGTATACAAAAGGGCTTGTTACTAAATATGAGGAAGAAGAAAACAGGCTGCTCGAAGAGATGCGTAAATTTCCGGAAGTACAACGACTTGAAGAGGAGTACAGAACCCTCTATCAGCGTGGTATGGAGGAGATGCTAAAACCAAAAGCAGATCGAAATGAAGAGATTGCTAAGTTAAGAGACCGATATAAAGATAAGCTTATATTTAACCCGAACGCCTCAGTAGATAAGCAGAAAGTGTTATATGAATACACAGGTAACAGGCTTCCGTATAATAAAGAGTTTTTAACGGATTCTGCTTTTGAAGATGGTATTCCGGAAGACGAAGTTCAATGGTACAACTACAGAGCTAATAAAGCAGCTTTAAACTATGTGGCAGAGAATTTCGAAGAGTCTGCGGAGCTTGCTAACTTGTTACTTACACACTCGTTAGTTAAAACACGGAAGCAGAACTTTACATATAAACTGTTGAACATGGTTGACCATAACGGGCTACTTCATGGGGGATTCAATTTAACGGGAACCGCTACGACACGCTTATCATCACAGAGCCCTAAGTAGAATTGGGGTATCTCGGTGAATTGCGGGGACATCCTTAGAGCTCCATTTACCAAGCTATACTGGAAACAGATATAGTGGCTGAACTAACTACTCAGGTAAGGTAAAAAGAATGGAGATTGGATAATCCGCAGCCAAGCCTCTGAAATGCCAATAAGTATGAGGAAGGTTCAACGACTAGATTGTGAGCTAGGCAAAGCAATAATCAATCATTAGTGCCGAGAGTTATATACACAAGGTGTATATAGCAAGATATAGTCTACTCCGACTGGTACAGCCAGTGTTAAAGTATCTCGAAAGAGACGGTATATAGGAATCTACAACAAATGCCAAGAAAGACAGGAGATGTAACTAGGTTTGACTACAAGCATCCGATTAAACGTATGTTTGTTACCAGCTTTGAAGGTGGAGCACTTCTACAGCTTGACTACAGCTCTCTAGAATCTCGTGTACTTGCGTTAGCGGCTCAAGATGAAGAAATGACACAGGCCTTCCTTGACGGGGCTGACGTGCATAAAGATACAGCCTCTTTGGTGTTTAATGTTCCTATTGAACAAGTTACAGATGATATGCGGTCTGATGCAAAATCAACAACCTTCGGTTAATAGATAGCCGCTTTGTATTGTGAAATACATCGAATAACCTTGTTAAACGGTCATAGCTAAATAATCAATAAGCTGGTAAGAGAGCCTAAGTCCTGAAAAGGATAGAGGTAACACCGTAGGAAAGAAACTCTCACAGACCTATGAGAGTGGAAAATCTCGAACGACTATCGAAAGGGTAGCTCCTGTCGAGAGGACACGAGTGAGAACCGAGTAGAGTAAAGCCTACTGTTGTAGGAAGAAAAGCAAGGGCTCTCGGAGTAACGATCGAGAGTATGATATAGTCTAAGCCCCTAATAAATATCGGGAAACCGAGGGTATAACTGATCGCTTATGGAGAGACACCTTTCAGTTACTATGCTAAGCACGGGATGACTCTTGAGCAAGCTGAAAAGTTATTTGACGACTTCTTCAGGAATAAACCTCGAATTAAACAATTTATTGATGATGTACACGAACAGGTTAAAAAAGAAGGGTTCGTTGAATGTTTGCATGGATTTAGACGAAATCTGCAAGACGTATACTCTCGTGACTCATCTAAACGTAACGCAGCACTTCGTCAGTCAGTAAACACGAAAATTCAAGGGTCTGGTGCGTTTCTTACTAACTCTTCTGTGGTACATATTATGAATTTTATTGAGCGGAACAACTTCCGTTCTAGAGTAATTCTTACAGTCCATGACTCCATTGTACTCGACTGTCCTCCAGAAGAAATTCACATCATGGCTAAAGCAGCTAAACACATCATGGAGAACTTGCCAATTGATTGGTTGTTCATTGATTGGAAAGGCGGAAAACTCCGTTATCCAATCGCTGCTGATGTAGAGATCGGGGTTAACTATAATGACATGGTAGACTATAACATGGAAGAGATCAATACATTCCGCTGTGTTAAGAACTACTGTAAATATCATTTGGACCTGAAGAACATCAAGAACTACAAGAACTCTAATGTCATTACAGAAGAGAAGTATGAAGAGCTCAAACATGTTATTGAAAGCAAAAAGGACGTATATCAAAATGCGGGTTAAAAACTGAAAAAAGTTTGTAAATTACAGTTGACATACAGAACAGGTTATAGTAAGATATAGTTACAGGGAGGAGGCAGCAGGATAAAGCATCTACCTCTTCCTTGTTTTCGACATAAGCGAGGTGATAAACAGTTGGATATTAACATTGGCAGTTTAGATTTTGATGTTCTAAGACTAGTTGAAGAAGATGGAACATGGGTCGAACATAAGTTAAAAGAAGAGCTGACGATTAATGAAGATAACCTCATGGTAGAAATGTTACACCAGCCTTCGAAGTACATATACTGGTCATCTGTTCTGGAAAAATTAAAGTACTTCCAAGAAAGTGTAGAGTTAGAGTTAGAGAGGGTTGTAGCCTCACTCGACAATGAAGCACGAGAACACATAAAATCTATGGGGGAGAAACCCACCAAAGACAGTGTAGACTCTTACATAAAAAGAACTGATAAGTATAAAGCAGCTAAAGACAAAGAGATTTACTACAAGTACATAGTGGGTCGTGTCCAACGTATTGTGAAGGCTTTTGAACAGAGGAAAGATATGTTACAGTCTTATGGTAAGCAGATTGCAGAAAACAAAGTGTATGGACAAGGGGCAGGAACTCGCATAGAAAACTCCCCACCTTTTCACTCGTAAGAATAGCACATTTTAAGGAGGTGAGTGAGTGACAAATTTTCGACAGGGGAAGACGAAATACATAAGGATGTATTGTCCAGACTGCGGAGAGGTACTAACAAACTATATAACTCAAATAGGTATGGGAAGGTATAACTCAGCTAATGAGCTTTATGTAGAGGACATCGCAGGTATGAAGTTTTATTGTCAAGACTGTGAGACCGGATACTATGTAGAAGAGCCTACTATCGTATCTGACCGAGATTTTATTTAAACATAAGGAGATGAAATAATGAGTAAACAACCATTTAAGTTAAGGTGGGATTACACGTGCGGAGCAGAGCAACTAGGCACTGCAGACGCATACAATCGTTGGGTTAGAATAGGAGAAAGAGAAGATCGGCCTTGGCAAGTGGATACCTCTAGTGATAGACAGCCAGATAAAGTAGTAACTAAATCTCGATCACTAGGTATAAGTGATATTAACTCATTAGAATATAAAACTTGTTTAAAACTATTGATTTAAGTTACAGACTATGTTATAATGTTAAAGTAACTAAAAAAAAATTAGGAGGAGAATATACATATGTCATTTATGGATATTATTAACCAAGAATCACAAAAACTTGCAAGTAGCGGAGGAAGAGACAACGACAAAGTAAAGTACCCTGAGAGAAAACAAAAACCTTTGTTTTTTGCCAAAGGAGAAACGGCTAAGTTAATTCAGATTATGCCTAGCGCAGATTTACAGAGTGAGTTCTTCGTACCTATTAGAACAATCTTCTTGACTGCTATGTCATCTAAGGGTAAACAAATTAAGAGTAACTTTGTTTTAGACGCTCAAGAGAACCCGGGTTCATTACTAGAACAAAAGATTGCTGAGTGGAGCAGTAAAGGGATGATCCCGAACGGTTTTGGGGGTCAACAGTCTCCAAGAAAGGTTTTCTTGTATAATGTTGTTCAAGTTTTTCAAGACCCTAATTCAGGAACATTCGTTCAAGAGAGAGATCAACAAGGTAATCTAGTAGTTCGTCTTTTTGAAATGCCTTATTCGGCACATCAAAAAGTTATTAACCTCCTAGGAGACCCTCTATATCGTCCAGAAGGTACAAGTGAGCTATCTTTCATGGATGTAAACCAACCTAGACTTGTTAAAATTTCTAAGCCTCCTAAAGGTTCTATGGAGTACGGGGTTGATGTGTACACCAACGTTACACTCCCACCTTCTGGAGATGGATGGGAAACTAGACTAGAAGACCTACGTGCTAACGCAGTACCTACAGAGCGTTTGGAAAACGGAGACAAATGGGTCCAAGCTTTCATTGATATGAAGGAAGGTCGTAAACCTAATCAAGGTAGCAATCAATCTCAAGAAGCTCCTGTGGAAATGGGCAGTTCTACGATGGCTAACCCTTATGCTCAACAACAGCCACAAATTAATGTACAACAACAGCAACAAAGTACATATACGCAACAACCTAACATGTTTGCTGCGCAACAACAACCTAACATTTCCATGCCAACAGGTATGCAACAGCAGCAACCGCAACCGCCTAGTCAGCCACAACCACAACAAAATCAGTTTCAGGCAGGGAATGTACCTACAGGAACCCCTCCAGCAGAAGGTCTAGTTACAGACCCACTTCCAACTGATTTTGGTGTTACTCCGGACGTAGGTAGTACGGGGGCAGATTTAAACCCTTATGCAACAACACCAACAGTGACTGCGAACAACGAAACACCTTCAGTACCAGACGTTGCTCCAGCAGCACCTACGCAGCCAACAGTTAATACGGCTCCTGCTTCACCGAACCAAGACACCGTACCTACACACAACGTAGATGTTAATAACAACGGTCTTTTGGATATCGAAAGTATGCTTGACGAGCAACTAAACGGCAACTAATCAAAGTTATAGGTGGTAGTTTAGTACAATACTAGGCTACCTCCTTCAAATATGTAAAACAAACGGAGGGAACTAATTTGGCAAGAAAAAAACAGAATAAACCAGTTGCTGTAGACATTGATCTTTCTTCACTAGCAGATGATGCAGGACTTACACTTCTTAGAGACTCTGATTACGCTTTAGTAAAAGACCGTTTACCTACTTTCCTACCACGAGTAGACAAAGTATTTGGTGGCGGACTTCCTTTTGGTCGTATGATTGAAATAGCGGGTAAGCCGGGAGGAGGAAAATCTACTTTAGCTTTCCATGTATCTAGGGTCGCTACTAGTTTAGGCTGTATTGTCGTACTGATTGACGTAGAAGGTACAGCAGACCGGGAACGTTTAGCTCACTTAGGAATTGATGTTAGTAAGATTCTTGTTAAGCAGCCTGATCCTTCGTCTGGTATTAGTTTAACAGTAGAAGAGATTGGTAGAACTGTAGAGCAATGTCTCGAATTGTTTACTAAAAAGTATCCGGGAGTTCCGGTAGTATTTGTTTGGGACTCAGTAGGTATCACGCCATGTCAAGATGAGTTAGAAAAAGACTTCGGAGATAAGAACGTAGGCTCCCGAGCAAAAGCTATCACTCAGTTTGTAACAAAAGTCGCTCCAATGATTACAGAGGCTAAGGCTATGCTAATTGGTATTAACCAAGTTCGGGATGACATCGGAGGAAACCCTATGTTTGCCGTAGATAAGGTACCGGGTGGTAAGGCTTGGGAGCATTATGCAAGTCTTCGATTAGTTGTCAGAGCGTCAAAACCTATTAAGAAAGGTACGGACAAGATCGGGCATAACCTCGTTATTAAAGTTAATAAGTCTAAGGTGTCTAGACCTTTCCAAGAGGCGCAAGCTTTCCTTATCTCAGATAACGGTCTAGACTATGAGTATAACTTGGCTAAAATGGCTGAGGAAGATGGGGTACTCTCTGTCAAAGGTCATAGTTATGAGTACGTAGATCGTAATGGTGAACTACATAAAATGAAGAGAGATAATTTTATTGAGTGGTTGCGAACACCGGAAGGGCAACATGTGCGAGAAGAAATTCTGAGTAAATTAGTAGAGCTGGAATACCCGGAAGGTACATATCCTATATTTAATAACGAAACTCTTGATATTTCAGGGTGGATCGATAAAGTAACTCCACAAGAAGCCGTTGCTACTTCTAATGAAGTTTCCACTGATTCAAGTGGTGCAGAAGATTTGATCGCTGATGTTCAGAACGAGATTACAGGTGAGATAGGGTAATTCCCTACCTCACTTTATTATAACAGGAAGGCGGGGTAAATGTGATGAAAGACTCACCGGGAGATATCATCGCTTCTACTCTCGAATACTATCGAGAGAGAACAAGAAGCAATGACACGAAAGTTCCAACACCTTATCAGGAAATTAAAAAGAAGCTGCAAAAGACCATTGACGAGGGTAAACGAGTTCTTATTGATGTTAAAGACTCGTACAGCGTTCAGACAGTGATTGTGCGCTTCGAATACGTTCATGATAGATGGGCTATGGGTAAATCCATTTGTTATCTAGACGGGCAAGAAGTTAAAGTACCATATACTATTCATTACTCTGACATTTATTGCGATAAGATGAAAATTAAAGTCATCACGGAGGGGGAGAATCCCTTTGACAAGAGATGTTGAAAAAGAGCAAGAGCAGATTCTCAACGGTACACGATTTATGGTAAACACAAACGAAAGTAAAGGGGTTTTTCTGAGGGACGTTGATAAACTTATGCACCAGTATAGGAACCTCAGATTAAGTGTTTTTAACCTCTACAAAGATCGTCTCCCTGACCCTATTTCACAGGAAGAGCTCAAAAGCTACATAGATGAACAGTTTGTCAGATTAGTAAAGGAATACGACATAAACGGTCCCGTCGATTTCCCCGGGTATATCAAGACTAAATTGAATTACCGAGTTAAACATTCGTACATAAAAGGTGAACACCGAGATCGGAAAAGAGTTTTTATCCCTAAGAATGATTTCGATATCACCAACCTTTTAGAGAAAAACAGCATGACTGATGAAGAGCTTGATTACTATGAAGTGTTAGAATACACCCTCCAAGATGTAAGATTCTCTGACCTAGATAAAGAAGTGCTCTACTACATCCTTCAGGAGATGCCCGACGGACAGATTGAGAAGAAAGTAAAAGATAACCACCGTAATGAGAGGGTTAGTTCTAATGACATCCGAGATGCGATCAAGAATGTCCAGATGTTTATTAAAACACGATTAGAAGAAGCTTTAAAGGATGACTAAGTGCTATATTATAAAGGACAATATTTAAGAAAGGACGGGAAAAATAATGGCTGAAAACAAAAAAGTAAAAGCAAAAGTTGTAGAGGTGCCTACTGAAGCACCTAAAGTTGGTCCTAAACTAGTTGTGACTACTATCATCTACCTTATTGCTATCGTTAACGCTGCCGCAGCATCCCTCGGTTTCAATTTCAATATTGACGCTGATTATGAGTTCATTTATCAAGGGGTTTCTCTTGTATTCATGGTAGGAAGCTTTATCCATGCTTACTGGAAGAACAACGATGTTACTAAAAAAGCCCGTATTAAAGCAGAAGTATCCAAGCAAATTAAAGTAGACTAATTCATACGAGAGGAGTAAACCACAATATGAAAATTTCAGATGTTCTAGCTCAAGATACAGTTACTCTGAATGACGGAGACTATCTTGTAGCCAACACAGAATCCGTAGGTTTCTTCCCTACAAAGGGAGAAACTCAGAACTTGCATTTGGGTAAGTACCACTTTAAAATCGTATCTAAAGGAGACAACGCTTTTGACGTTGTACCTCTAGTTCTTTCTGAGGACGGTCAGTCTTTTGTACCCGACGAAAAGAACCCAGTTGTTTCTCAGTCTGGGGACAAACTCGTGTATATCACACCTAAGAACGATCCGTACTTCAGAGACGGCTACCATAACACAGGAGCTCATGAAGTAAAAGACATCCCTGCGGGAGAAGAAGCACGTCAAATTCTTATTGCTTTCTTGGAGTTTGCTAACAGCCAGTACTCAATGGGTGTTAATGACTTCCGTCTTGAAGGTGAAGACTACGATACTAACGTACCTTCTGCACCAAAGAACTTAAAGTACACTAGTACTTCAGACTCAGCGACAGTAACATGGGACGCAGTACCAGAAGCTGATTCTTATAAGGTTTATAGAGGTGCTGAGAAAGTATTCTACAAGGAAGTTACGGAACCTAGCTGCTTAGTAGAAGACATCGCAGCTAATACAAACTTGTCAATCAATGTTACGGCTGTCAACAGCTTTGGAGAGTCTCCAATGAGCTATATTAAGGTTAAAACGCAGCCAGCTTCCTAATGTTATAACCTACATAAAAGAAGGGACTTCGGTCCCTTCTTTTTTTTTGTGTAAACCCTGAAATATTTTTAATATTTTGTTGACGATCAATGTTATACCTGATAGAATGTAACTACAGGGAATAACTCTGCTATAAAGGAGGGAGACAATGGAGGATAAACCAAGGGTACGGGCTTTTGTGCCGGAGACTTTTGAGGGTGTAACCAGTGTAGCTATTTTACAAGAGATTTTAGACCCTCAGATACAGCTTGATATACAGTATACTCGTCACCTTGACTTTCGAGATTATCACTTGTTTAAGGACGCAGAAGTAATACTTGTACTCGGATTTGCTTATAAAGGGTACGCACTGCCTGATGGGTTTTACACTGAGACTGATGTGCCTTTCATGGACTTTATTCACAGTAGTACATACGGAGAACGCATCGAAGGGAAACATATTTTATCGACTGTGAATGAAGACATGGACCCGATTAAAGATGTTTGTAGGTTCATAGAACTACACCCCGAGTCCACAATGTTATCTAAATATGTAACTTTCTCAGATAAAGCACGTCTCATGATTGAAGCCGTTAACGCTTATCGTACATGGACTTGGAGTAGTAATAATGTAACCCGAGTACTACACGCCCTGTACCACGCAAGTCGAAAATGGCTGCCTAATTTAATTAAAGGGAAAAGCCTTCAAGACGTTGTCAAAGAGTATGCTCCTGTAATTCAAGGACAGATGGAAAAAATGAATGATTACATTGTAAGAAAACGAGAGATGGCAAAAGCGTACAGCATTGAGTTTGATGGAGTACCATGTGTACTAAAAGTGGTCTTCGCTGATGAGTACATAAATGAACTGGCAAATGATTTACTTAACATGGAGCCGGATTCCGTCCCTGTTATCGTATGTATTGGAAGATCAACTAAATCAAACGACATGTTTTCTATTCGAACTAAGGGAGTTCACGCAGGTAACATAGCATATTTAATTAACGAAGGGTCGGGTAAAGAAACAGCAGCTAATGTTTTTTCTGGTGTTGGATACTCTGAACTTGTGGGGAACTCCATCGTTAAACAGCTTAACCAAAGTCAACGGAACACATGAATATTATGGTATAATAGAAGACAGGGAGGAATTTTTCATGAGTAAACTTTCATATGAGTATCGGTTACGGGCTTTTTGCTGGGAATCAGGTAGTGTCAGCAGTAATACTTTTGGGGCGCTTATCCACACGATTGACGAGTGTGTCAAAGCGGGAGTTCTTGCCTTAATAGAGGACTCTACCGACTACTGTAGGTTCTATGCAACAGTTTATAACAAGTATGTTTCGACGGTTACCGGGAAACGATACAATCTGATGTATCATGTCAGAACACCAGACTATCTAAAAGATTTTGACTGTGAGTTTGCGTTTACCGAGGATCAAGATTGATATATTAAATAGCTACAAATAAACTATAGGAGTGGATGTATTTGAGTAATAAGAAATTATCACAAGAAGAGAGAGAACTACTTGGAACTGAACAAGGTGCCCTAGCCGCAATTCTAGGGTACCTAAAAGCAGAACGAGGTAAAATGCCTCCATCTGTTGTAAACAAACAAATGGTATCTTTAGGGTATCCGAAACAAAAGAAACAAGACCTTACCCGTGTTATATCTGAGTTCTCGAGCAATCCTGCACTAGAGAATTTATTTTTTAAAGCCTACAGCAGGATTATTAAATTAGACGACATCCCTTCAGCTCTTGGAGAAGATAGCTCTCTGAAAGAGACAAATTTGTTTGACCAGATTACCCCTTATGTAGTAGATCAGGAAGGGATGAATGCAAACTGGAGAGAGCTTAGAAAACTTCAGCGGGAGGGAGTATACACTCAACATCTCTTTGAAGGACTTAAAGAGAGTATTGTAAAGGAACTTAGCGGAATGCCTAGAGCTAAGTATCTAAGAACACCTATCCCTAAACCATCTAAAGGAGACAAGAGCCTTATTCTAGCATTCTCGGATTGGCATATCGGGTCCCTAGTATACAATGAGGACACAGGCGGATATCACTTTGAGAAGTTAAAAGGTCAAATTCAAGATGTGGTTGATCAAGTTCAACAGCTTATTGAAGACCTAGATATTAAACACTTATACATATTCCATATCGGAGACATTATCGAACATATCTCAATGCGTAACGTGAACCAAGCATTTGATGCTGAGTTCCCGGCAAGTGAACAAATTGCAAAAGGGGTTAGAGTACTTGCTGACCTTCTTAGTACACTATCTCAACGTATCCATGTAACCTTTGGAATTGTTTCTGGAAACCATGATAGATTCCAAGGGAACAAGAATGATAAGATTTATAATGACACTGTAACATACATAATTTTAGACATGCTGTTCCTCATTCAAGAGAGCTTTGGAGGTTTACCTAATGTAACCCTACTTGACAACAGGAAAGATACATACGAGTTTACAGTCAAGGTTGCAGGTAAAAACGTTAAGGTTAAACACGGGGACCACGAGAAGAAGAAAGACGATGTTAAAATTCCTAAACACATCAAGGATGAGCCGATTGATTTGTTATATCTAGGCCATATACATACCACTCGAATTGTGCAGGAAGATTTTTCAAGATTCCATATCTATGTAGGAAGCACCATGGGAGCTAACTCTTACAGTAAAGAGCTGAACCTACCAACAACTTCACCTTCTCAGATGGTTACAGTGCTTACAGAGGGTAGCGATACACCTATTTTTATTCCGATTATGCTAACAAATAAGGAGGACACACAGTAATGAGTATGTTAACTACTATAGCTGTTGCATGTTACACGCTGGTTGGTATATCTTTTGTTATAAATTTAGAAGCGTTGTTAAGTGAGTCTAGAAAGCTAAAAAAACAAGGCCAGCACCCTCTAACAGGTAATAACATTTTTACACTGGTTCTTAGAACATTTGCAGAGGCTGTAACGGTATTTCTAACTTTACTATTATTTACAGCCTTAGACGTTAACGAAACAGTAACGATGGGGGTAGCTATTATGACTGGGGTGACATTACTCCGAGGTGCTGCTGCATATGCGGCGACATTATTTGCTCTATCTGTTACAATTCATATCGGCAGACGTAAAAAGAAGAAAGAAGTAGCAGAAGAGGTTAAAAAGTTATCTAAAACGTTTTAAGAGAGGGAGGCGCTTTAATAGTGCCTCTTTTTATATTACAGTAGACAAAAGACTGTAACTTATGGTATAATTTCAAGGAATGTTATATAATCTATATTAATATTAAGATTGTAAAAATTGCTAAACACAAGGAGTGGTGGTAATGGAAAACGAGTTTGATATTATTGAACCAGAAAGCAGTAAGCTTACATACATTAGAAAAGGTATTCTTAAAATAGACGATGAGCCTATCTATATTGTGGACCGTATTGAAGAACCCGGACTATCTTATGTGCTGGTATACGCAGTGAATAACCCTAACGAGAAACCGTTGAAGAAAGCAGGTTCATTTGTTCAGGAGCCTCTATCTATACCACCTAATTCACCGATTTTAACAAAAATGATCAAAAGGGTGACAACAAAGAAAAATAAGAAGTGGGTAACACATCCGCCGTTGTTTACAGCTCCAGTAGTTGCTAACTACACTTGTTCGATTACAGGCAGAAGGGAAGCTGGGTTTTTTGAGCGTGAACCGGATAGAGAGTCTGTAGAATATGGTAAGCGTAAACTGATTAGAGGAAAGAATACTGGAGTATTTATCGGGATATCTGCGGTGACTTGGGAAGACAAGTGGACAATTCCAACAGAGTCTATAGTTGATGCTCTGGTTAAACATAAAAATATGAGTAACTTCTATGATCTGGCCGGGAATAACCAAGACAAGAACAATCCACTGTCAAGCGTGTATAACCCGGAGGAGAACTAACTTGTAACAAGGAGAAATGTGTATGGGAAAGTTATACGAAGACAAAATAAAGGAATTAATTTTGAAAAAGAGGCATATATTTTTGTCAAGCGGGTATAGTAGTACTGTGCTCTTCGAAAAGGGCATCGTTATAGGCTCCACTATAGCCGACTGTCTAATCTTTTCTCAGGAGAAAGGGATAATAGGCGTAGAGATCAAAACCGAGTACGATACAACCCGGAGACTCAATAAGCAGCTAAAGAACTACAGTCTTGTGTGTGACTATGTGTATGTGTTGTGTCATGATAATCATGTTGAAAAGACAGAAGAGATATTAAGTAAAAATAATCATCATCATGTTGGTATCTTGGCATATACTGAGTTTAGAGGGGATGCAATACTGGGTGTTTACAAAGAGCCTGTACGTTCACCTAAGAAGAAAGTAGAGATGGCCTATCATATGCTGTGGAAGGAGGAGTTATCGAACATTTTAGGAAGTTTTAAGAAACAGGTACAGACGTTGGAAGAGAAAGGGTTAAAGGTAGATGTAGCAAAGAGCCGCTCTAACGGCTTACACGGACTATACACTAAGTCTAACGCTTCTAAGAAGTACCTAACTAAAAATGACTTAGCTAAAATGATCGTGTCCAGACTAGGTAAAGAAGCAGCTAACCAGCTTCTATGTGATATCTTCATTCAAGGGAGGATGCACCCAGATAAGCAGTTAAAATACCATTATTTTAAAGACACAGGCAAATAGAGGAAGTTTACTTACTGGTTACACAGTGCTATAATAAAAATGTCGATAGACGAACTTTAGTTAAATAGGAGGAGTGGTATTACCATGATTATGAACTTGGTAAGATATGCAGGAGATTATTGGATTACGTTGGCGGATTATACTAAGACGAGAGATACAGAAGGATACTCTGATCACGCTTCAGTTAAAGCGGCAATTAGAACCTATGTTGTCAAACAAAGCCAAGATAGATATATCGCTTTTAGAGGGGAAAACCAGATCAAAAACATCATTCAGGAGAATAGACACAACAAGCTATTTAATCCTGAAGACTTTGAAGGTCACACTAGAACTGCTCTAATTCACTGGAGTATGTTAGACACACTGAACAATCGATTTAAAGTAGACGCATCGCAGGAAGAAGAATTTAATGAGTTTGTGGAAGAAGCTCGAAAAGTTGTTAGCCAGGGTATTTACGTTGTTGATTCTGCTCAGGGCACTAATGAAGATACCAGCGCTATTGAAGGACGCTCTTCTATCCTACGTGATCTACGCAGCCAACTTACTCGTTTAGAAAAAGAAATTGAAACCAAGACTAAAAATAAAGAGAAAATTTTACAGGCTATTAACGCATTAGAGAGTATGCAACCGGAGGATTTCTAAAAAATATGATACAATATAGATATGGGTTATAAAGGTGACATTATTTTAAGTACAGTGTTGCCTTTTTTCTTTTTATGCTATATAATATACATAAGACAGACAGGTGGTTACAGATTATGAGTAAAAATTCAAAACAGAGTTCATTATCACGATCTATAGCACGAGGAGGAGGTGCCCGAGGTCTTACAGGCATAAACAGTAATGGTAAAGATGCTTATAAGAGATCGAAGCAAAGTACAAAGGGACATTACAAACTGGAGTTCATCGAGACTTACGATAAGATTACAGAGAAAGATATAGAACTCAGAAAAGTTTACGGTATTGATTTAGTGTCAGCTAACGTAGGAGTACCTACAGATATGATCCGCCTGAAAGCTAAGAAGAAGACTGGAGATCAGACTCTAACTTCCTTAGATGAGGTGTACTACGTTAAGGTTGGAAAGGATACGTACGGAAAGCTGTCTATACGTACGCAGAGGCTTTGGAAATCAAACATGCTTATATTTGTATTCCAGAAGAAGAAAACCGCCCCTAAGCCTCCACAAAAGGCATTTAGCCGTAAAGTCGGCTTTAAGAAGAGGACAGCAGGACAAAAAAGCCAAGCAAGTAGAAAATCATATAGAACTAGAAGAGAGGGAAAACATTAAAATGAATATTGGTGGAAATACTCTAAAAGATTGTAGCTTAACTAAACTTAAAAACTTACTTAGTGATAAAGAGGTATATGGAATTTCCTATACGAACAGTTTCTTCAGTAGACGATACCTCTGTAGATCACACGTATTATCTGATAAAGTTGACGTAGAAAATAAAACTGTTAGGTTAGGATTTACTACTCGGTTAGAAGAAGTAGGTATGATGGAGATTGAAAACACACTAGATGTTCTTGAGAAATATAAAGCAGGAGACGCTCCCGGGTTTACTCCTGAAGGGTTGCTAGATGACGGGGAAACTAACAATATGCCTTTAGAGCTCGTTTCTGTAACTAGATACTTATACAGCCTAGACCTGCTGCTTATCATGGAAAATCCTCAATTGACGTATCAGGATTTTACAATTGCAGGAGAAAAGTTTACACTAGTTAATATTAATCATCAGTTAGGGGAAGACGAAGAAGGTCCAGAGTTTGAGCAGACTGTTTCTCTTTTGTTTGCAGAGCCTAACGGACTATCAATCTTTTCTCACTTCTATAATAAAAAACTGAGTGTTAGAGATACAAAGTTGTTGTTGGACCTTATTGTAGACGAGAATATCACAGGAAGGGCTATCCGCTGGGTTAAAGTAGAGTCGTCTTCAGGAGTACATAGCGTTATCTTCCCGTATGACGAGCTTATTAGTGCATATACAACGACTGAGGGTAACTATGTGTTTGGTTCTGGTACTGGGTATGTAACACTTCCACGAGAAGAATTCAATAGCTATCGAGCAGAGTGTATTCCACAAAGTAATGGAGCCTACGAGATTGAACTAAAGAGTTCCAAGAATGCCGGGAACACGATTAGAATTTTCATGGAGTAGGGGAGCAGGTGAGTATATCTCTGAGCATAGTTTAGGCGGAGAGACTGATTAACAGTCTCTCTTTTTTTTTGTTTTTTGTACGTCCAATAAGTAAAAAACAATACAAAATAGTGTATAATAGATATATAAGGTGAACAAGGTTTCTAACAAATATCTTAAATGAACTTTCCATGTTCAAGATCTCAATCCGCATCTTATTGTTTAAAAGTCAACAATATTGTTAATTTTTCTCTAAAAATCACCCAATTTTAAAAATATCTTGAACGATTTACTATATTATTGTAGAAACCTTAAAACACAAGGCTTCGGCCACATTTAATAAATACACTAAACTGGAAGGGTTGAACTAAAATGGCAGATAAAAAAGACATGAAGAAAAAATCTATTAGCTCCAGCAGCGTACTGGTGCAGCTCTACAACAATAAGAAATTAGTCACAAAAGTGGACAATATGCTTGACGAGGAGCTATCATATGATTATATAATTGACTTCTGTAAGGAGAATGGTTTAAGTATTTCAAAAGCTTCCCTCACGAACTACAAGAAGAAACGAGAAGAAGCCATCCGTACAGGTAAACCACTAATTCAACTGTTAGACAAGCGAGCTAAAGACAATGTCACATACATCACGGATAAGAAAGTAGACACATTTAAAAACACACTTAAAGAGCCTAGTGAGCCTGCTGGGGTACATGACATTAGTAAAGTGGATCAGGTGTATAATGATATCGAACTTCTAGATGAGGTTATCCGTAAAGGTATGAAAGGTTTAAAACAGTTTGATGTCGTAGATACCCCGTTAGCCATGAAGGCTATTGAACTTAAAGCGAAGCTGACGAATAACCAACTTAGTGGCTTATCTATCGCCGGGTTGCGTGAGCTTAAATTACGGATGGATGCTCGACAATCTGCAATTGCAGAAGTCATTATGAAGTATGTACCAGAAGAGCAGCATGATGATCTGTTTGCAGACCTAGAGGAAGCTGAGGAAAACTTTTATGCGAACCTAGACCTTACAGAGGAAGACAAGCGCATTACAGAAGCACTAAAAACAGCGGGAATTGACCTATAGGAAGGAGAAGTGAGCATGATTGCACTGGAACCAAGTGAGTACACAGAGCTTAATTTTGTAACATACGATACCCTTGAAGAGAAGCTGCAAGCGTTATTGAGTGGAGAGATTCTGTACATTAAAAAATTCGAAAAGAGAGAAGGAGGAGACGTGCTTGTTCGATTAGAGAAGAAAAAGCACACCGTTTCTCAGATATCGTTCAGTTTAAAACCTGCGGAAGGTGAAGAAAGGTTTTGGGTTACATACAACATAGGCATTAATGACCTCTCTTTGTTTACCTGCTTTAAGTTTGAAGAAAACACCTTTAATTATACCAACAAGTTTATGATTAATGATGTAGTGTTTTATGAGAGCGAGGATGGACGTAAGGACACAGCTATTGTAGAGGGCGTGTACGTGTCGATTGTAGACCCAGATGTGTTCGCCTATAAGCTGTCTAGGGACGATGGGATTTACGCAGAAGAAGATTTAACACTTGATAAGTATATGTAGCTAAGGTTCGAGATACAGGGTTTATGCCCTGTATTTTTTTTTGCATATTTTTGTTGACAGTAACATAGACTGTATGATATCCTCTGAATATAGGAAAATATGGAGGAGGACAAAACATGTCTAAAGTTGAACAGTTAATTGATATGACTAGAGATTTTGAGGAAGAAGTATCTGAATTTGACGAGTTATTGCAACAGGCAGAAAAAATTAAAGGAGAGGCTGAACGAGTTAGCGATGTAGACGATAAAGAAGCCCTTCAAGAGATTATTGCAGAGATGTATCAACTAGGAGCAACCGTTGCAGAAATTCAGAGACGGCTACGTGTATCTTCGGGATTTATTTATTCGTCACTAGATCGCTTTCAAGTTCCACGCAGAGCAACTAAGCAGTATTTTACTAAAGGGAACTTACGTCTTGCATCTCTAACAAAAGAACAAAAACAAGGAATTATCAACGACTATCTAACTAAAGTTCCTCTAGAATTTATTTTTAAAAAGTATAACATTAACAAGAATGTTTGTTATAAAGTCTTAGACGAGGCAGGAGTTGACAGACATCACAAACGTTCAGTTGGAGCAGGAGATTATCCGCCTAAATCGACTTTGCAAGGGGCTATGGTTAGACCTCCACGAGTGTCAGAAGAAGAAGCGAAGAGTCTTCATGATCCTTCTCTTATTACAGACTTAACAGAGGACTTAGAGCAGTGGCATGAAAAGATGGTAAAAGTTAACCTTGAAGATGTAGATAATATTCATATCCGCCGAGAAGACGACACTATTTATGTATCTGTTTCTAAATCGATCGGAAAGAACTCAGTGAAAAGTATTGAAATCAAAACACCAACTGCACATACAAAATTTTTCATTTAAAGGCAGCTAGTACTGGCTGAATAATATCTAATCAACCGGAGATATTATTACTGTATACGCTTATAACTAGTGTTGACTTTTAGACCGACTGTTGTTATACTCATGTTAGGAAAGGGATACAGACAAAATGAAGGAGGATACAGTAATGAAAAACAAGGTTGTTTTACAGCAAAATGGTGAAGTTGCAGTTGTTAGGCTTACAGACAAAGGTGTAGAGGTTGAGCGAGAAGGCCAAACAGAACCACTCAGGTTTACGAATAAGTACACTGTAAAGTCTGTTACAGAAGCGTTTAAGGGTGCAGGGTGGGAAGAAGTATCTCCAGAAGAGGACGACAAAGTTATCATTTTAGAACTGGAGAAGTGGCTAAAGAATCCGTCAGAAAATAAGACCATTGCAGCAGCGGAAGGTAAGGGCGTATCTCAACAAGACCAACGAGTAGTACAGTCCTCAGTAGAGCAAGACATCCCCCTATCCATTCAACAGCAAGTAGATGAATATCTTAACCTACACGCTCAAATGAGTGAACTAAAGAGTAAGATGGATGAAGTTAAAACAGATGTTAAAAAGTATATGGAAAACAACGATCTTAAATCCATCAAAGGAACCTTTGGTAAACGAGTGGAGCTTGAAGATGCTAAGGCATCTAACTCAACTTCTCGATACACTGATTACGAGCTTGAAGACGTATCTGCGGTGCTGAAAGAGGAACTCCTTTCTCAGGTAACTGAGGTTCGAGTTAACGCAGATAAGCTTGACAGCGTGTTGAAAATTGAAGATGTGTCCGATGATATTGTTAAAAAAGTCAAAGGACTTAAAGTAGTTAAAAAAGGTACACCACGGTTTAAGGTTAAGAACTAAGTGTGAGGTGGTGGAGTGATGTCTGAAAAAATAATTGATGAAGATTATGAAATCATCGGCAATATCTATCAAAATCCTGATTTATTATTGGAGGCTACAAAATGAGAGAAATTAAGTTTCGGGCGTGGAATGCTCCACTTAAAAAAATGGATTACAGCCCTTTAAATGCAGTTGGTTTTGATGGAAAAGTATATTACGGGAATGCGGATATAACGGGATTTTTCGAAAATATTATGCAATACACCGGATTGAAGGACAAAAACGGCCGGGAGATTTACGAGGGGGATGTCGTAAAAGGAATACGTGATTCACATTGGCATGGTGGCTATGACATCGTTCTCGGTAAAGTTGAATTCGATGAAGAAACATGCAGCTTTCGTGTTGATGGGGGCGGACTTCTGTATCGTATTGAGGAAATCGAAGTCATCGGCGACGTGTATCGAAATCCTGAGTTATTGGAGGCTAAAAAATGACACATCTTCACTATCGAGTGTGGGACGGAGAACGGATGCATTATTGGGATGATGAGGGGGTAAGCCTGACCATCGAAAGCGATGGAAGTTGGTTCTTATGGCACGCTTTCGGCGTCGGCTGGGTTGTATATAGCGATGATAAAGACGCGGTGCTCATGTGGGGAACCGGCGTGAAAGATGATGAAGAGAAAATGATCTATCCGGGGGATGTGGTCGAATATGAAACGAGAAACCTTGTGCAGGCTTTTGGTGGAGACGGCCCGGAATATTTGCTAGAAAGGCGCATCATCTGCTCGTTCGGAGGAAAGCACAATGTCCCTTGCGGATTTCTGGGGAATTTAAAGGTTATCGGGAACGAGTATGAAAATCCCGGTCTATTGGAGGCGGCGGAATGACGTGGCTCGACTTAGTGAGAAAGTATTTTCCGGATGCAAATGATAAGCAGTGCGACTTTATTTTGTGGGAAAAGACTGCTTTTCCTTTAGTGCCTGCGGAAACTGTTGAAAAGCAGTTGCAGGAGTATCAAATGATGATGTTTGCAGATAGAAGGAGTAACCGGATCAATAAGGAGGCGGCGGAATGAAATTAAGTTTCAGGCATGGGATTTAGATGCTGAACAAATCTAGGGAAGAGTTCTTTACACATCATATAAAATCCTACGCTAAAGATACTGCTAACTAGGTTATAAGGAGGGTAACTGAATGGCATTTTTTAAGTCAAAATGTTCGGAGTGTGGAAAAAGAGAACCAATTGTCCATACTGACTGTGTATCTACTATGACCAACGGAGATTTAACGTTTCGTTATTGTGCAGAATGTCACCAAAAGAGAGAAACCATAAAAGCGCAGAATAAAGAGGATTACGAGAAGCGATTTGAGCCAATACGAAAAGAACAAGAGAAACAACGTAGATATGAGTATTTAAAAAGAGAAATTGAACTGATTGAACTTGAAAAGAAAGCAAAAGAATTAGGCATTCACTAGTTCACAATTCAGTAACTACTCGACTAAGTTATAAGGCAGGTTTTATTGGAATGACACATGAAGTGAAAGATCAGCTTAAAACATTACAACTAATTAAACGACTAGAAACCATGCTTAATTCAGGGACTGTACCTGAGAGTCATGTCCCTTTTATCAAGAATAAACTCGATCGCCTAACCATTAAAGGGGGTGAAAGTCAGAGATGTATTTCCTGATCTATATTCTAATCGGGATGGTAATTGCGGGACTTAAATTCAACAAAACATTTAAGTCGTTTTTTACAGAAGAAGAACTGAAAACACTTAAAGAATCTAAAGATAGTACTTCGGAAGAGCTAACTGAAAAAGTAGTAGCTAGTTTTATTCTGGTTTTACTTCTATCCATCCTTATGATTCTATTCTACCCTGTTTTCATTGTTTCATCATTTGTAGCAACACTGGGTAAACTTAAACGAAAAAATTAACTACTTAGATAAGAAGGGGAGATCAACTAATGAGCGAAGTATATGTAAAATCTTTTGGAGCAGTAGGGGACGGAGTTACAGACGATACAGAAGCATTACAAGCAGCAATTGACGCTACACCTGTAAATGGGACTCTTTTACTTGAAGCCGGGGCAACTTATAAAACAAGCAAAGACCTAGTCGGAGTTAAAAACATTCATTTTCTAGGTAAAGGCGCAGCAATTGTCGCTACTCATCACAAAGGAAGAGGTTTAGTCTTTGAAGGCTCCTTAAAGGCTACAACAACCACTTCCGCAGCGTATACAGCCAACACTACATACGTAACGGTTGGGAGTACATCAGGAATGGCTGTAGGAGATCAGATCAGAATTTACCACACTGGAGACTTATATGATACATCTAGAGCTTACTATTATAAAGGTGGTAACTTCCTTATTACAAAAATCTCAGGAAACAATGTCTACATCAGCAGACGTATTCCTTATGACATGAAGTCTGGAGCAAAAGTCGAAGTATATAAACCGATTACAGTTACAGTAGATGACCTTACAATCAAGCATACGGGTACTCTCGGAAGCTCTGTATACGGGTCATACGGTTTAAATATCCGTTTCTCTAAATACTCTGAAGTAAGTAATGTTACAGTAGACAACTTTAACCACAACATTAAAATGGATATGACATTGAACTGTCTGTTGTATCGAGTTAAAACAGGTAAAGCATACTGGTCAGGTTCTTCTGAAAGCTATGGTGTGTCTAACTACTCCGGTAACGGTTTGATGATCATGCACTCTACCTTGAATAGTGGTAGACACGGATACACAACAACTGGACAAGAGACTTCATACGATACAGCCCTAAACAGATGTACGATCGGACAGGATGACGCTGTAGATTTAGCCGGACTAGACTGTCATGGTAACAACTACTCTTTACGGGCGCTAGAGTGTACAATTAAACGATTCCACTTGGCAGGAAATTGTTTGTTAGAGAGATGTACAGTTAACGAGAGTGCTAAGGGTAATAGCAGCAGCTTTATGGTAGCAGAAACACGACCTAGATCAAACTTCTTTTTGAAGGATTGCTATTTGTACAGCCCCGTATATAAAATTGATGCTTGGGGACAACAACCGACAACATCACGTAAATACATCGGTAGTATCGTATTTGAAAATGTGAAAGGTGGTGATGCTTATACACAATGTACGTTTAAGTCTCGTGACACAGGTGGCTCTGTTCAGGCAATTATCGACAAACTAATTGTGCGTGGCTGTGAGAACTTTACACTTGTTACAAATGAACAGATTAACAATATGTATTTTGAAGAAGTGAATACAAAACGAGATGCTAAAATTCTTGAACAAGTTGGAGATGCTAAAGCAGATAAAATTGAGTTTAAAAAATGCACACTGCCTGCACGTTGGAGAACCTTCTATCTAACTAATTTCAAGAACTTAAAACTAATCGACTGTAAATGGAATGTAATTAATTCTTCCGCAGCATCTATGTGGGTTACAAGTTCTGCTGCTTCAGTAGACTTAATCCGTACAGACTTTACATTTGGCGGAGGAGTAGAGACTGGTGGTCTTGATAAGTTTACAACAACTCAGACATCATCTATCAAATTTAAGCAGCCATCCTCTATTAAAACGAAACGAAGAGTAACGTATACTAATATTTAAGTAGGAGGAGAAAGCATGAAAAACCTTAAGAATTTTAAACGTATTGAAGGAGTCTATAAGAGAGCAGATATTCGAAAGAATGTACAGTGGGCGGTAGATATCCTTGCAAAAGAGATGAACAAGAGTGAAGACATGGAAGACATGATTGCATATTTAAAAGATGGAATTAGGGACATGAAACATTCTCGTCCAGATGTAAACTTTTCAGATACAAACTTCGGCCCCTTTGGAGTTTTTCTGACAGAAGAAGATGAGAAGATTTTTAAAGATAACATGCGAGACATCTTAGAACGGATTACAGAACTTAATAAGGAGCTCAAGTACGACGTTGTTCAACATTATATGCAGGTTCGTGGTTACAAAGATATGTATACTGCCTTTCCTAAAGTTGCTATTGAGATCATTATCAAAGATACTGCCTGTAAACTACTAGAAGAGTACGGAGGAGAATAAAATGATAGGTAAATATATTTTTATTGCTTCGAAAGAGGAAGGAAAAATCTTTACAGATAGTAGAAACACTATACGCATTCTCGATTCAGCCAACGAGTTTGAAAAGTTGAAGGAGGAATACTTAGATAAGAAAAACTATGCTGAGGTTATTCTCCTTGGGAGTGAAGAATGGGCTGTTAACACCCCATTTGGGGTAACTTCATGGAAGAAGGCAGAAGAGAACTAAGGAGCATAATAAGAAGGCTGTTGCCTTCTTATTTTTTTTTTTTGGAAAAAATGAATAAAAAACTATAGACAGCAATAAGACTGTATGTTACACTGTTTACAGATAGAAGTTACAGACTTTATAAGGAGGGTAGTACATGGAAGAGCAGAAGTCTAATAAAAATATAGATTACATGGTGTGGAAGGCGAGTGAACTAATCGAAGTAACTACTCCTGCTGAACTGCAGATTCTTGGTCGTATTACTGATCGTATTTTAAGAAAACGAGAAGAAAGAGGAGAGAAAGGTCTTAAAGCCTACCTCGTAGTAGACATGGATAAACCTTATGCAGATGAGATTAAAGAAGTACTGAAGAGACATGGAGAACTTTAAAGAGGGGCGAAGTATCTCAGGACAACGATGTCCAGCATTCAGTATAGGAGGTTTAGCTTGCATAGTATGCAACAGAAGATGAAGAAGTAATAATTATCCCAGTAGATAACTGGAGTTACTTCAACGTTTAGGGAATCCCGAATAGTTCAGAATGGTGTAGGTGTGAGTCAGAAGATACAAATCGTTTATTAACTTTGGTAGGTGAGAAATGATGACGAAGAAGAAAAAATTAATGTTTCCGATGTATTGTAATAAATGCGGTAAAGAGCCTCAAAAAGAAGAGAAAGACGGGTGGGAAGTAATGAAATTAGACTGTTCATGTGGAGGAAGAATAGTAACGGACTACACGAAATCGTACTACGAATAGTATTATATCTCCAAAATAAACAGACATAAACCGCACTGACAGCTCACTAATCCTCCGGAATCATGCCGGATTTCTTAGATGCCGTGGATGGTGTGCGGACTTTATCTTTGGGTGAAAGTGCTTTAGACGAAGCTCTAAAGGCCTACATAATGACTTTTTAAAATAAGATCGAGTAAAGAAGGAGACGGTATTTATGTTTTATTTTACACTTTTTTTGTATCTATGGTTGGCTATTGGTTTTTTAACTGCTTTTAAGTCCATTTTTGTAGATCAGATGCTTAAAGAAGGCAGTCCCTTGTATGATACATATGAAGGGAGGATGCTTAAAGACTTTACAATGAAGTACTGGTGGGTTTTCTTTCTTATCATTACCTTCCTTGGTCCGGTAGCACCTGCTATCGCTATCCGATCCAAAATACAGCTATGGAGAGCAAAGAGGGCTTACCTAAAACTAAAGAAGCTTGAAGAAGAACATAAAAGTAGGGAGGATGATCAAGAATGAGCGATAAAGCTAGGGAGTTGTTAGACAAGTATAAATTGATGCCAGCAAAAGAAGCAGGAGCTATTAGTAGGAAGAATCGAGAAGAACGCCGTGAAAGAGCGATTGAGGAGATAATCGAAAGAGTGAGTGGATCAATTAGGTGTGCTATAACTAGTGGAGAAACGTCAATTTATGTAGAACTTCCTCTTTTTACGCCCGAAGAAGCTATACAGGAATCGATAGCAATTATCGAACAAAACGGGTATCTTTGCAGTTATAAAACAACAGGTCCCTGTAAAATTCCTATAATTTCTATAGAATTTTAAGGTTAATATATAATACGGTGGAGGTAACCAATAATGAGTGATAAAGAAAACTTACTAGACAAGCAGAAACTTAAAGACTGGATGAAGAACAGGGTTAACTTAATTAAAGACCATTTTAACGAGGCTTAATCATCTTGATAAGGCAGAAGCCTTAGCTAAGCGCCGGGAGGAGGTATCTCGATGACTACATGTTTTATTGGATTTGGTGTAGGGTTAATTTTTTTCTTTCTTCTAGACAGGTTTGCAAGTAAGGACCCGATCCACTTTTCTGGCTTGTTTAAGAAAAGAGACATACCTATTTTGGCTGAAGAGGCTGCGTCTGTTAGGGATAAGCGGGTAGAGAAGTTAAAAAAGAAAATGCCAGTTAAAAAAATTATTAAACTTGCAGACCGAGCGATTCGAGAAGCTGCGGAGGACAGAGACAACTATACTATTATAAGGGTACCAATGGAATTTACACATAAACATCATGTACAAGAAGCGTGTGAAATTTTAATCAGCCGAGGATACTCTGTTAAGTTTTATAGGGGTTTAGGTTTTTATACCTGTAACGACTGGTGCATTAAGATCGAATTTTAAGGAGGATGTACAATGGATAGTCGTATAAAAGATATTGCAAAGCAAAGGGAAATTATTGAAGGAACTAAGGAAAGTATTTCATTAGGGATCGGCTCCTTGCCTATCTTTAACACAGACTTTCAAGTCGGGGATATTGTAGAAATAACTTATTCAGATCATGAGCCTGTTAAGCGGGATGGGTTTGACAAACTTTTATTGCTTACTTACATTGGCCTTCAAGGAAACTTAGCAGAAGACATTTACTTTGTATTCCAACCTTTTAAAAATGGGTTAGAGCTTGAAGACAAGTTCATTATCCTTAGCTGGATGGATATCGAGGATGAGAACTTCTTTTTGAATGTCGTAGACTCTGCTTATGGGCATGTAAAAGCGTATGAGGAAGCACTTAGGAAGTCATCATACATCGAGGAAGACATAGACAGGATTACACAAGAGATTGAGAAGCTGAATGCAGAGTTAGCGTCTCTCAATAGTTATTTTCAAGAACACACTTTGATCACATATGAAAAATTTGAGGATAACCCCATGACGGCATGGGCGGTTATAGATAGTGAGGAGGGTGAGAAAGATGAGTGACCAAACAACAAACAGTGAGCAGCAGGTTGTTAACGGAAAACAGATTTATGATCAGATTGTAATGTTAGAAAAAGAATGTAAGATGGCAAAGTTAGCGTATCAGAAGTTTGCTGGAGAGTTTGGTTATGATTACGAAGTGACAAAATCAATGAAAGAACTGTGGGAGAAGAAAAATAAAGAACTAGGCAGTCTCTGGGCTAAGGAGTATACGACTGAGCCAAAACTTCAAACAAATATTAAGGAAGCAATTAATGAGCTTAAAAGGCGTAAGAGAAGGCTTGATAAACATGTTGTGGAAAGTCCTGCCACAACCACTATACACGGGTTTATTCAAGCCCGAGCTTATGAATATGCACGTATAGCTGAATATCTACAGAGAGTCTTGGAAGGTGCTAGTCTAGTTGATGGAGAGGCGAGTGAACTAGAAACGATAAAGAACTCTTGTGATAAACTGTTTGAAGAGATGACAACTTATACACGGAAAACAAAGGAGATGTTTAACTATGGCAAAGCTTTCTGAACGTGGCTAAAAATAATTAACGATAAGCAGAACGAACTGTCGCAGACAGCTTATACACGATCGGAGTGGTTGACATGCTGATACTAGCAGCCATCTCATTGGCGGTTATTTTCTACCTACTCGGATACCATGCCGGGACATGTGATACAATGAAAGAATTGAAAAGAAGTAAAGGCAGATAAATACAGAGGACTGCACTGATAGACAATCTATACATGAAAAACAAAGGAGATGTTTAACTATGGCAAAGCTTTCTGAACAGGATTTACAGAACTTTAATTCTATGGACACTGTACAAAGGAATTTTATTAGTTTGTATCATAGCTACTGTAAACAAGTTAACAACATTTTCACCAATTATTATGCGTGGGAAGACCCTGTAGAAGAACTCAAGGATATTAGAGCAGACGTCATTTCAATGGCTACGGCCTTTGAAGGTACAACTGGAGACTGGAAAATGATTCACAACTTGTTTGGTGAATTAATACTTCGGATTGAAGAGCTAATTATTTTTCTTGGAAAGGAGTTCGATAAAAAGGAAGAGGCAACGGAGGATGGGGCAGAGAACGAAAGAACTGAAATCCGTCCAACAACTTTTGTAGCAGCGCTTCAGGAACTCCATAAGGCTAATGAGAATGAGTCGAAACTTCGAAAGAATATTCGAGAGATAGTTGACGAGTTAAAAGGGTGCAAGGAAGGTCTTAGAGAAAAACCGGAGAACAGCTCTGCTAAAGTTGAGTATACTCGAGAATTGGCTATTGAACATGCGCGTACACTCCAGTATTTGTGGAAGGCTATTAAAGGCGTTAGCTTTCTCGGTGAGGAGGAAAAAGCGCTGGAAACGTTAAAAGAAGAGTTTAGGCAAATAATCCATGAGGCAGATAAATACAGATGACTGCACTGATAGACAATCTATACATGAAAAAACAGGGGTTATCCCTTGTTTTTTTTATTTTGTACAGACATATCGAATTTTGTCCTTCCATAAGATTGAATCACAAAGGTATTACAAAGTATGCTGAAGTATTTCAAAGGAGGACATTTGTATGACATTTCAAGAGAATTTCAATGTGAAGGCGTTAGACGATGGTTATGGTGATGTGAAATTTGACAGCAAAGGTGTTCCAGCACTCATACCTTCCTTCGTAACAACATTTAAAGAAAAGCCGCAGGATGAGTTTTCAAACAAAAGTAAGCTTCAATACGTTGCCAGCGAGATTAACGGAAGAAGATATGTAGTAGGTGACTACGCTATGAAACTTGATCCTAATATTCGATGGGCTGGTGGAGAGAATAAACACGCCGATATGCGCTTCCCAGTACTTTTAAAAACTACACTAGGTCTAATGAGTTCTGGAAAACATGAAGTAATTGATACCCTTATGATGAATCTTCCGATTAAATACGACACACCGGAACGCCGTAAAGAGTTAGAGAACATCGCCAGAGGTACTCACCAAGTCAGTGTTAGTTATGATGGAGTGAACTTCGTTAAGAAGACAATTACTGTTGAAGGGGTGGAAATAAAGAAACAACCATTTGGAAGCTTGTGTGATGTAATTCTTGACGGCAATGGAGACATTAAAGATAAGGATATAGCTAAAGGGTTTAATGTAGTTGTAGATATTGGAGCCAGAACACTGAACATTCTAACCTTAGACGCTTTGGAAGAGCAACCAGAGTTATCCGTACAGTCTAATGACGGCATGTACACCGCTTATAGTCAGATTGGTAACTATTTAGAGAAAGAGTTTGACGTTATGATACCGGATGGTAAGCTGCCACAAATTATCAAGAGCAAAGAAATAAAGAACAGGAACATTACACCGCTGATTGACATGATTTATGAGAGCCATGCAAATACAATCCTAGCGACATTGGAGAAGGTGCTAATTAACTCGTGGGGTTTCGTCACTACAATTGTGTTTACTGGAGGAGGGGCAGACCAAGAGCTGCTGCGCCCGTACTTGGAGAAAGGATGCACCCGGGTCAATACAGTCTTCTTAGACCGATATGCTAATGTGAGAGGGTTAAGGAAGTTTGGTATCCGTCAGTCTAAGAAGACAATTAAACGCCCGAGCTCAAGCAACATTACGGTGAGGGTTGGTAATCGTGAGTACGTTCAAAAGTAGGAAGAACAACAGACGAACCCTCTATCTAAGTGACAAAAAGGACCAAGACATCCTCCAGTATATTGATCCACTGATCGGGGAGCGGTATGACTTCTCCTTCGTTATCAGAGAACTTGTTAGAGACGGAATTAAATATAGAAGCAGTCCAAAAGCTGCTTCTTCCTCTCCACAGGTTGTACACCTAGAAAATGGCATACAAAGTAATCCAAAAGAGCTGCCAAAAGTCGAATTGGAACGAAAAGAGTTGTCCGATAAGGATATTGAAGATCGTTTAGATAGCTTTTAAAGGCATCTTTCCCTTCTTCTTTCCCAGACTACATCTTTCCCATCTTTCCCGCTATTTCAAGGGAAAAACGGCCAAAACACAGGGAATTTGAATGTATATTTTTCAGGGAAATAAGGAAAATAGGGTGTAAATAAGGGGTGAAAATCGTGGGTTTGAAATACAAGATCACTTCCGGGTTTCACAGCAAAGAGCCGTTTAGAGATCATCTTCATAACGGAGTTGATTTGAAGATGGCTGAAGGAACTGATCTTAGAGCAATTGCAAGCGGTACAATTCGTGTAGCCGACTATGGAAATACGAACGCAGGAAAAACGGTGTTCATAGATGCGGCCGATGGTAAAACCTACATCTATGGACACCTCTCGGACTTTTCGGTGAGTAACGGCCAAACCATACACGCTGGAGAACTAATAGGACACTCAGGGAACAGCGGTTTTAGTACTGGACCACATTTGCACTTTGGCATAAAAGAGGGCGGCCAGTATTTAGACCCAACACCCTACGTACAGCTTCTTCAAGATATGAATAAGGGTTTAAAGGAGGCAGCGCATTCGAGTATGAATAACGGGCTAAGTGCACTAGATATGTTGAACGAAGCGCTGAGTAAGTTTTCAGAAACGTTATCGGAAATGACACTTAATGTGATTGTCAATCTAGAACCCGCCATTCATAAAGGGCTTCAAGTATTAGATTTAGTTCTTTCATTGATATGTTGACGCCCTTCTTTTCTCGAATGGTGTTAAGTACGAGATGGTCAACATTATCCATTTGCCGCTCATATCGGGGAATCGAGTTATCTCGTAGTAACATGGTCGCTACCTCCTTTCAAGAGTTAGTATGACCACTTACATTTTAATTATACAGGAGGAATGAAAAATGTCTGGATTACTTTTAGCCATAGGTGGAGTAGCAGCAGTTTGCTCCGCAGGCACTGGGTTAGCCGCAGCGTTGAAATGGTTCCACAGTTACGAGCCAGAGTTTTCAAATAAACCAAAATCACAAAGAGGAGGTATTCACCGTGATAAACTTGACAATCTCTCCAAAAGAGTTAATTCCCGGAGTGACCTACGTTAACCCAACATCTACATTTGTATTAGGGAATAAAAAAGAAAAGGTTGAAGACCGTGTGCTTTTTATGGCAGAGACCTTGAAGGAGGAGGTGATGTGTGGGGAAGAGAACCAAAAGATAAAGAAAATAAAGAAGTTAAAAAAGCTGCTAAAGGTCTCTCTAACGGTATGTGGGGCGGGGATGCAAATTTCACCCAAGGTATTTGCAGCAGGAACCACAGCAGTAAAAGCAGGGGGAACAGCAATAACACCCGCAGTCGTGATGGAATTTGGACTCACTTTAGCACTAATCACGGTGTCAGTTGGAGTGGCGCTGTCGATGTCGCTACTAGCCTTAGCAGGAGTATACAGGATGATGAGAAAAAGAGAAGAAGCTACAGCATGGTCAACGGACATTATAAAGGGTCTCGTTCAAGTTCTGGTTTCGATTCCAATAGTGTACCTCCTGTTCTATCTGACTCAGACGGTTTTCAAAAACTTGCCAGTTTTAAGCGGTCTCTTCTAAAGGCAGCGCTCGTAGCACCTGTGGCTGTTTTATCAACTACAGTAATCTCCAGCATAACATCCCGAGCTTATGCAGCGACTACAGATGTAAAAGCACCAGTTGATCTTCTAAAGATGGGTTGGCAAGACAAGAACGTATTCACAGCGGTACCCGAGGCAATAGACAAAATAAACAAAGCGATAACAACTGTTGTTAATTTCTTCTCGGACCTTCCACATAACATTGCAGAAATGTCTGTACACTTAATGAGCTGGCTATATGATCTATGTGCAACACTGATACTGAAGACGCCACTGTGGATATTTAACAACGAATGGTTCGAGAATACAACTTATTTATTCAGCATACTGGCAATAGGGGTTGTATCTGTCCTCACCACTATAGAATCGATTAAACTAATGTTCACCGGACTAAGAAAAAGAAAAGCACAACCAATGCCGTTCAAAACAATCCTGAAAAGGTGGGCGATCGTAGCAGGGGTCATCACAGCAGTCCCCTTTCTATTTCAAAAATCGTTTGAAGTACTGAATAAAATATCAGACACATTAATATCGATGGGATCAAAAACAATGGATGCTCTCTCACTCCCGGAGACGATTTCATTTTTTGATGTGGCTACCTTGGTTTTGTTCGATGGTATTCTAATTTCATCAATTGTTCCCGTGCTATGGCAAAACGGCCGAAGATTCTTTGATATTATGGTGCTAGGAGTTGTTTCTCCTTTAGCATTGACTGCTTGGATATTCGATCCGTACAGACACCTTTTCCGACAATGGTGGGATAACGTGAAACATCTTTCTCTTGTTCAGGTATACTACTCGTTGTTCCTGCTTATCCTTGGGTGGTTTATTTTTGGAATACCGACTCCTTCTGCCATCACCGGAATGATTGTAAAGATGCTGGTGGTAATTGGAGGTTTCAATAGAATGACTTCTCCACCACGAATTGTGACAAAGCACTTAGACAGAGGTGGAGGTCTTGATGAAGTGTATGACACAGACAGTACAACGAAGAAAGTAAAAAGAAATATTAAGGATACGATCGACATTGTAACCCGTCCGTCTTCAGCCGTTAAAAAAGTGTATGACCGAGTAATATCTAAGACTAAAAAGTAACAGGTGGTAAGGATGATGCTTAAAGTTAATCCGAGTTATAAAAATCTGTCCAACTGCTTCACGGACACTGATGACGTAAGTAGCTCCCTGCAAAGGATTATCCCAGAGGTAACAGATACACTGTTTGGACTGGAAATTGAAATGACACCGGGTGTAGTGAGGAAGTCCCTCATTACACCTCCTCATATTCGATTAAGTGAACACACGAGAAAGCACAGAGAAGCCTCTACAGACGGTTTTACCTTTTACGAGGGCTATTTATCTCGTCCACACTTTTTGCCGCTGTATGGAGCTCTTAGAGGGCAATTTATACGTGATATAGAGGAAATCAGTCTCTACGGTGAAGAACGAGTGTATATCCAGTGGTTATTTAGGAAGAAGTACAATTGGAAAGAGAAAGCTCTAGACATGTATAGAAGTTATCTAGAAGGTAATGAGTACCCCTCATCCTCTAAGATCGGCCGAGTACTACAGGAGAAAACATTGTCGGTATTGAACAGGATTGCATCATTTAGTCCTTCACCGGAGTATATTGAAGAGGTTGAAGAAAAGTTACTAAGCGATGGTTTCCAGTTTCAACTAAGGGTTGCCATGCAAACTTCCCGGGAAGAGGTAATTAAAAGCAGTATCTTAAACGCTCTTACTCAGTATGATGCGTACAACTCCATTAGGCTGTTTAAACAGACACACAATAAAGCAGTAGAGCACTTTGAGTCATGTGTACTCACTTCCGATACAAGTGAACAGATTATAAGTACCCAAGAGCTGTTCTCCCTATTAGGTGGAGAGACACAATCAATCCCTTCTATAGAAGTAGCAGCTACAAAACCTATAGGCGGAGCTATTGATCTTCTTCCTAAGTACACCAGAGAAAACGTAGTAGCTGACGAGACACTAATTGGCAGGATCGCCGAGTCATTAAAACGAGTTGGACTAATTGACAAGGCTAGGATATATAATGAGTCGATGACAGCAGGAATAAGGCTAACCGTTGTTCAGTGTGATATTCCTAAAGGAAAGAACCTAACACACATTACCCAGAAGAGTAAAGACATTCAAGCAGCATTAGGTGTCCCGTCTTTAGGTGTGGAACAAGGAGAAACCGCAGATACAGTTAAATTTGTTATTCCTAACGAAGAACCTGCGGTTATCTGCCTAAGAGAGATCATCGAACAGTCGGATTTCATTAAGTATAAAAAAGAAAACCCGTTAGCCTTCGCTGCGGGAGTAGATGAAGTAAATAATCCAATATACTTGTCTTTAGCTAAGCTTGTTCATTTGTTAGTAGCAGGTACCACCGGGAGTGGTAAGTCTGTTTTTATTAACTCTTTAGTGACAACTTTGTTGGTTAACTACACACCTGAAGAGCTGAGAATGGTTATGATTGACCCTAAAATGGTAGAGCTTCAGCAGTACAAAGATTTCCCTCATGTCAACAAGGTTGTAACGGAAATGCAAGAAGCAGGGCGGGAACTGGAGAGGTTGGTTGTGGAGATGGAAAATAGATATCAGCAGTTTAAGGATGCGGGTGTAAAAAACATTCAGTTGTATAACAAGAAATCTCCAGATAAGATGCCCTATACCGTTTGTGTGATTGACGAATATGCTGATCTAAAGGACACAAATAAAGAAGTAGAGGAGTACATTGCACGTCTCGGGCAAAAAGCAAGAGCTGCGGGCATTCATTTAGTACTTGCCACACAAAGACCTAGTGCAGACATTGTAAGCGGAAGAATAAAAGCCAACATCCCGAATGCTATTAGCTTTAACCTTAACAATAATACAAACTATAAAACTGTGTTCGGGTCTGGTATCAATTATAAGCTTCTTGGTAAAGGTGACGGAGTTATGAAGATTGAAGGGTACCCAAAGGAGTTTCAACGATTCCAGAGCGCCATTATATCTCCGGACGAAACGAAGGAAGCAGAAGTGTATAAAAACTTGTCTGAGTATTATAGTGGGAAGTTTCCTAAAGTTGTAGAGCCTGAGATTGTAGAAGAAGAGCCTGAAGATAACGAGGAGCTTAATAAGCTGAAGCAGGTTATTGCAGATACCGGAGAGACCCGGGTAGAACATTTGAGAAAGGAGTTAGGTGTTAAGACCACAAAGATGAAAGACCTTATGGGTGCTCTTGTTGAAGAAGGATGGCTCATTAAGCATAAAGAAAGATCGAAAGGATATGAACTCATTGCTGAGGACTCTGTATTGAGTGAGTGGAAAACTTCTTAAAAAAAAATACAGAAAAGAGGTTGACTTTGAGTTGACCTCTATACTATACTGTGTATAGAAGCTGTAACGAAACTATAAAATACAGAGAGAGGCGATCAGTAATGAAGCGTAGTGTTCTTGACACGCTTGAACAAGTGGTCCGTAAATGTTGGGGTGTATCTCTTTGGTGTTGTGTGGCGTTGTTCCTCGGTACAGGATTCATCATGTTGTCTGACTATAGCAATCGCTTGCTACTTACAGGAGTATTAACATTACTATCCGGAGCAGCCATAGGCATTACAGTGTCGTTCTTATTGGTTATAAAGGCTATTAACGAGCTTAAAAGAAACGAAGTATATCTGAAGGAGCCGATGCCATTTGAGAGGCAAGAAGGTTAACGTCTGGGTGATCGGGGGATTTGCAGCGCTTATTAACCTAATATTCATTCAAGGGTCAATAAAACGTATGTTGATTACACTGCTTATTGCGTGTGTTGCTGCGGCAATTCTAACAGCTATCCAGAAAAAGTCGAAAAACGGAAAAGGTGACGTTGATGAAGAATGAGGAACTATCTGACGCAAGTAGGCATGCAAAAGGTGATAGAACGGCAGAAGGAAATTAGTGAAGACCTAGATAAACAAAAGGGGGAGTAGTTTATGGATCATAAGGATATTAGTTTAATGACTCGTGAAGAGCTTGTGGAGGAGATTATCGCTGGTTTACCTAACTCTAAGATGCTAACAGTAGTTAACTCAGCAGCAGTACACATTCTAGGTAAAGTGGTTGTATTAAAGGAGAGGGTAGAAAGAGAACCGGATAGTTGGTGGCAGGAAACTGAAACCTACAGTAAACCTTTTGCAGAGGAGCATAACCTAGAGGAGCTTCTAGAAAAAGACGTTATGTTTGCTCCAGAGGTGTTTAATCGTCGAGCATTGCTTGCTTTTATTGAGCTATTCAAACGTCTGTGGTACACATCTCACCCAGAAATGACTTGGAGTATCCGGAGATTTAAACAATTAAAAAGGATTGAGGAGGAATAATTATGGGATACAACGTTTCTGTAGAGGATATCAAGGAATCCATAGAGTTTTCCATAGATTTTAAAGAAACGCTGCTTCAAGGGTACAAAGATACAGAAGAAGAGCTAATTGACGCTTTAGCAGCGAGCTTAGGAACAAAAGATAAAGACGCTTTAGAGAAAAGACAAGGGAAGTTTAGGTATCTCCAGATTATACATGTGCTTATTCTGAAAATTGAAAAAGAGATTCAGATGCTGCAAGATTTACTGAGAAGGATTAATAATGGAGAGGCTATAAGTTATGCGGAATATTCCGCTATTCTATATGGCTGCTCATTAACTACAGGAGGTAAATACAATGTTTAAAAAATTTATGATGCTGTTCTTGTCAGTTATGCTTGCATGTACTTTAGCTGCTTGTGGTAAGCCAGATGAAAAGGAAGCGCACAAGCAGGTAGAAAACTTTATCTATGATCTTTACGGTGAAGATTTATACGATTTTGATAAGGATAATATTGAAGTAAAGGAACTCAAAGAAAACACTTTCAGGGTTATAGGTATCTACACAGCAAGAGACTACGGTAAAGAGAAAGCTACGGTTATTTACCGTGTGGATGCTATTTATAACCCGGACACAAAAGAGTGGTCCTTTGAGAATATCGAATCACATGATTATGATACGTATAAACGTGGATTAGGGAAGTAAAAATACAGAAGATGTAAAAAACAAAGGTCTCTAGTCTTATATTGTATTAGAGACCTATTGAAGACATCTTCTATCGGACAATCTAGTCTATAGGAGGGCACAAAATGCTACAAAAATTTGACGTACCTGCGGTGCGTACAATGGGCTATTATATAGTAAAAAGAGAATGGACCAGAGATACCTCAGAAAGTATTAGTATTCTAATGGATAACAACGAGTTTATTACCAGAGATTCCAGGGAAGTAGCACGTTGTTTAGAACACTATAAAGACCCTCTATGTAAACTAGGGTTTGACTATTATTCAGAGTTTTCCTTCCGCATCGCTCATAGTAAGTATGATGTTGACGCCCAGTACTACATCGGCATCTGTGAAAGCAAACCTGAATATGAAGTCTTAGTAAACTTTAAACCTGTTTTGGAGTTCGCTGGGAAGGTTTATGAGCTACCTGAAACAAAGTACGACTACACAGAGGTTGACTTGACTTACTAGATGGAGGTACAAATGGACTACAGTAGATTAACCGATAGGGAGCTTCTTCAGATGGTCTCAGGGTTGCATGATGTAGAGCTCAACGAAGAATGGTATAGGAGGCATGGGATTAACTTTCCCTACCGCCTAGATATCTTCGGTCGGATTCTAAACTGCTTGTCACACCAAGTTGTACAAGACTGTGAGTGTGATAAACTTATTGTGAAGCAGGCTAACGAAGCTCGAGTCATCAAGCAACTGAACACTATCAAAATCTGAAGGAGTGGTCAGTAATGGCGATCAGACACTACAAGTTTCGTTTAAAGATTAAGGAAGTATTAGAAGAGCGAGGAATGAAGATGAAAGACCTTGCTGAGCTGTCCGGGTTAAGGAATGCAACAATCTCAGAAATGGCTCACAATACCCGGTCAGTTATTAATAAAGTCCATCTAGCTAAAATCATGGACGCTCTAGATATAACAAAACTCGAAGACATTCTTGAGTTGTCAGTAGAGGAGGAGTTATAGTAAGATATACATAGGAGGAAGGATAATGGCAGAAACCTGTCCTATCTGTAAAAAGAGAATTGAAGATAAGGATATCTGGGTAGACACTATAGGAGGTACTCTTTCAGAGTACTTTTGGAGCTGTTCTGATGGTAGTCACGAGTACATATATGAGTATGTGACAGGTAATGAACGAGAGACCATAAACGGAGTGGAAATTTATCACCGAGAGGATAATGTTGAGTTCATACAGATGGCAAGAGATAACTTAATAGAACTAGCCCAAATACATTTGTATAAGAAACGCAGGATCAAAACAAGAAAGGCTGTTGTAAAGAAATTGACATTGACAGCTCGAATGAAGAAACATAGAGAATCATAACGTATTGGGGGTTTTCTACGGTGGAAGAAGTAATTGCAGAGCTTGAAGAGCAGCTAAAGTACACCGAAAAAGGAGACAAGTATAACAAGCAGATTAAAGAAGCTCTGGAAATACTAAAAGAACATGTACACAGTGAAGAAGATGAAGGATGTTAAATCCTTCATTTTTTTTGCATAAAACTATAGACAATGGAATACACTGTATGTTATACTCTGGTTACAGACTAATTGAGGAGGAGATATAGTGACTGAACAAGAGAGAAATGAACGGTTGCAGGGGATCATGGATGTTTATGGCGATTACACAGGTCCATACATTTCGGTAGAAAAGGAAGATTTAGTCTTTCTTATGGAAGAGATCGACAGACTACAGATCGAGAAAGAAGAAAGCAAAAAGGCTGACAACTTAGTAAGCGTCCCTTTCTGGATATTGGCTGCTGAACGAAATGTATTGTTGAAACAAGGCGATGTAATAAATGAGGCACTTAAAGACAGAAGGAAGCACCATGGGGATGATATTGTTGTTACTACCCTTGCAGACAAGTTTAAGGAAATATGTGAAGAGTATAGAGGTATGGAGAACGTGGAATGTTTTATCTCCTTAGAAGATGAGAAAAGATATTTTGATAGATTTGATACATTTGATACAGCACTGAAGAATCAGAGGAAGAGTAAATGAATGCCTTAACTAAAGATCAACTGGCACTTATCCTAGACAGCGTTCTTACTCAGCTTCTAGCAGCGGCAGAAAAACAAGTTGAGGACCCGGAGGAAATGATCAAATCGTTGTCTCGTTTTAAGGACTGTGTAAACATCTTGGTGGAACAAGAAGGAGATATTACCACTTTTCAAGAAATGGATGATCTGGTGTCTCTTATTGTAGACATGTATTACCAAGAGGACTACACGGAAGCAGAAGTAGACTTTATGAATCTGCCTCCTACAAGTCCATATTTACATTGATGGTGGTTTGAGATTAGAAAGATTAAAAATAGAAGGGATGAAAAGAATGGTTAATACACATGAAGCTGTATTTTTCGGTAAAGAGGAAACACTAATCTACAACTTCGATTCAAGTTGGATGCAAAGGCGTTCCACATACGGGCCTACTAAGTATTTAGTATCCCTAGAAGCCCACCGTAGGTACGCAAGTAGTAAAAACATTGTTATCTATGACGGAGAAGTACAAGGAGGTCAACTAAAAGTAGGAGACATAATAGTGTTACCTCACATAGGGCCTGTCGAGATTCTTCGATTAGCTAAAAAAGTTGACGGCACCACAGTTTATTACACAGATTATGCAAAAGTAACGGCTGGTAAAGATACAGTTGAAAGCATCCGTGAGACTATGGAGAACGCTGAGAAGTTTGTTAACAAACGTATTGAAAGCTTAGTAGAAATGTATGAAGACGAGATAGACTCTCTTAAAAACACAAAAAACAAAGAAGAAGAGGACATGGAGGAAAAAAGACATACAAGTATATTCGGTTTCCCGAAAAGTAAAAAACAAAAGGAGTAAAAGAAAATGATTAAGCGCATGAAAAGGTTTTGCTCCTCAGAAGAAGAGCGAAAGGCTACTTTATACACCCATAGAGAGGTCATGAGGTGGGTAGAGGAGGAATTTTAGTGGATGTTATTGTCACTAAGGAGGAAGCAAAGCTGCTTGACTATTACTTCGAGGTAATGAAGGACTCCACTAGAACAATTGCAGAAAGGCGAGTAGCTAAACTCCACTATGAGTCCATCTACCGAGAAGCTCGTCTGAGGAGCGAAGAAAACTACAAACAGAATAGAATAGGGGAGTAGTTACTTAGTAGCTCCCTACAAAAACTTTATAGGAGGAGTAAATAATGGCAAACTTATACGGTCCAATTCTCAGAAAACCGCCTGTGTACACTAAAAGACAAGTAGAGGCGCTCAATTTCTTAGTGTCAACCTTTGATTTAACAGAAATATGCAAGATGATGGTCGGTGGCTGGGATGGTAATAACTACAGAGAACTAGGAAGTTGGGAAGGTGGTTCTGCCTGCCTGAATCTAGTGAAGTTTGAAGACTTAATGTACACTTTAGTAACTGGGGAGTACGATGTTCGAGAAGAGACCTTTGAGGACTACCTTGAAGAGAAGATATCTCACAGGAAAGCACAAGGGGAGCACGGGTATGCAGACGAACTTAGCACTGTATTAGAGAAATATAGAGAGTTTGATCGTACTGAAACGCTGCTACCGTTTAACACCTTAGATACAGAAAGTGAAAAACGTAAGTAGCTCCCTACAAAAATAATAAAGTAGGAGGAAAAAGTAGTGGAAAACAAAGTTATGAGAGACAAAATGGACTTACAGATGAATACTGTAAATTTGGATCGTCTTATAGGTGTTAAACAAATTAAGTTTACGGTCAAGAAGGATATAACGGTAAAAACGGCTGAAATGGGTACTACGGTATATACATTATACAAAGGTGATCTAAACATCGCTGTTCTAGCATCTAACGGCAACTACTATTCTAAAGACAGTAAAGGTAGAATGGTAGATGTAGGTTATCTAGACAAAGACGGAATCCCTTTCCTGTACCCAGAGTTTGAGCTTGTAGACGTGTTGTCAAGAATCAAAATTATTAAAAGGGACTACGAAGAGGCTTTACAACTAAGTGATAGTGATCTAGAGTATCTCGTTAAGAAGGTTAACTATTTAAAATCTTTTTCTGCAACATTCCCGGATTCAGACTTCACAGATGTTCTTCAATGGGTACAAATGGTTATGTCTAACTATACTGACGAGATTGTCAACCTTTTACAAGCTAAAGAACGTCAGTATGGAATCCTTGTAGACGACTTGCACCTAGCGAACAAGAAGCTGGCAATTTGTTTAGAATCTTTAGCAAAAATCGGAAATCATTCACACAAGGATGACGGTTATCCCGGGAATGTATTTGAGTTTGCCAGAGACACCCTACGTGAAGTAGATAATCTAGAAGACATCGAGGAGCTTGTTGAAGAACTAGAAGAGAACGAAGAGCTTGACTCAGACGCTTGACATCTCTATATAAAAGGTCAGTTGGAGGCGGTAAGATGAGGGAGTTTAAAAAACTAGCAGCTCTTATACCTATGGAGATAGGGAAGGAGATTCGGCTTCCTATGAACACTGTAATTTCGGTAGGGTTTGGCATGGCTGCTGTAAGAAGGAATGGAGAGACAGTTTACGAGGAAAGTCATTATGGAGACTATACAGAAGAAGACTTATGGACAGTTCAAGATGCTGAGGATGTAGCTAAACAAGACCCAGACAACGACTGGAGAATACATCTAATCGGACCTTTTAGTCAAGAGCACTTTCAAAGACAAGGAGATAAAAGATGGGTTTTGTATGAAATAGGGGACGGAATTGCTTAGTAGCTCCCTACAAAAATAATAAAGTAGGAGGAAAATAATATGAAAAAGAAAATTGTAATGCTATTTGTTGGTTTTGTAGCGATTATTTCGATGGTAGGTTGTACAGAGGCAGACACTGTATCAGAAAACCTGTCAAAGTCTGCTGATTCATTTGAAGTACAAAGGAGAGTTGTGTTCTTTAATGGGATTACTGATAAATACCTATTGACTGTCGAAGGTCTGTGTGCGCTTGATACAGATAGTGAAAAGAAATTAACTGTCACTTGTAAGATTGGAAAAGATAAATATAAAAAACACTATCTTGGGCTAAGTGACAACGTAAGTTACTTTGTAGAACAGACAGATGCTAAATACGAGAATGCTTACCACTACAAAGTACTATTCCGTCCAGAGCAGATCGTTCCAGACATTGAATTACAAACAAGTAAAGGGAAGTAAAACACTTAGTAGCTCCCTGCATAGAGGTTGAAACCAGAATAAGGAGAGAGCAGCGTGACTAAAATTTTTAAGGTAGAATTGTACATTGTTGATATTGATGAGCGTATTCACGACAGCGTAGGTGTTGATCATGTAGCAGACGTTATTGACGACATGTTTGAGTCTCGTACCGTAGTAAGCAGTGTAGAAGAGTCAAAGGATTTTGAATGGGAAGATGATTTACCTATCAACCTAGTTAATGTTCCGTTAGAGGCTTTCGACGAGTATTTTAAAAAAGACTAGAAGAGGTAACAACTATGAGACCGCCAACAGAAAAGCAGATGAAGTTAATTAAACGTATGGAAATGTTTACAGACAAAGTTTTTACAGGGAGTACAGTTCAAGAAGCTAGTCAGTTCATTTCGGCAAACATGGAGTTATATCAGGAGAAAAAAGAGCTTGCATTTGATATGGTCTACTATGAAGATGCTTACTAACCTTAGTAGCTCCCTGCGTCATACTTAAACATAGGAGGATTAAAATGACCGGATTATTTAAGCCATCAACTAATGTTAGAGAGGAACTCAAAGATTTAGGTATTACTTTTGAAGACTTAGACCCAGAAACAAGGCTGTTCTTGCATGGAATTAAACCTGCGCTTAGTGTTATGTCATATGGAAATGCAGACCTTATGAACTCCATAGGAGAGCATTTGGCAGAACAAGTTGTGTCTATTATCACACACAGTTACTATACGATTATAGAGCCTAGGGATAAGCACCGAAGATTTCGAGCCCTAGTTTTCCAAAATGCGTATAATTTCTCAGAGTACGCTAAAAAAGCGAGCGTAAAAATGGTTGATTCTCCGTTTTATACAGCTCCGCTTGCTATGCTTTATACCTCTAATTTAGACTACGGTATTACTCTTGGTTATCCTCCTTCTGCTTGTGAATGGTTCGCAGAGGACGTTAAGAAAGATGCTGAGGATAGGTGTCCTCAAGAGGACAAGTATTTTATCCATTATCATGGTTTCAATTTTGTAACCCATAAGTCTCTTGTAAAAGATAACATTGAATGGTTACGCTCAACCTATTATATCCCTAAGGAGATGAGGGGCAGGGAGTACGTTAGAACGTTTAATGATGGGCTTACAAGGTTCTCCTTTGATGATTTCCTTAGTAGCTCCCTACACCAAGGCTAAAACGTAAGTAGCTCCCTGCAAAAACCTGAAAGACCTTAGTAGCTCCCTGCGTCAAGGCTAAAACGTAAGTAGCTCCCTGCATCGGGATCGGTCTTTCAGGTTTTTTATTTACCTAAAAATTACAGAAAAAAAATTAAAAAAAAACTATTGACATCTAGAAATCAGAGCGTATATAATATAGTCATAGATTCTTGAGAGGGGTATGTGTAATGAAGACTCGTACAAACAAAAGGAAAAATAAGCTACCTGTTTCATTTATTATGTTTATTTCATTGTTATGCTTTATTTCCTTTTATATCGGTTGGGGATACGGTCAAGCGTCCGCATATAAGAAGATACATGACGATGTTACGCCTGCACCGAAAGCGCCAGAACATATCAAAAAATAATTAAAAAATCATGTTGACTTTAAAACAATACTGGTATACTATGATGTTAGACGAACGACAAAAAATAATGGAGGTTTTAACAATGGGAATTATGGTTCTTACAGATGAGATGGTTTTAAATGTTTTTAGGGAGTGCTTAAAAGAAGGTATTAAAGAGGAAGAAGATAAAACTTATAGGACTTTCGACAACAGCCTAGTCTTACTTGTATCGCCTGAACACAATTTTGTTGAAATCTACGCAAAGTATTTAATGGTGGTTAGACTTGAATTTTATTCTAATAATGTAGATTGGAAGTGTGCCTCGTTTGATGATATTGTTCCTTACGAGTTAGCAGATTACGTCAGTGCCATAACAGCGGTGTATAATGAAGAGAAGGAAGCAAGAAAGGGGAATGGTTTTCATGTTACTGTGGAAGAAGACTAGAGAAGCTGAGAAAGAAACAATAAGCATTATAAAGGATATCGTCAGTAAATACCATGTTAAAGGGTTTTATACAGACAGTGGGCTTTCCTACAAGTCAAGACGAAGAGGGCTGACAGAACTAGGAGTTATTGAAACCGAAACGGATAAAATAACATTTCTAACAAAACAGACATATACTAATGTATACGAGTTATACGGGTGGGGCTATTACAGTCCATTAACGGAAACGACTTACTATTATGATGTAACTAACGATGCTTTATATAAGATCAAGAAAGGGAAGTTTATAGAAGGGTATAAACCCGCTATACGGTTAAGGGAAAAGAAAGTTTTCTTGTCTTATGTAAAAAACTTAGAGAATTTTAAAAAAGATGGTTGACTTTTAAACAACAGGAGCATATAATAAAATTAACAAAACAAAAGGAGAGAATAAAAATGCAAAAACAAAAAGAACTTTTAAAGAAGATTGAAGATTTCAAAACGGAATTCATCGAGTCAAAAATTGACGAGTATCTAGAACGAGGAGTCCAAGACTTAGAATATCTACATTTCGGTGTGAGGAACAACAACCTAGATATTATTGATGCTGTTGTTAAGCTGACTTATGACGAGGAAATCCATGACTTAGCTTTAGAGATCGCTAACCAACTATAAAAACTTGCCAGGGAATGGAGGTTATGACATGCTTGATAGCAGTAAAATGACTGATCTACTTGTTGAAATGTTAAACTGTAGTCCTAACGATTTGAACATTTTAGAAGGGTGTGTAATCCCTATGAAAGACCTAATCGACTACGCTATGACCGACATTCGTACAGTAAACTTGAATCAGTTAGTTAAGGCGATGTTTGATTTAGCTTTAAAGGAAGTGCAGGAAGCCATATATTCTAGTGGTGGTGATCTAGATATATTTAAAGATACTTACCAATACATTGACGGAGCAAAGTCTATTATTCAGTTTGAAAATAACGAGGATGTTTACAGGTTGTACTTTGAAGAAGAAATATCAATATTCGAGAGTATAACGGGCATAACTATCGACTAAACACATAACAATCAATAAGGAGGGTATTCATATGAATACAGTGAAATTGTATGGATACGATGGTGAAGTGGTTTTTGATCGGGGTTGGCTGGAAAACAAAATTCAGCCGCAAACACTAGAGGAATTTTTATCTGAATATACGTATGACGACACAGAAAACCTAGTAAACCTCAGAGAAAGGGAGTTGTTATAATGCGTACTTTTGTAGCATGGGGGCTAATAATTTTTAGTGTGATTATGTTCTATATTGCCTTTTCTCTTATACCTTCCCCCTTCTTTATTTTGCTTTTTGGATTGTCCCTTATATTTGGTTGGGTGAGCGGGGGCAGATATATGGATAGGGTAGAAGAGCGACAAAGGCAAGAGGACGAATATTATAGAAATCTTGAGAAAAGGCTACAAGAGTTAGAAGAGAAGTCTAAAGAGCAAAAAGAAAATAAATAATTTTTTTAAATTCTTGTTGACTTCTAGACAATACCGTGGTATAGTGTACTCATAAGGAAGTCACAGGAGGTTATAACAATGAAAAATGATACAGCTACAAAACAAGAGTTTAATCAAGATCAATCATTACAAATGTATATGTTAATCGGTTCTTATGAAAGTAAGATTAATAAGTACGCAAAGCCGCACAACAGGGAAAAGTGGGACAAATACAATCGGTTAAAGAAAAAGATTCTCCAATGGCAAAATAACATTCACATCTAGAGATACACTACATAAAAAATTAAAAAAAAACATGTTGACTTTAGAACAACTGGATGCTATAATGAAGTTAAGATAAAACAAAGGAGAGTGAATGAACATGACAAAAGCAATGTTCGCAATCAATAACGAAACTTTGAATACTATGGTAGCACTAGCAGAAGTAAACGGCATACCTTATGAGATTTTTGAGGGATGCCTACAGGATAACGTTATCCTTTATGACGCTGAGGATATCCATATTGATGGTGTAAGTGCCGCATACATTATTGTAAAAGAAAAGTATGTAAATGAGTGGTCAAGCGAGCTTGTAGCTATTCTGACGGATTCGTTTGAAGAAGTGCAGGATTTTGAAGAGGTTGTGAATATGTTCTAAAAATGTGTTGACTTAAAAGCAACTAAATGTTACAATGAAGTTAAGAGAAAACAAAGGAGGAAACTAAAATGAATAAAATCTATCGCAGAAGGGAACAAAGTTACGCACCTTTGGGTGTGTGACGTTTGTCCGGCGGTTCTACTTGAATGGTATACCCATGATGATTCTAAAAAATTACATGAAACTTTAAAATAAGGGAAGGGAACTAAAATGAATGATATCCTAAAGTTTAAACTTAACCAAATTAGAGATATGGTAGGTATGGCACAGGAACAAGGGCAGATGGACGTAGATACAGCCTATACTATCTTAGATACTTCACTAGCCCTTATTCAAGACTACCAAGAGCGGCTAGATAAATTAGCTCTGGAAAATGAATGGCTTAAAAATAAGGAAAAACAAACAGAAAACAGAATCAACAATCTAATCTGGCATATTGAGTCAAACAAAGATACACTAGGGGACACAGAAACCCTACTAGCTGTCTATAAGTCTTTAAGGAATTTAAAAAATCTGTATTAAACTTGTTGACAGTTAGACAACATGATGATATACTTAGATTAACAAAAGCAAAGGAGAGATAATAATGAGTACAACAATTCTTTATGGCGTGGTCATTCAGTATAGTAATGGGGGACAGCAAATGAGTAGCTTTCTAAAAGAGGATAGTGCCCTTAGTAAAGCAGAGGAGGTAATAAGCATTGTAAAAAATAGTAATAAAAAAGGTTTCAAGGTTTATCTATCTGAATTGGAGTATGATAACAACAAAAATTTGATACTGTCAGAGTCCCTCGTTAATGAAGACTCAGAATTATTGTTCGAGAGCTGATGGACTTACAGGAGGATTACAAATAAAATAGTATATAGGGGATGAGCACTATAATTTTCAAAAACATGTTGACAGTAAGCCAATAACAGTATATAATAAAATTAACGAATCAAAGGAGAGGTTGAACGATGAGTACCCTGCATTTAAGTGTTTTACAGTTAGGTGGAGAATTGTATCACGATTGGCGGCAATTGAATGGAAACCCGAGAATCGTTACTTCATTCAAATACTTATTAGATCAAAATATGTTAGAGGAGTATAAAAATGTATTAGAACAAGGGTTTGTTCTTGAAAGAATGGATTTTATGGAACTATCTACAAAAGAGGATTTCATTGAGTCATTAGAATGCTTCTTTGACGCTATAGACTATTATACATCAATTTCTAGAAGGGTTGAACAATGAGAGGGACTATTATTGAACTTCATAACGGATACGCTGACAACCTTGAGAGCAAGTTAGAAAAGTATGTTATCGGTCATTATGTTCTTCATATGAGAAAAGGTCAGGAAGGCTACGCAGGACATTACACAGACAACAGTACACGTAAGACATTCACATTTTCTGCGCCCGGCATGTCTAAAAAGAAGATTATTAAAAGTTTTTGGGACAGAGTAAACAAGTTAAAAAATTTAAAATAGGGTTGACTTCTAGACGACATTAAGGTACAATAAAAATTACAGGAGGGTGATTACATATGAGAAGATTAGTTAAGAAAGCTAATATGTATTTCTTTGATACGGAGGACGCTCATTTATCGGATATGGTTTGGTATTACGGTATGTTTGGAATTGCGGCTGTCGGTATGGTTATCGGTATTGTATCGACGTTGGCGGTGAAATTCCTATGAAACAACTATTAAAAGCATTTAAACGGAATCAGAGAGCCGTAGACAATTACGTTAGCAAGGTAAATGCGGTGTGTCAGGATGTTGATCGAATGACAGAAAAGCTTATGAAAAAGATTTAAGCAGAAAAGGGATGATAGGGGGCTTACTTTAAGCCATGAAGGCATTAAAAGAGCATCAGCCGTCCATAGGTGACTTGTTTATATTTGAATCCATGTTAATAAAAGTCATCACCCGTAGGATACAAAAATTTTACCATTGTAAGGTATTATACGGTGATGGAACTGAACACTTTGCCGGAGACACATTACAGCTACATGAGAAAACAGAAGTGTCTAAAATTGAAGAAGGGAGAAACAACAATGAAAACTAATGAAGGGCATAACAGGGAATTGTTAGTACAGTCTTTAGAGGGATTTTATCGCCACGCTAAAGACATCTGCGTTCTTTGGGAGCAGCTAGATGACGAAACACAAAACAACCTAGCAGAAGAGTACCCATTTGATAAGAGTTTTGATGAGGTGACTCATGGCATTCTCGACTGGCTACACGCTCAGAAAGAAATAAATAAACTATAAAAAAAAATTTAAAATCATGTTGACTTTCCGGCAACCTGCGTATATAATAAAGATATAAGATAACACAAGGGAAACCGAAAGGGGAAATAAACATGAAAAGAAACCTTAAAGAAATTGCTAACAGAATGATTAACGAATTGGACATACCGGAATATAATTGCTTTCCTCGCACACAGGATACCGAAGACTTTTGGAAAGTCTCTATAGAAGTGATGAACGCTGTAGATGGAAAAGTTTATCTCATTGCACAACAGGATAAACACACTGGAGAATACGAATTTGGTACAGAAGTGATATACTACGGAAGACACCTCTCTTCTGATGATCGTCACGGAAGGGTTAAAAACTACCCTAGTATGATGCACATGATTAAGGCGTTTAATAAAGCTTACTTACAGGGCTGAGACGACTAAAAAAATCTAAAATAGGGTTGACTTTTAGCCAACCCTATTGTATACTAACAATATACCAACTGAAAGGGAATGATTAAATATGAACAAGGTTATTATCCGTGATTGTCAAACAGGAGAGTTTTCAGTGTACACTAATGTTAATGACTTGTGGGAATCTTGCTGTGAAGATTTTATTACAAACTCACCAGAAGAACTAGAAATAGAGGCTATCTATGACTATATAAATTCATTCAGTAAAATGGCATTCATTGAAGAGGTTTATGAGTATAAAGTTATTGAAAATCCTGACTTTGAGACTATCTGGGAGTGGGAAACTCAGACAGGCAAAAAGTTCTAACAAACAAACAAAATATACCCATATATCCGTGAATAGGTTGGTACACCACCAACCGCATACATAAAAAAAATTAAAAAAAAACATGTTGACTTTACGACAACAATAACATATAATAAACATAGACGAACAGAGAGGAGCACGAAACATGCAAGCCAAACAAGAAATCACATCTAATTTACATAACTACTTTACAACAATGATCGAAGCCAATCACTTATCAGTTAAGAAAAGCCAAAAACCAGCTAATAAGTTTATGAGAGTCGTAAAATCTATTTTAACAGGAAAGGGTGTTCTATAATGACAAAACTTGCAGGGTACAGAGTCAGCGGGTGCAGTGGATGCGGAAAGGCCTATCTTGTAGGGGAGTCGCATGACCGAAATAAGTGTGCAGAATGTGCCAATAAAAAATAAAGGATTGACATAAAACAGGTTGAGACAGTATACTGAAACTATAGAATACAGCAAAGGTTACTTATGACTAAAGATTAAATATTAAAGCTAAAGAGTGAGATACCAGAAAACCAGGGGTGAAACAAATGAATAACATGTTATTATATATGAACGTCAAGAAGCACATTGACAAACAGATTGAGGACGCTAAGGCAGTAGGTAAAGATATTAATACAGTGGTTTTTTCCAAGCCTGTATACACTAAGTTTGTTAAGGACTTGAAAGCAGGTAACTATGATGTACCTTCTGACAATATCCTAAAATACGAAGGACTGGACGTTGTCACCTTGAACAGAAATGATATTATTCTATTGGTTGGATAGGAAGGAGCAACAAAACATGAAAGGTAAAAACTCAGAGCATACATTAGGGCACGTTATTATGTTTATAGAGGATATTGAATTTTCAGAGTGATAAATAGATTAACAGAATTTAAGAGCATCACTTAGTTTCTTGAAACATCAAGGTGACTATTGAATCAAAAGACGATGCGATTCGAAAAAAAAAAATCATACTTGATTTAGGGATGTTATAAATCAAAAGGAGGAATTTTAATGTTATCTAAAAGGGAAATCTCTAACTTAAAAAAATACTCATTTCCTAACTCTGGTCGTTTGGTGGCAATTTACGAAACTGTTGAGGGTAAGTTTAATATTTGCCCGATTAGTTCTCCCAGACAGCACAGAGGCGGCAAAATGATAAGTTGTGAACGTTTGGTGGCACAATTTGATACGAGAGAGGAAGCCGAAGATGCTTTAATCAATATTTGTGGATATTCCAAAGGAATGACTAAACAACTTAGTCATTAAAAGGAGGGCTATTAGTGAAAAAAGAAAAAGTTGAAAAATTTTTAGAAGAAATTGAGAAGGTTTGCAGGAAGCATAACATGTCTATATCGCATGAAGATGGGCATGGAGCGTTTATTATTGAGAAATTTGATGAGTTTAATATAAGTTGGCTTAAAGCGGCATCCATACGGATGTAAAATCCCAGATAATAAGGAGGAATAAACATTGAAGAGACTAGAATACATTCAAACATTAAATTATATCCGAAGTGTTTTACTACAGCTAGAAGGGTTTAACGATCTTCCTTTCCGTGTACGCTCATCAGATGCTAAAATAATTGAATCATGGACACGAAGAGTTGAAAGAGAACTAGATGCGTTAATAGGCTATGTTAACAGCGTGGATATTGAACCAGATGACGTAGATACATCCGCACTATTAGAAGAAAACAAAAAGCTAAAGTCAAACATAGCAAGGTTAAAGTTAGACATAGCAGGATATCAACTTGACAACGATGCAAAACGGCTTAAATTAGAACTTATAGCCGATGGACTTGAATCCCTAAACCTATCCGAAAATGAAGATATTTCAGAAGAAGACAAAAAGAAACTTATCAAGTACATTAGACAACTGACTAGTACCATTAAAGAGGAGGAATAAACAATGAAAGTAAGAATACTAGAGACAGAAAAAATTAAACAAGACACAACAATCAGCGGACTCATTGGTACGGTATGGGCAGTAGACGAAGCACACCCTCATTATGTCATTATCGACTGTTGCGGTGGTGTAAGACTGAACAAGGGAGAATATGAAATCGTAAAGAATACAAATGAAGAACTATTAGACTTTACAAATGTGGTTACAGACTTTGTTAATGATGTTTGGCGTTTTGCAGATGCAGGAGAACTGACAGAAGATATTTTACTCGAATTTTCTCAGACATTAGCTCACACTGTTAAAGAGAAAACAATTAAAGATTTAATCACCTATATAGATAACATGGAAAACAAGACAAGATATAGGAGGAACAAACAATGACAGACGTCATTAAACTAATATCTATTATATTCTTAATCGGCACACCTATTCCATTCATTTTATTAGGTATACTTATATCTTACACTATGGGAGCATCTATACTAGCCGCAATCATTATTGTATTACTGATAAACTTATTCTTATATGTAATCTGCCTTGTCGGTACGCTAATATGTCTCCCGCTACTAGATGAATTAGAATAGGAGAGATAAATAATGTTTATTGAGTTAACAACAGAAGTCGGCCAATTTGAGAATAGAATGTTTATGGTACGAGTTAAAGATATTAAGAGTGTGACTGAGTTATCAGAAGTGTATACACCTAGATGCGAGATACTAACGTATAATAATGAAGTTTATAAGGTGAAAGAAAGCTATTCAGATATTAAAGATCAGATTGAAGAAGCGTTAAACACATATAAGGTATAAGATATAAGAGCGAGGAATAAAGAATAAAGATTAGAATTTAGAATTTAGAATTTAGAATATATAGTATGATAAATAATATATAGGGAGGTATATACAGTGTGGGAGTGCTTTAAGTTCTTTATGATTTTTAGTTGGATTGGTATACCGTTAGCCGTTACCTTATTTATGTCTATTATAGCGCTTATCGTTGGGGACTTGACAATCATTAACTATACTTTACAAGGGTGCTTTGCTTTTGGTGTGTTCGCTACTATATTTTCTTTTGTTTGTACACCGCTACTTAAACTACTAGACGTATTAGACTAATTAGCATGAAGCATGAAGCATTAAAACCATTAAACCAAGGAAATAAAAAACCGAAAACCAGAAACCAAAAACCGAAAACCATGGAAACCAAAAACCAAAAACCATTTGAGAGCCCCGGCTATTTTTTTCTAACCTTTGTCAAGCTAGACTTTATTCATCGCATCTAGAGGATGGGGGAGCGCAGGGCGGTCACTATAGAATAGTCCTCATCGTCCATATTTTAGCTTCTGCCGCTTCCTAACCACTTCCTAGGGTATTTACATACAAAAAGGTTAAAACGGCTCACAACGGCCTTAAAACGTTAAAAACTAACCATAAGTGGTCATAAACTTGAATAAATTAAGATAAACTGGATAAAAGTCGAAAAAATTTTTAAAATAGGGTTGACGCTAAGACAACATGGCGGTATACTTAACTTAACAAATCAAACGGAGGGTTAAACAATGACACCTAACTATTATGAATGGGCTATCAGGCATTTAGACAATGCGACAAGGGGCTTAAACGCAGATGAAACAATCAAATATTTACGAGAGATCACACACTACGGAGCAAAAGGATGGGAGCGACTGAACACAGACATTCTTTCCTTCACTTATCAGATATTCAAAGACAATTATCAGGACATCTTACTGGCATTAGCAAATATGCCTTATGAAAAGGTTGTATCAGCAACCAATAACGATTTTAAAGAAGAAGCGGTTTACTGTGTTATTGAAACTGTAGCGGAAATTATGGCAGACAAGTTAGAAGAAGCATTAAAAAATTCATAAAAACATGTTGACACTAAGACAATAAGCGCGGTATACTAAGATTAACAAAAGGGGGAATTTATAATGACAAAACATTACGAATGGGCGGTTAATTACTTAGAGAATGCTACTAGAGGTTTGGATGTAGACAGCACTATTGAATACTTACAGGACATTGTAATGTATGGTGCTCAGGAAAGAGGTCTGCTAGGGGAAGACATTAAACGTACAGCGTTCAAACTGTTTAATGATAACATGGAAGATATTTTAAAAGCACTTGCAGATAATTTCAGTGCTCAGACACATTATGAGTTATCAGCATGGGAACACATTCAAATGGGTGCGGTATGTTATATACTTGAAACTGTAGCGAAACATATGTTAGATCACGCAGAAACATTAACGGAAGCCCACTTCATTCAAATCAGATAAGAGGGATTTATAATGACACCACATTACTATGAATGGGCAGTCAAATATATTGACAATGCTACAATAACAAATTAAAGGAGATTATAATGGGTAACGTATTTACAGAGGAACTTAAAGAAGAATTGTTATCACGTCTTTCTGATTTTAGCTGTGGATGGGATGCAGAAGTGTCAACGGATATTAAATATCTTGAATACGGGATTAAGAAAGAAGATTTAAGCGTTATTCATGCGGTGTATAACTTAACCTACTCAGATCGTGTGTATGAGTTAGTGGAGGGTATTCTAAAGGAACTAAGCACGACAAAATAAATTTAAAAACTTGTTGACTTTAAGACAATTCTCATGATATACTTAACTTAACAAATCAAAGGGAGAGAATAAAATGAAAAAAGTTAAAGCTTACTTATTAGAGAATATGGAAGAACTACAAAACGTTGTAAGAGAGGTTAATGGCTGGGATAGTAGTCTTGAGCATCTAGCCTATGAGTACAACGATGAGGAATTCTTTAATGTTTTCTTTGAAGGTAAACCGATGGAAGCAGTGCGGGCGGCTATATACGGTGACTACCGCTATACGGATGACTATGTTAAATTCGATGGTTACGGTAACCTAGTGAGCGTGTCAGAATACGACATGGAAGAAGAGTTAAAAGAGAACATTGAGGAGATCATGGACGCATTAGAAAGCAACTTTTCTAACTTATGTTTAAGTGATGAACTAACAGCACTCATTAGTGAAGAGAAAGAGGAAGAAGAGGAATAATTCCTCTTCCTCTTTCTAAAAAGATGTTGACTTTAAGACAATTCTCATGATATACTTAACTTAACAAATCAAAGGGAGCGATTTTATTATGACAAACACTAACATTCAATGGGCGGTTAGCATTCTTGAGGACAACATGGAAGGCATGAGCAAAGAGGAAAAAATCAATTACCTAGAGGATGTTACATCATATGGTTGTGCCTCTGGTTGTGTCAGCGGAACTATTTACTACTCTGAGTTAGATGCCATTTTCACAGCACACCTGCACGACATCCTAGGGCGGCTGGATGAGATCAAAGAAGAACACGGCTATGACGTTCTTCATGAATACATGGAAAGACAGAATAAAGGGTATACGGATTTTGCTGAAAGTGCTGTTTGGCTTATCATTGAAGAAACAGCCGCTTTACTTTTATCAAACCTAGAGAACGAGGAGGAAGCGGAATAAAATCCGCTTCTTTTATAGGAGGAGGATATCATGTTTATCGAACTAACCAAGGTTTATGAGCGGTTTATGGCATATCAGACGCTAGTAGAAAAAACGTGTAGGCTTTCAATAAAACCGAGCGAAATAGAGAGCATAACAGAAACGAATAATAACGGGAAGGTTAAATGTGAAATAACTACAGTACAGGGAGATCATCATAAGGTGACAAATACTTATGATGAAATTAAAGAACTAATAAAAAGGTACAACGGAGGTGGAAAATGATTTTATATCATGTAACAACTGACGAGAGTTTAGACAGCATACTGAAAGAGGGTTTAAAACCTCTTATAGGCCAAAGATCAGAAAAAATCGAATCACACCCTGCTGTATATCTATTCCTTTCTATTGATGATTTAACAGATGCGTTGTATGGATGGCTAGGGAATGAGTTTGAAGACTACGAGGGGGATTTGCATACATTAAAGGTTAATATCCCGGATAATTTTGAAGTTGAAAAAACATGCGGGTATGAAGTTTGCTCTTATAAACCAATTCCACCGCAGTACATTACTTATTTAAGGAAAGAAGATTTTTAAAATTAAAATGAAAAACTTGTTGACTTTAAGACAATTCTCATGATATACTTAACTTAACAAATCAAAGGAGAGAATAAACATGACAAAACTTGAAAAACTAATGAATACGACTAGCGACCTTTCCAGAGTGGATGTACTAATGAATGTAATTACTGAAATTGCAGAAGAAAATGAAATGCAACGATGGGCTGTTGAAATCATCAAAGATAACATGGAAGACCACGACAATGAAGGGGACGCAATTAATTACTTAAAAGACCTTGCAACAAAGGGGTGTGTAAGCGGAATTGTGCCGGAGGTTATTTATCAAGAGGATACTACTGAACTGTTCAGGGACTATATGACGCTTATTCTTGAATACATTGACAATGTTGTAGATGATATTGGATATGACCCATTCGATGACTGTGAATACAAACATATACCTAACAATATGGTATGGTTTGTCATTGACGATACAGCGAGCAAGCTATATGAATACTTGGAAGACGACTGGCTAGAAGAGGAAGAAGAGGAAGCGGAATAAAATCCGCTCCTTTTTTTTAAACATGTTGACTTTTAAACAACAAAGGTATATAATAAAGATAACAAATAAGGAAAGGGAGAGAGTAAACATGACACTAAATGAATATAAGAAAGAGCTGGAATACTTAGAGAGCATTCAGGAGGACTATATGGATGAGTTAGCAGACCTACAGGATGCACTAGACAGCGGAAACTATGACACAGAAGAAGAGAAAAAGGAAATGGAGGAGGATGTCAAGTACATTAGCTATCGTATTGATGAATTATATACAGAGATAGAAGATCTACAAGATCAGATAATAGAAGCGGAACAGATCGGTGCAGGATTATCAGACACAGAAAGACAAATGAAAATGAACGGAATCAGTCAATCAGATTTCATTTAAGGAGCGGAGCAGGTGAAGAGCCTGCCTTTCTCCATTATACCACGGGAGGGAATGGTTGTCAACCCCTCCCCGTATTAAAAATCCTCATAAAGAATAAGGTACCCCTATGTAGTCTCTACCCCGGGTAGAAATTTTGGAGGCCTAAAATTTTTCTAAAATAATCGGTATCTTAAACAATATGTGAATACGTGAGCAATCTCGGGACAAAAATTTAAAGGTGTAAGGGAGCTGGAAAAAATGACCAATAAAGATGATCTTAATAAAATGGTTAAACAAGTGGCGGAACGATACGGTCTTGAATATAAGGAGGATAAGGAGCAGCTAACCATTAAACTTGAGAAGGGCAAGATAATGGTCGTTGGTGATGAGGACATTTATAAGGTACTCGGTTTAACTAAACATGAGGAAAAGGAGACATGGGCCGAATACGTCGGAGAGGCCATAGATTCAGAGGCATTCGGCAATACAAAGTATCACTATCTATATAAGAAAAACTAGTAGAGAGAACCCCTCCCCGTGTTTATATAGGGAGGGCGTTTTTTGGTACCATACTTTAAGTTAAGGGACGCTTAATATAGTACCGGACCAATTCACGATCTTCCATATAACGTACGTCCAAGACATGGTGTTCAGGGATCATATGCTAATCTGATCAGGTTCGCCCTTTACAGAAAAGGCGGGAATTATTTCTCCGTTAAGGTACTTGTGGTAGCTATCGGCTCCGATATATACTGACACATACAGTTTTGAACTCATTTATTCTTACCATCCTCAATCACATCTCTGTAGCAAGCTTTACAGTATCTCTCCCCGTTAACCTCAATCACTTTTTTGTTATAAGCAAAACGACCAAAATTAACCGTGACATCCTTAATTTTTAGTTTACCCTCAGGAGATTCGACTATAATAGGTGTGTCTAAGTGATTTTCATAGTCTGCGTACAAATCTCTCAGCCTACATCTTAATTCTTCGTCTGTCATTAATTACTCCCCCTCGTCACATATAGTGTTCACAAGTATTAAATCCCCGTCTTTGTCTATGTCGATGTATTCTACATCATCAATAGCACCTCCATAGCTCACCCGTTTATCTTCAAAATACACCTCAGCTTCATCACTAATCATCTCATTATCCCACAACTCATTAATACGGTCTCTGAACTCTTTAAATTTCATTGGTCCTCGCCCTCCTTTACTGCATACATGCGTGTTGTAGTTTCCCACTTTACATTTGGATCGAAGAAATCTTCATTAAGTTTCTTTTTAAGAATAGTTTCTGACCGTCGTAATAGTTCCTCTAGCAGCCCCTTCTGATCTAATTCTTCTAACACCTGCTTCGTATCCTCATCTAGAACTAATTCTGATCTTGATTCGAGTATGAGTTTTCCCACTTATTTATCCTCCTTATGATCTGCTTGCTCGGCATAATAAATTTCCTCTCCGGACTCTGCGTCAACTTCTGCCATTGCAGCAAGCTTTTGAAAAGCTACGTTATTTACTAACGGACCTGCCTCACATTCATATCCGCAATCTTTAAGCTGCTCGACAATATCCTTTAACGTTTTAAATTCGGTCATTGTCTTCTCCGCTTCATCTTCAATCCTTGAACGTAGCTCTTTACTTTTCGTAATATCGGAAGCGAGGTCTAGTAAAGTTTCAAAATTAATAATACCTAAAACTACTACGGCTGCTGCATGGGGAACATAAAACGCCCACCACAGTTAGTTCTCGATCACGTTTACTACCGCATAATGATCGTCACGTTTTTCGATACGAACTTTATCTCCGATATTGAAGGTCGTAAGCCCAATATACTGACTATCTCCTCCACGAAATATATAACGAATATTATGCCCGTTTTTTGATACACTGGTTATTTCTCCGACTCTGCCTGCCGCTTCAGATTTCACCCTATAACCTTCGTCTAAAAGTCGTTTTATTTCAAGTCCGATACTCATTCGACCACCTCCGTCCGGCTGTCGTCTATTATTTTTGGATTTGTACAAGGAAGACCGTGACGTTTCTGCGCGTCTAAATACGAAAATGCACCCGGATAATCAGCATCGTACGCTTTGCCGTTTTCTAATTTGCCGACTGTAAATTCTTCGACCCGCCCGTCAAAAGTTACGATTCGAACAACATCCCCTACACGAACCTCAGTTGGCTGCGGCGCGTTCAGATATTCGTCAGGCACTTTGAGTCCAAGTGCGCGATGGAGAGCGATGGCTTCTCCGATATGGACGTTGAAGCAATCGTCTGGTGCACATACTGCCGTTCCATAAAACGCAGTCCTGCTATTCGGTTTCTTTGCGACCGCCTCTACGGTTCGACTTTCACGGTTGACATTGAACGTAATATCGAAAGTCCGCCACAATCTATTATTCGTCCTAAGACGTTCAACGTCCGCCTTCGCCTGCTCAACGATTTCATCACGCCGTTCTTGTGCGGTCTTTTCTGGCTTCCACAGACGTTCTTCTTCTGTTGTGCAAACTGGTGTTGTAACTACATTAACATCGCCCGGAATAATAACAACATCCTCATTTGTTTTTGCGTAATGAACTATGAATGCATAAGAATAATTTCCACCTATAACAATATCGCCTAGACGAGATTTATAGCCGAAGTATTTATCGCCCTTCTTTTCAAAAACTGTTTTAGCATTTTCGATTAGTAGTCTATTTTTCATTTCGTCCGCCTCCTCGTTTTTAACTTCGTTATTGACGATGACTTCGTACTGCTCATCGCTTAAATACTCAGGTCGTTTTCCTAAAACTACCCTTACAAACACTCCAGAATAGTCTCTTTCTATGGGGCTATTAGAGAAAGTACCAACAACCTCAGCCTTCTCGTATGGAAGTATATACGTATCTAGTTCAGGAGGATCAATAACTAAAACCTTCTCACCCTTCTTGGCTGGACGTTTTTCTGTGACGATGAGTTCTGCGTCTTTTTTAAGTACTAAAGATGAACCAATGTCTTCAATAAATACCACGTAGTCCGTATCAGTCATGCCCTCAACTTCAAAAACTTCTCCAATTCGATCTGCATACCAGTACGCAGGGTTACTTGATTTCTTAATCCGCACATACTTTTTCGTTTTAGTCATTCCGTAACCACCTTTCAGCCGTTTTAATCGCTATTTCTGCGTGCTCCAACGTCAAAGGTTCCGTGCCTTCATCCGTCATAAACAACGCATTGCCGACTCTTCCACGCTCCTTATACCACATCATGACGATATAGCCTCCGTATCCTTCGTAGGTTGCCGGCGCATAATTGTCGCTTAAAGGTACGTACCCTATTGACCCGCAAGAATCGTCGTCACGATCAGAATTCCCGAGTCTCTCCGATAACCTACGTAATTTACTCATCGTTGCGCAATTCCAATTCTTCGGTGAAAATACGCCATTTTCGAAAGCACAAACCGGATCTGATCCTTCCCACGTTTTTCCGCGTTCTTTACACAATCTACATACCATCTCGCAATCCCTCCGTTTAATAAAAGTCGTCGCCGATTTCCGCCTGCTGACGGATCTCTTCTAGTTGGTCTTTCGTCATCACGCATTCACTCCTTCGATTTTGATTCCGAGAATATCAAGCGTTTTCCTTACCCCATCTATCCTCCCAGAATGGTATTGCATACTTTCAACATCCCATTCATATTTGCTTTCTCTGTGACATTTTAGCGCCTCTTCATGATACTCTTTAATCTGCTCCTCCGGTGTCTTTTCGACTTCATATCCGTTGATTAGTGCTGTGGCTAACCCCGGTGCATCTAAGTTGTACAAGCAACCTACATCCCGGCCATGCCGCATCTCGATATAGCCTAGAGTATCCTCTACATACATTGCCATTATTTCTCCATCTGTATATGCTCCCCTTAAAAACTCAATCGCTTTTGCCTGCTCTTCTGTAACTAACGCTTTCATCATCACTCATCCTCCACTTTTGTATACGTCTTTTCAAAAATATCCGGCTTGCATGGGTAAAATTCACCCTCTACGCCTTTTATGACATAGTCACCTTCAGAAACAGTCATTCGACCTTCAAGGGTTCGAATGAAATAGCCCTTTACTTCAGGATCGTAATCTAAAGTAAGCCCCGACACGCCTATTGTCTTATTCACAAATAACTCTATTTCCTTTTCGTTTGTTCCATCGTATTGAACGGCTTCTATCACAACAGGATTTTTTCTATACTTTGGCATATTACCCCTCCTTAAAAGATGCTTTAATATCGGTAACAGAAGCATCATGCATACTCTCAATAAACTCTTTAACAGACTCCTCTGCTTTGATTAGTACATCGTCTTCTCCATGTTTATCTACTAAATAATTGAGCCCTTCTGACCCTTCAACTTTAATCTTGACATTAAATTCAATGTATTTCATACATATCTCTCCTTTATCGTTTAAGTACTTCTGCTCCCCTGTCTTCTAAAATATCTATACTACTAGGTACTTTAAACCTCTTCAAATCTTTACTAATGAACTCTCTAACTGTAAGATTAAAAGATAGTTGCTCAGGGAATCTAGGTTCCCTTTTCCAAAGTATCACTTCAACCTTTCCCGATTTAATAACATTGAGCTCTTTGTTATCGTCTAACAAGACAACGGATGGATTGTAGTCAATCATCTCTTCCTCTTTGTAGAATTTAGAAGCTTCATCTTCTGAAAAAGCTAAAATAACTTTAAAGTCGTCTACTATATACAGGTTAGGTGTTTGTGTTTGTTTAAAATCTACAATATCTCCCATAACTATCTTCCTCCTCAATATTCGTCATCAACATCCATTGCATCATAAATACTGATCTCTGACATAATCGGGTCTTCAGGAAAATTGTCCTCGTAATCTACAACTTTCAACCCTTGATCTTCAAACGCTGATACCATATCGCTCACGTTCCCTTGAGAATCGTTTACTTCTTTTTCCGCAGTGTCTAGAATGTCTTCGAATACGTCAACGTTCATGTCCTCCGGAACGTCTACAGTAATCTCACTCCAGTATCGGACGTTCTCTTCTACAAAAACTTTAACTTTTGCCATTTTAAATACCTCTCTTTTCTTTCATCTTAATTAATTTATCTGTACAACCTCCACATAAATACCATCCCTTGTATAAAGATAATACATCTTTATTCTGATACCTTTCACACGCTTCTATCTGCAAGTTAGGTACCTCCTTAGTTAGTCTGTAACCAGAGTATAACATACAGTGTATTCCATTGTCTATAGTTTTATGCAAAAAAAAAGAAGGATTTAGTATCCTTCTTATCGGGTTATAATGAAATCTACATAATACTCACAACCTATTTTAACCTTCTCCCTAATTAAAGGTACATTAGTGTTCAGTAGTGATGGCTTACACTTTTTATATATACTAAGGTAATCTTGCTTACGTTTTGCAGGTAAGTACTGCCATACCTCAATACTATCAGCTTCACTTTCTGGATCGTTATCGCACCCGGCATCCGTCCACTTCCGGTGTATCTCCTCACAAAGCTTATCAACATCATCAGTTACATAGTAGCACTCATAATACTCATCATAAGCCAAGTATATCTCATCATAGTCTACTAAATCGTAAGACAGCCGCTGCACTTCCCGTAAAGAATCTTTATATGATCAAATACTTTCATACTGTACCTCCTACACGACAATGGTCATTTTTTTTTATTCCTTCCCCTCTAAACCGAGAAAGTCTCACTTATCTTCCGGTTGGTTTTTCCAAGATGGACAGAATGCAGATTCAATCCATTCTTCGTGATACTCCTCTACAATGCGGCCTGAACTTCTACTAACTTCCGTAAAGTACCCCTTAGGTTGATATATTACCCACCCACCACGGTCAAAGTCGTATTTTATACGAATATCGTCACTAGCCCTCACAGAACATAGACCAATTTCAACAGTATCGATAGAATTATCTACTGGATGCTCAATCTCCAAATGAACTAATTTTTCATATTCTACTTTTCTAATTTCGACATTATCAACCCTCATGATCAGCTACCTCCCACTCACTTACAGACTTATTACGAGATTCTTCATTAAAACTATTTTCACGCTGACTTTCAATAAATTTCTTAACTTCCACCAGTTCCTTATATGATCTGTGGTTAAGCAAATCTACGCACTCTTCAAAAAGATACCTAAACTGCTTTTCCCAGTCACCTCTTAAAGACGAAGGACAATCTAGTTCATTGGGTGTTGCTTTCTCGAACGCTTCCTCTTCTTCGTGACAACAAGAGCCAAAAGCATTCCAGTAGCAATGCTGATTATTACATCTCATATTAATTATCTCCTTTCACACTGTGTAAATAATCGTCAATGTCTAAGTAAAAAGCGTCTTCAACAGACTTGTTATCACTAATACAAATATATAAGTCTCCGCTTGACCTACTAATATGGTTTGTCTGGTATGAATTTACATCGTCAGAGGTGTAGTAATCCCAGTTTACTGAAATTTCTTCAGATGAACCGTCAGAATACTTAACTTCAATATTAACGATATCAGAATATTGCACTAGTCTTTCAAACGGCTTTCTAGCAGGAAGGCATTCTAACTCTTCTCTTAAAAGGTGTATGTCTGTTTGATAAGCTTCATAGGTATCGGCTTTAGAATCAATACGGATAAATACCTCTTCAGCTTCCAATCCCGTACCGTCTAAGGTAATGTCTCGCTTAACGCCTCCAATACTAAAAGTTTTCAACATATCTCTTTTAAACTTAATTACTTCTACATTTTCAAGTATTAATTCAATTTCTTCAATAATTTTATCTTTATTCCTAGGCACCACCTACTCCTCCTCTTCCTCGTAATCGTCTTCCCAAGCTAGTTCTGCATAATCAGGAAGTTCTGAAAGTCTTAAAGTTTTCATTACACTACCTCCTTATTTTATACTTAGCAAATCTTCTTTGAATTCTTTTGAATTTATCAGCATCAACGTATATTTTTTAAGCTCTAGACCTACATTAGCGGACTTATTTTTAATAAGATTGACCTCTGTTTTCAAAAAATCCTTCTGCTTCTTGAGATTGGCTAACTGCTCTTCCATAATTTTAATTTGATCTTCTAATCCATCAATCTCATTCTCTTTACTTTCAATTTCAGATAAGACTTCCAACTCAACCTCGTTCTGTTCTTTCCTAAGACGTTCAATCTCTTCAATAAGACCCTTTCTTACTGTAGAATTTAGCTCACCCGGAAAACCCATATCTACTTTGTATGTAGTAATAAAGGCATCATCCGTGGTATTAGTAACAAAAATAATATCGTCTTTGATGTAGTAGTTTCTAGTGATATTATTGTATAACTGTCCTTTGTAAATAAAGGAAGCATACTCAAATGTTTTATTAGCGTGCTCTTGAATTTGATCTTTATTCTTTGCTACATAATCTTTGATCTCTTTCTCTGTTTTTAAACCTACGATCCTTTCCGCCCAACGTTCATTAAAATGTTTTGTACAGTTCTTCACTTTGCTACCTCCCTGTCTTTTATTTTTCTGTCTAGGTCTTCGATCTCCTTTGATAATAACCTACTAGCTGCATGATCATACTCTTTAAGAGCACTCTTTATATTCTTTAATTTACTGCTTATTCTCTTCATACCCTCTAGATCATAGTAAGCATACGTATGAGGATTATGAAGGTAGGATATGAGACTATTTGCCTCATTTAATAAAGACTTTACTACAAATCTCTCCTTGTCTTCTTTAGTCCAATACCTGTTATCCCTAACTTCCATGTCCTCTACATCCATAACATCTTTTAAAGCAGACAATCTTCCTTGTAAAAATATGATTTCTTCGTCATCATTTCTTCTTTTAGCATCCTCTAGTTCTTGCAGCGTATTATCATATAACTGACGAACTTTACTCACCTTTATCTCTCCTCTGAGCCTGCTTGTGCTCCCTATATAGCTTTATACCACGCTTCACACGCTTAGCGCCTTCAGAATCTGAAGTATCCGAGACAACTACCTATATCCTCTTCATCTGTTGAAAACTGTATAACAAAGGGTTGGATCGGTCTTACTTCTGGTTTTCTTTCTTTTTCGTCCATTATTCGACCTCCTTTTTTACATCTGATTCAACTAGATAAGGAACGCCCTCTTCGTCTGTTTCGACATCACAGGTAATAGAATCTGTGTATTGTATAATATCCCTTATTTTAAGAACTCTCCCGTCTAAGAGAACTATTGGTACCTCTAGAATAGAGAGCGATGTAGGACCTGAGTCCTTATTCCCTATTTCTATTTGAAATTTTGCAAGGTTATCTTTTTTAATACAAGAACTGTCTATCGTAATAAAACTTTCGTGTCTCAAAATGCCCTCCTCTTGATAGAGGGAGCCTAATACATGATTGTCAAATCGGTGCTTGGGTTTATCTTCTGCTTCTTTACACTTTAAATCGTCTAATTTAAAAGCATCTTCTTCACTATTATCTTGTTTAATTGCATTAATAACTTTTCTCCAGTTCTCTATATCTTGCAAGGTCTTTTTCATCCTAATCCCCCTTTGAAACTTTATTAATAGGTAGGCCACCTTCTATATATAAACCTGTCATTTCTTTTAGAAATTCCATTCCTCGTGTTCCTTTATACTCTTCAGATAATCTCTCATCTATTTTATCCGTACACTTACTACATACATTAAAATCAAGTTCAACGCATTTTTTAGCTAAAGTAAATTCAGCAGGTATTCTACTATACTTGCTTCCACAAACGCCGTCACAAACATCACACAATACACGATTATTTCCCATTTAAAACATCTCCTTGTTTTTTTTATTCACCTCTATAACTTATGTTGTATTATATTCACAGTATACACCATGTGTTACAATATGTACAGCCTTTTTACAAAAAAAAAGACAACCTTTTTAGGTTGTCTTCATTATTACATAGAACCGTAGTAGACATCAATTGCTTCTTTGACTGCCTGAACATACTGGAAGAACTCTGATGTCGTATTTTCCCGGTTACCTTTAGACCAGTCTCCATTCTCAAAGAAAGATTTACGCTGCAATGTACTTAGCTCCAACTGAACGCCTTTACCTGACGTGCAGCGATTAACAATGTTTCGTGGGTCTGTAGCTGTAAATCTATCTGAAGCTACTTCTGCGGAGAAACCGAAACTCTGAAGCTTTTCTACTACAAGATTACGGAGCTCTGTGTTCAATCCTCCGACAATTGTATTCTTAACTGCGCTGTCTGCGTATCCGTGGAGAGACAGTGCATCAGGGTGTGTAGACATTAGCCCTAAACATGACGGCTCATCGAAGTTTGTGCTGGTTACATGGAGTCTTCCATTTCCGCTAGATAAGAGACCTTCAAACAAGTAGTAGCTCTCTTTAGTTGAATCAGAAAGCTGCTTTGTCAGTTCTGAAGTTGCTACTTCAATTCCTCCTGCGTGCGGGGCAACAAATATCAATCTTTCACTGTTTTTAGCTGCCTCGATCCGGTAAGACTCGCCTGCTGGTTCCGCTGCTCTCAATTCTTCATAGTTTTGGTAAACGTCTGCCAATTAAAAAACCTCCACTTTATTGTTATATATTTTAAGGGCGGAGAACCACCCTCATTTATTACTTAGGTAGCTTCTCGTTGTATCGTAAGAAGTCAGTATCGTTTGTTTTCATTTCACCTGTATCATATGTATTCCCTATCAACTTAGTGTTCGTAGACTGGATCGTGTAGAAAGAGTTGATAAGGCCAAACCCATCCATTACTCTAATGTCATTATTATGTAAACGAGAGTCATTTGCTCCGATTAAATAGACACCGTAGCCTGCATTAGACCCTCTGCGGAATGTAATATCATTGTCTTTAATCATATGTTTTGACCCACCGTCAATATGAATAGCGATCATGTACTTACAATCTTGAATGATGTTTCCTTTTATGTAGCTGCTGTACTGATCTGCATAACCCCTGATTGCGGTGAAAGCGGCGTTTTTAACAAGGTTATCTCTAAGATGTACTTCAGACTGTTTATCAAAGTAGATGCCGTAGTCTGGGCCGATCATATCAATGTCATTATCCACAATTCTCACATTTGTTGAGCGACTTACTCGAACTCCACCTTTTCCAGAAACTTCATTATCGCTTAGTAATACGTCTTTAGAGGCGTCTACTTTTATAGATACATTGTTAGCTGCGCCAGTACCTTTATTGTCACTAACTTTTATATCCTTCGATTCTCTAACCCAAATGTGTAGACAGTCGCTGTCTATGATATTACTCGATACTACTGCTTGATCGCATAGATAAGGGTAGATTCCAATAGAACTAATATCTTCTAGGATGTTGTTGCTTACAGTAACCGTTTTACCTCTAGCAGCGATACCCGTTTGAAATCCACGAATTACATTGCCAGTAACAACTGCTCTGTTAGCTGTTTCCGAAGTAGACTTACGAATAGAGTCTATCCCGAACTTTTTGTGAACCCCTGTTTCGTTTGTGATAACATTGTTACTAATAGTTACATCAGTTGAAAACCCGTAACCGATGTAATCATCGCAGAAGTTACCGATAGCATTAACTTTACCAGACACGTTGATGTTCATAGAACCTCTTCCATTGTCTTTAAATCGGCAGTTAATCACATTTATCTCGTAAGGATGCTGGTACTTGATGCTATTGTCTGCGTATCCTTCAAGGTCAATACCTAGCTGCGGTCCAATTTCGTCCCCGCCTGCTTCAATAATATCGCAGTCATCGATAAGTAGACCTACGCTTGCTCCGGCAGCAATGTTATTTCGTCTTCCTCTAAGTGTTCTACATTTCCTGATTGTTACGCTTTCAGATGGAATGTACACTCCCGGCCAGTTCATCATACCTTTAGATGTTACCCAGATGTTATCTCCGGTGCAGTCTTCAATTGTTACATTTTCGATTGTAACATTTTTACTTCCACGAACTTGGATACCGAATCCCCATTCGTGAGTACGTCTGTTCTCGTTAACGTCTTGTCTGTAGTTGTGTTCATGACGATCACCTACAATATGTCCGCCTCGGATTGTTACATTTTCTACGCCTTCTAAGTTAAAACAAGCGTACCCGGTAGAGTCATTCGGTTGGACTTTAAAAAGGGCTTTCTCATGTAGGATAACTTCAATGTTGGACGGGAACTGAAGACCTCCTCCGTACTCAGGGAGGTAGTCACCAACGCCTACAGCGTCAATTAAGTAAGTACCTTCTGGTACATATACAGCAGAGTGACCAAGTTCTACGGCCCTTTTAAACGCTGCTACGAACCCACTAGTTGTTGATGTAGCATCTGTCCCGTCATCCTTGATACCGAACTGATCAAAATCAATGAAGTACATCCACCCATTAGTCAATAAAATCTCCCCTTTAACGTTTTTTCGGAAAATATACCCATAAGAGGTATTTCCTACTATATAATATAGAAGGGGAAAGCTATAATTCTAATGTACATCGATAATTTAAGATTAGTTTAATCTCGCATTAACCTTGCTACACAAACCCATTCCATCTCTATGCTACGATATATAACAACATCCCATTTCTGATCATTATCTAGACGGGTTAAAGAAGAGTAGAAGTCTTCTTCAAAACTTGAACTACCCCCACTTAACACCCTTACGGGTTGTTTGGAGTGGGGGATTCCTACGAACTCCGTTCTATCGAACAGATATTTAGTAGGCTAACCCCGTAGCCCCTACGGTTAGAAGTCTTATCGCTTCATTTTTAATATTTTGTCCTGTCCCACCTACTCACTGGGATACGCCCTTCACGTTCCTTGAGGTGGGAGTATTCTCGCCTATTTTTGATAAACACATTAACTGCTGATTCTATTCCTCTGATACTGTTACTGTCATATGTTCTAGAAAATTCATCTGGTCTTGCTGAAGTATTTTACACTCCACTCTGTTGGAGACTCTTGCCATACCCTAATATACCTACCGTCTTCAAAATGAATACCGAGTGCAATATGTTCCTCACCTACACCCCCTATAGTCTCTAATGAAACACCTGACACCACTCGATTACTAATAATACTGGATAGTTCTGTAATGGTTCCGACATCTGATAGTTGGACGGCCATTGTTGCGTAGTTATTATTTACTTCCATTACTTTTATTCCCCCTCAATACTGATTACCAAATCTTTGTTTACTTTACTAAGCTCTTTCCAAGCATCATAGTAATATGGGCTACTTATAGAGAAAGACTCTCCGAATTTCTCGTGCTTTTCATTCCAACCTAGCTCCAGTTCCTCAAACATTTCAGTTACCATTTCTTTTCGGCTCTTACTGACATCTTTTCTATCTGGGAATAGCTCAGTGTACCAGTAGAATACTTCAATATCAGAATCAGAGATGCTTAGCTCAAACAAATATTCAAACAAATTTCTCTTTAATTCTTTTTCTCGTCTCGTGAGACCTGTCATTGACTCCTGTCTAACATTAATAATTCTGTCACTTACTGATAGAATGTAGTCTGGTTCAACTCTTTCGGTTGAGTAGTCCCAACTAAATGGTTCTAGATCAACCTGTTTATTTTTAATCATCTCAGTAAGAAGCTTATCTTGACGAGGAATTAGCTTGCTTTTTCTCTGAGGGATTGCCGTACCTTCTGTGTCAACCGCTAATGAACGATTACCGTCTGTAAAGATCATTGCATACTCCACCCCTTATTTCGCTCCGCCTTTACCTCTTTTAACCGCTCGTTTTCTAACGAGGTCCAAAACTTCTACAGGCAACTCCGACATACTATCTTGAACGAAATCGAGTGTAGCTTTTGTCACGTAAACAACCGGCATTGTATCGTAAATCTCTACATTATCACTAGACCACCATTCATGGAATTCTGGAATCTCAAAAGATTTAAAAGAGCCATAAAACCAGTTAACCCAAACATCATGGACATACATTTTTCCTCATCCCCTCTATATTTAGCTTCCGTTTATATACGCTAAAACTATAGTCATACTCTGAATTTTCAGAACCTTCTTGGTAAAAATACCGTGTCCACACGTCTTCTGTGTCGAAATCGGGAAAGAACGAATCCGCTTTAAATTCATGATTTACATGTGTGATGTATAATCTGTTAGCAAACGGCATAAACTGTTTGTAAATCGTCTCTCCGCCTATAACCATAACTTCTAACTCGTTCCTAAACTCAAAAGTTATTTCGGATATATCCTTACGAACTAACACATCTGGGTGGGGGTTATAGTCTGGATTTCTTGTAAGTACAACGTTAACCCGTCCTTTTAAAGGCTTACCAATGCTCTCATACGTTTTTCTTCCCATCACCACCACCTTATGTTTAGTATGTTTCCTGAACCAGTTCATATCTTCTTTGATGTTCCAGAGCAGCTTGTTGTCTAAGCCAATCTCATTGTTTTGACCTATAGCTGCAATTAATGATATATGCAATGTTTTTCACTTCCTGTGTATTTCTTAGTATTAGTATATGACATAGCCTGTAACATGTCAATAACTTCTTTGTATTTTATAAAAATAGGCTCCTTTATGAAGCCTACTAATCTTAAAGTACCCGTGAGTATCCAATTATTTTTTCCACAGCAACGGACATCTTTTCTTTGAAATCTTCAAGTGTGCCATCATTAACAATCTCATAGTCTACGTCAAGACTATCAATATACTTTTCTGCTTCAGAGGTAAAGACATCGTCATTGAATAGGTCGCCTTCTTTCCTCATTCTCTCTTTTCTCTGTTCTAGAGGGGAAACGATGCGTACTACAAAATACCCTTCCTCTTTGCAACGCTTAGCTTCTGCTGGTAATCTTACATCAGTTATTAAAGGATTAAACGACGGACCTTCATAAAGGTCGATCCCATTTTCTTCAGCAACCCACGGCTGGCTGTAGTTTTTAGCCATACTTCTTTGTTTTTCAACTCTGTTAAAGCATTTATCAACCCAGTAGTTTTCTCCGTAAACATACCTCATCAGATCACCAAAAAGTTGATATCCTCTGACTGGTTTAGGGTCTTTCGGGATATGCGGAAACGCCTCGTGGAACTCCTTTTTAAGATCATATCCGAACGAAAAAGTAACCATGTTCAAATACTCTTCAAAGTACTTCGCTGCTGTATCCTTACCTACTCGTACTCCACCGCACAATGCAACTTTAATTTCGCCCATTATTTTTCTCCTCCGTCTTTTAATCCAACACTTAATTTTCCTTTAATAACTGGATGAGGGTCATACCCGATAAGTTCAAAATCATCAATTGTATAGTCTCGGATGTCCTCATGAATCGTTTTTACCTCTAACTTAGGTAGTTCTCTAGGTTCCCTTTTTAGCTGTTCGAACGCTGAGTCTAAGTGATTAGAATACAGGTGTGCGTCTCCTAAAGTGTGAATGAACTTACCTACCTTGAGACCTGTCATTTTAGCAATAATATGTGTAAGTAAAGCATAGCTAGCGATGTTGAAGGGTATTCCTAAAAAGGCGTCCCCACTGCGCTGATACAATTTACAACTAAGCTCCCCACTAGAAACATAAAACTGAAACATAGTATGGCAGGGTGGTAGAGCCATTTTAGATAAATCTGTAGGGTTCCAAGTAGATACCAACATTCTACGAGAATCAGGATTATTCTTAATTTCCTCAATAACGTACCCTAACTGGTCAATGTTTTTATCTCCCCATCTTCCCCACTGTGCTCCGTAGATAGGCCCTAAATCGAAACCGTCCTCTTTTGCTTTCTCTACAAACACTTCATATGATAATGTCCCTCCGGATTCTCTGTAAAACCTGTAAGCGTCCGGTGTCCAGATATGAATATTCTTGTCAAGTAGTGTTTTTAAATCTGTGTCACCCTTAATAAACCATAGTAACTCTTCAGCGATAATTCGAAAAGGTAACTTTTTTGTTGTCAAAAGAGGGAACCCTTTTGACAGGTCAAATTCCATTTGAGGACCAAAAAGACTAATAGTACCTGTTCCTGTTCTGTCTTCTTTTTTATGTCCTTCCTTAACTATTTTCTTAACTAAGTTCAAATATTCTAAATCTGCATGTGTCATAGAGTAACCCACCTTAATTCTGCTTTTAGTTTGTTTTTAACATATTTCTGGACAACTTCGTCTACATACTCTTTTATTTCATAGTCAATGACATTATCCCGATAATCTTTTTTTAGTGTCGTAATGATGTCGGCGTTAACTTCCAGTACTTCTAGAAACTCCTCATATCGACTTTTAAGTTCACCTGTTTTTAAACTTGCAATAATGCCGTGGTCCACTGTTCCGACTTCATACCATAACGAATCTTGGTAGTTAGAAAATCCTTGTGAATGGAAAGTAGTAAGTAAGTTATAAATACGTAGAGCGGATGCGATGCTTTTACCTACAACTACATCTACATTGTCCTCATTTGCATACTTATAGCGCTCCGAATGAACTTTCTGAGCTTTTTTAAGCTGCTGTGTGAACATCCCCCTACATGCTTCGTAAAAAGAAGGTAGATTCATTTTAACAATGTTGTCCCGCTCTTTTCTCAATTCATTAAACAGCTCATCTTCCACCACAGTCCTTACTGAAAAAAGAATTTCTAAGAAATTAGGACTACTCTTTAAAAAATACTCTGGTAATTTCCTTACATCATGAACACTAATATCAACACCTTTTGAGATTGTTACATCTTTTACAAACGTTCCTTTATACATGTCTTCAAAATTAGGGTAAACAAACATCAATTTGTCTAAATCAGATTTGTCTGTTACTAAGTTATAGTTGTGCGACCCAACTACTGAAGTGAAGCTCGCTTTATGTTCCATAATTCACCTCCTCATAAAAGTGGAATACATTTTGAAAAATTGGATATACTCATAATAAAAGCATAGAACACAGATACAGTGACTAATACAAAGATAAACCCCCAAATACAGTCCCGAAGTAGTCGGTATAAATAGAAGTCATAAAAGCATCTTATACAGAGTAAGATACAAATACAACCCGCTACGAACACTCCGACAGTTGTCGAAAACCAGAAAAAGGTTGATATCATTTATTTTCTCCTTGTCTTATATTCATAGTGTATGCTGACTATAACATATTGTCAACGTTTTTATGAAAATTTTTTTAAAAAACAACGGGATATTCTTCTCTGTTTCTTGAAAGCTTGTCATAACAGGCACGAATAACCTTAGCATCATATAGAGCGTTATGCTTTGCACCAGATATAGGGTGGTCAATAAACGCCTCTCTACTAATGTCTGGATCAATACCGTGTAACTTGAATAAAGTTGCAATGTCAAAATAAATATAATAAACGTTATCCGGAATAAAAAAAGCCCCGCCGAACAGCTCATTAAATAACACACCATCATAAATTAAAGTGTCTCCCCATAATTCGACACCGTGTTTATATTGACTAAGCCACTCTGTAACCGCCTTCTTAACAAATTCCCTATCCCCTCTAACAACAGTCATACTGCCTATCTCTTTTATAAAACGTTCATCTTCCGCCACGTCTTTAAGCATCAAGTTTTGGATCACCTGTTTGTCTATCCACTCATCTACTTGGCTCTTGTCGTAGTCTGTAAACTCACAGTATAGCTCCTTCTTGTCTGAAACCATCCCTAAGCTAATCGGTGTTGTATTTTGATGTAGTCCGGTGAACTCAAAGTCGAAGAAAACCTTTGTCATTGTTCTATATCCTCCTCTATATAATTCGTATAACTTTATTGTAGCATATGAAAAAGAAACAATCAATGTGCTGGATTGTTTCTTTTCTATCTTTTTTTATTTACTTTTTAATGACTCACTAAGATTAAACTCTGCATCTCGTAACTTTTCTAAAGATTCTTTATCTTTTCTATGTGCGTACTCTATTCGAGCTTGCATATAGTCATGTAGAGAGCTATCGGGTCCAACAACATCTTCAATTTTAGGTAAGTCTGTGTTTTGAATATCTAGGTTATCGTCTAAATCCTCTATAATGTTAACAAGCTGTTTAACTCTTTCTAAAAGATGCAGAGACATTGAGTAAAGTTTGGGGTCATTATAGTCGCACCCTTGTGTTTTACTAAAATCCCTATATGCTGCCTCAACTAAGTTATAATATTTGTACATCTTTGCATTCTTTTCAGTTAAGTCTGACATTTTTAATCCTCCTGATTATATTTTATCTGCAAAACTTGAAAACTTTCCTCGGTAATCACTGGTTAACTCAGCGAACTCCACCTCTGTAAAGAACCCTCTTTCTTTACCTTGCTTAAAATGGTGTATGTATCTTGAAAATCCAGAGGCTTCTTTGTTAATGTCAATTTGACCATTGTGACCAGCAATACCTACATAACAATTGTCAGTAATACGGGTCAAAGTCTTTCTGATCTCATCTACTGTTCCGTTTTGGACTTCATCTATAATGACACCTGCATTGTCTATTGTTCTTCCACGTAGGAACGTATGCGGAACAACTTTATAGTCCCCGGGGTGAAACTCATCACACATAACATCAAGGTCCAATACATGAGGATTCTCTCCTGCGGTTACTAAAGCCTGAAAGAACGGTACAGCGTACTCTCTAATCTTTTCTGGAACTCCTCCCGGAAGAAATCCTAATGACTGTTCTTGGACAGGAAATACCACGTAGTAAATCTGGTTGATGATTCCTTTGTCCTTTAACACTTTCATTGCTTGAGTAAGGACAGTTGTTTTTCCGGAGCCTGCTACTGCATCAACAATAACACGTTTTGACTTAAACAGTTTGTTTACCATGTCTTCCTGTTCACGGTCTAACTTTTTGATCATGGGAAAATCGTTCTTAGTTAGTTTACTCAGGTCTAGCGGTTCTTTTTGTGTCATATAGATGTTACTCCTTTGTCTCAGAATAAGTGTTTCTCCCTTACCTCTATTATACTACATATTAAGATTCTAAGGTGCATAAAGGATAGTATAAGTTATTACAAGTATACACTAGATGTTACACACTGTCAATAAAAAAAAGAGACTTGCATTGGCAAGTCTCTTTCACATTAATGTCCTCTAACCTTTTTAAGGAGAGCTGTATTCTGATCTGCTGTACCTTTGTAGTTCTTAATACCGTGCTTAGATGCCAATTTAGCACGACTATTGAAGTCGGACGGCTCTCCGATAGATTTAAGATAGTCTACAAGGCTACCTGTTTTTTGATCTCCTTTAGGCTTAGATGCTTTTGGAGCTGACCCTTTTCTCATTTTTTCTAATAACTCAAGGTTCTGTTCTGCCGTACCTTTGTAACCTTTAATGCCGTATTGTTTTGCTAGCTTTTCACGATTAGCAAAACTAGAATCTACTCCAATGGAGTTTAGGTACTCGACAATACTGTTTGTTTTTTGATTTCCTTTTGGTTTAGACGCAGCGGGTTTATTGTTGGCAGGTTTCTTATAAGCTGCTTTCAACTTGTCAAGCAACGCTGTATTCTGAGAGGCTGTTCCTTCATAACCTTTAATACCATACTTATCCGCAAGTTTTTTACGGTTAGCAAAACTAGAGTCCTCACCTACGGAGTTTAAGAAATCCACAACGCTATTCGTATTGAAGTCAGGGCTTCCAGCAGATTTTTTAGGGGCGGAGCTAGTATTTTTAGATGGCTCTTTAACTGATACTTTTCCATCTAGCATATTTAAAAACCCGTTCCACGTAATACCTTTGGAACCGCTTCTCAAGAAATGAGGGCAGTCTTTACCTGTACAAACATTGTGTGTAATAACATTTTTCACTGGGATGCCATATTTCTTCATTAAGTACTTAGTTAGTTCTGCTGCATTCTGAACGGCTTTTTTAAAGTTACCATCAGAGTTTACACAAATTTCGATTCCAATAGACTTAGAGTTATAAGCACTCCCACTATGCCAGCACTTTACATCATCCGGAAATGACTGCACGATCTCTTTGTCATCCACAGTGTAGTGCCATGAAGCGGCTCTTGAGTTACCTCCTTTTTGTAACCTAGCGTGCGCTGCTGCATCTGCCCCGGGTTTTTGATTGGCAGTCTCATGAATCACGATGTGGCTCTTAGGGTTTCCGTAACCGTAAGATGCGTTTTTAATGACGCTAGAAGATACGAGGTCTTTTCTGATTTTTACCATGTGTACCTACCTCCGTTATAATTTTTTACGATCTTAATATAGAGGTTAATCTATATTTAATTTAGTATCTAGTGCCTCAATGATTGAGACGAAGTCTGTATCTGGTTTAATCTCAAATACAAACTCTATACCCTTAATGCCTCTTACAGTTATAGGCTCTGCTGTAACTTTGCAACTCCAATCTTGGCGCATGTTAATCTCTCTAGCTGCTCTAATAAATTGATCTGTTTCTTCCGCTTTATCCTTTAATAGTTCTGAAGGGATGAAAATACTATGTTCTGTACGCATCCCTCCAACAGTGTTTCTACTCTGAAAACGAACGAAGTCATCTCTTAGAGATTGAAGAAGAGGTGGCCTCTCATTCATCGCCACTCTCTCCTTCTACTTCTTCTTTAAAATGATTCTTCTTCCAAGCTTCATAGTTTTCTGTCTGAACAAAACTAAAGATAAATGTAATCTCGGAACCCTCTAGACCTGAGTTAATAGGTGATACAGATGTCATCAATCTTCCTTCAGAATCATGTTTAAGGATTGTAATACCTTCTCCTAGTTCTAGGATATCTCCTGCAATAGCTGCATCTGCAAATTTCTCCTGAAGGATTTTCATATCGAGTCCTTTTTTAATAGTTTGCTTAAAAATTTTGTCGTGAAGCCATTTATGCTCTTCGTATGGACAGTCAATCCGTAAAAAGTTTTCCCGTTCTGTTTCGTCTGGAGACTTATACAGGGCAAATTTGTAATTGTTGTATGTAACTCTAACTAAAGCAGCTAAAAGGATAGTAGCATACTCATAATCTTCCTCAGTTGGTTGGGCTGTCACTACTTCCTTTAAGGTAGGGGCGTCATATAACCCTCTAACTGAAGTTGATGGTTTACCCGAGTTCCGCTTTTTACTCATAGAAAACTTATAATACCACAATACACTGTTTACTCGTTCATCAAACGTAGGTGGGGTTGTTACATCTTTGATTTCCTCTTCTTCACCTTCTTCATGCTTGCTTACTACATCACTAGTACAGTCTGTAATTTCGTATACTCCTTCTTCATGTTTCTCTTTCATAACTTATTCCTCCTTATGTATGATTTCCTTAATCTCATGGATAATGTGCATAACGTCTTTTATGTAAGATTTATCTTTTTTATTTTCGGTAGCAGCAGATATAAACCCTAAAGATATGATAAGGGTGTATAAAGCAATTACTATAACCATTATAACATACATTGCTTTATTCCTCGTATTTAGAGAAGTCCCCAAAAGACGATTGCAAGTCTTTATAAGAAATACTCCAAGTTTGTCCTTCTTGTTTCATTTTAAATTTTACAAATACCTGCCTACCCTCTGGCTGGTCATCTACTTTAACACCTTTTTTCTTCTTTAGCGCCAGTTTAACAAGCTCAGTAAAACCTCTTGCAGCTATACCTGAGACTTCTCCGGAGCTTCTAAAGAAATCCATCTTTAAAAATTGACCTTCCGTTGAGTATCCAACAATACCTTGAATATCTCCATCTTCATCTCGAAGGACTAGGTAATACTCCGAAGTTTCTTGAAAAGGTTTATTACCTCTGCTCATCTTTTTATCTGCCATTTTAAGCTCTGCTACGTGCTTTGGATTTAAGGACTTATCTTCGCCCTTCATATCTCTTTTAAGCTCTCTAGCGTGCCTTCTACGCACTCTAGGAGTGCCTCTAAAAGATGATTCGGTGTTATCTTGGTATTCCTTCTCGTCTTTATCCTTGTTCGGGTTCTCATATACTGTAACTTCAGTCTCCTTACCGTTACGTACAATCTTCCGCTTAACAGGTACTAGCTTGCTATAGTCTTTAGCTTTGAGAACTTCTTCAGGATATGAATCACAAGACTTAGCGTAAACATACATGTCGTACATAGTCTCAAAACCATACATGTCTAAAAGACCTCGAAATGACTTGGTTAGCTGATCATTCCGTTCAATCACATCATCCATTCCTTTTACTTTAGTCAAGGACCTGACAAAAGGGGATGTGATTTGCGCTTCTAACAGACCTTCTATACTCTCTTTTTTAATGTCATTTGCGATATTAGAAAGACGATCCATAAGCTCATCTACACCTGCTTTGGATAGTCCATATTTATTCTTCCTCATGGTATAACCTCCTTGTTCTTATTATAACACACATTCCAATAAAAAAGAGAGGAATAAATCCTCTCTTAATCAATTTTATGGAATTAATAACCTCGACTAAAAATATCTGTAGACTGAGGAACAAAACTTTGGACAGTTGTGTAGTTAAAGGCATTTTCTTGAGTTCCAGTAATGTACGGTTCTAGTACATGTTCCATACCGACCATTGAGTATACAGATGATTGAGCATAGTGGTCATCACCTTTGTTTGTAATGATCTGGTATACTTCGCCTGTCTTCTCATCTTCTTCATCCCGAATAACTACGTTCCTCCAGTGGATCATATACTGGTTGAGCTCTTTGTCCGGTGCATAGAAACCGAGTCTACCCATTTTCATATCTGAGATGTGTTTTTTATTCTGTGTTAGCTTGTCAATAGTAACCATTGATTGCGTGTCCGCCCATTTAGGCTGAATCTGTCCTGTAGATCGTGGGTTAGGGTTTACTTTTACGCCGTATACTTTACCTGCTCCGAAGTACTGAATGAGCTTATCAACGTAGTTACCACTGTCTCCAATATCAGCACAAATGATGTCCGGACTGTAAGGGATAAGCTGGTTGATAATATTTTCTAAATCAGCTTCGATGTTTGCTACGCCTCTTGCCCTTTCAACAGAGAAAATACGGAGAAGATCAATTCTGCCATTATCTCTGAATCCTCGAATTGTAATCCAATGTCTATTCGTTAATACCGCCTCTTTCGAGGTACTTTAACACTGCTCTAGGCAGTCGGACTAGACTATATCTTAACCCTACGTTTTGGTGTAGGGTTCCCTGTATTACGGTCTACAATTACACGGTTATCTCATCGTAAACCTCTTATCCGGTTCTAGCCCTACCCATTTGTAGGGTTACCCGGAAGTTTAGTCGTTGAACCTTCCTCTACTTGAGAGGCTTGGCTGCGGATTACCCGATCCTTAACCTTTTTACTATACCGTTGTGATTAGCAACGCCCATATCTATGTCACCATGATATGTTAGTAGCTAAGGCTCTAAGGGATTCCCCGCAATTAACAGGGTTTATTCACTAATCATTACTGATTAGGGGGGCAGATATTTTACCCCAGTCAATACCAACAGAAATAAATCTATAGTTTCCTCGGTTCATCAGAGGCTCTGGCAAGTCTTCACGGATGTTATCTAAAATGTCTTTGTCTTGAACGGCTAGCGCTACGTCTTGATATGGGTGACCTAAAACGTAGTTGTAAAAGTGCTGCTTAGACTTGGCTTTAAGTTCTTTACGTTTAAGTTCGTCCGCACTAATCCATACAGCGTTCATTTGAGTAATGAGGTAACCGCGGGTTCCTCCTCCATCTGCTGTGCGGTCAGGGTGTTCTGCACAAGTATACCGTCTCTTTCGAGATACTTTAACACTAGTCAAGCTAGTCGGTTTAGACTATATCATAACCCTAATTTTTGGTTTAGGGTTCTCCGCTTTACGGTTTATAAGTAATTTAATTAAACCTCTTATCTAGTTCTCACTACTCCCATTTGAATAGCTACCTAGAAGTTTAGTCGTTAGGCATTTACAGTCCGTTACAGACTGATTTAGCACGGGATCACCACTATCCTTTTCAAAACTAAGGACTTAGGCTCTCTTACCAGCTTATTGGTTATTCAGCTATGCCCGTTTAACGGAGTTTATTTTTATTAGCCATTACTGACTAACTGGGCTATAAAGGTTAACCCACTCACCATTATACCACCTATCTAAAGGCTTTCCGCAGTATTTACAAATGAATCGGAATGTACCGTCTTTAACGGTCTTAGCCATTACGTCTACGCCACTCTCGTCCAGACACTCAATATTCTCTTCGTAATCAAGTTTGTTGTGCTTTCCGCAGCTATCGCATTTGTGCATGTAAACTCTCTTGTCAGACTGGTTAAAGAGCGCATGTATGCCAAAATCTGGTACTGTTGGTGTTGACCATCGTCTAAGAACACCAAACTGAGATGAAGACATGGACTCCATTGCTGAAATCTCCGCAGAAGCTCCTACACGGTCGTACTCATCGAGAGAAAGGTAGTCGATATCGACACCCTCTACCGCAGCGCCTTTAGAAGATGAACGGAAGATTAAGAAGCTATTTCTGATTTTTTTCTTTTTCAATGAGTCCGCATTCTTGTCTACAATAGTTGAGTAGTACCCTGTCTCTAAAAGCGGGTTTAGTCTAGTAGCTACAAACTCTTCCATCTGACGGTTGGTTGGGAATGTGTAAAGACATTTAACGCCAGCGTAGCTATGTAAATCTGCAAAGTGAATCATCTCTGCAATACCAATCTCACTTACAATTCTACCGTCTCTTTCGAGATACTTTAACACTAGTCAAGCTAGTCGGTTTAGACTATATCATAACCCTAATTTTTGGTTTAGGGTTCTCCGCTTTACTTCTAACAATGTAAATTATCGTCTAAGAAATACCTCCACACACTGTATTACTATGTATAACGTATAACATTCGTAGGTATATGTCAATACTTAATTTTACATTGTTAGATTTTTTATCTAGTTCTCACTACTCCCATTTGAATAGCTACCTAGAAGTTTAGTCGTTAGGCATTTACAGTCTTATTAGACTGATTTAGCACGGGATCACCACTATCCTTTTCAAAACTAAGGACTTAGGCTCTCTTACCAGCTTATTGGTTATTCAGCTATGCCCGTTTAACGGAGTTTTCATTAACCTATTACTAGGATAAGGGGCTAATTTTTAACCCGAGTTGCCGAGACTTAATTACCGCTTTATCCGGGTGCTGGTCATTGACAATATCCACCTGCCACGGACGGTGTGCCTGAGCCCTTGTTGAGTCATGTCCACTAACGTGGAAGGTGATCGGGTGGTTTTTTACACTGTGATGTTTAAGGATATAAGAAGAGGGGTTAATCATTGTCAAGACATAAGCAAGCTCCTCTTTTGTAAGCTTGGTTCGCCCAAATGTTTGTTTAGCTATATTTGCTACTAATTTTCCATCAATGTTCGTTAGCATTAAAATTCACCTTCGTTAATTCTATTCTGGGCAATATCCATTTGTCTAATAAGCTCAGACATTTCACCTTCATCCATATCCATGACATCTAGCTGCCCTTCTTCATTAGTTGAAATCTTCCCGCTTTCTATTTGATCTTGGAATACTTTGTCCTGCTTCATATTGATCTCAGGTAGTGCAGCTTGACCGCCTCCGCCTTCAATCATTCCATCAATCTCGTTAATCTCTTTCCAGATTGAAAATAACCTATGTAAGTCAGATACACTATCTACAGCAATCTCTCCACTGAGCATTTTTTGCACGTGCAGCTTAACTGATTTAGACGTGGCTTCGTTAAACACATCTAGAATATCTTCAATACTTGCTGAATTATCTTTTTTCTTTTTAATTTTGTTTTTGATGTTATCCGCCATTGACATCTGAGATTTCTCCTTTCTGTCGTAATGTTCTGTAACAAGACTCTACGTTTTCACAGATACAAACTTTTACAAATTTATTCATGTGAAACCTAATGTGAGGGTGAGTAACAATGTACTTGTTATCATTCAGTATTAAAGAAGATAGCGGACGACCGCACACAACGCAGAGACGAGGTGCATGAACCCGTTTGTCTCCCTTTTTAAACGTGTATCTTTTATTCTGGGAATCAAATAAACTTTTTCTTTTTTCAACAACTTCTTTCTTAGTCGTCATTCTCCTCCTCCTTAGCATCTCCATAATACTTCTCGATATAGCTGTTATACGCCTCTAGACGCTCCTCAAGAAAAGAATCTTCATCGAAAGAATCATCTTCAACAGCTCTGGAATAGAGGTAAGGTAGTTCAAGCAAAGTCTGAATAACAATGTCACTTGCAGCATCAGAACTAGATACGATACCGTACTTGATAAATTGATTGATAACATACGTTTCATATTTGTTTTCGAGCTTCTCTACAATTTCGTCTTCAGAGAGGTTAATGTCACTCTGAAGATGGGCGTAATCGTATGCCATATGTGAAACTGTTAAAGTAGCTACTGTCTCTATATCGGTTACCAATTTCTCAATAAACTCCATATCCGGAACAGTTTCTCCGTTCTCTTGAGTTGCAGGTGTCATAATTTGAGCTGCTGTAACCACACTTGGCGATAAATCCTGTACCGCAAAATCTTGGGCGAGGCTACGGTAGTTGTCGAGTTCTTGTTCTGTTAATCCAAACACCGTTAACGCACCTACTTTCCTGTTTTGTCATATTTTTTAAAAACCACATCGGTCAATTCTTTAAGCTCTTTTTCAACCCTCTTTTTCTTCTTTTGCAATAGTTTGTCATACAGGACCACAGTGATGATAGCAAATACTGATCCTTCGATGACGTACACCAATAGCGGAGGGTCTAAATTTAGTACACTTTTAATGAACATGTGTGTACATAAAGCAACAACCGCCTCTACTACAAAAACGAGTAAGACCTTAATATAGAACTTATTTAGTTTATTTATCATCCGTGTAACCTCCACAATAAATAGTGTCTTTTGATATAATATAAAGGATAACGAATATTAAGAAACTCCCACTGCAAAGTCTTATATTAATAAAGAATCATAAGGCGGAGATGATATACATGTTTATTGCTTGTGTATTAATAACTACTGTGCTTTACATGCTCATTGTTTATGTGTCATATATAACATCCCGGATACTCTATCAGGGTCTAGCTTATAGGCTTATTGTGCCTATAATTAAGTCATCTGTGTTTATCATAGTGTCCTATATCTCTATTATATCAGATGTTATCCTGTTTTATAACTTTATGTACGACTCCATCTTAACTAAAAATGGGATGCTTCTTTTACTGATCGGGGCTTCTCTTATCTCGGCGGTTCGCAGAAAGGAGACTAAATCTTGAACATAACGGAAAATAAGTACCACAGCACAATTAGACTTGAGTTTTGGGGATTAATTAGTGATATAGTGAACCAGAGTAGGTCAGTGTTCCACGTCTACACTATCCATAGACTGCTATCTTTAGGGCTATTAGTAGACTTCACTTTTCAATACCTCAAAAGCGACAACCCTGAAAAATGTGTTTTAATTGAGTTGGATCTGAAAGAGCATGATAAAGCGCTCTTCAAAATAGATATAGAGGCTAACTACGGGAAAGTAGCAGACGAGCATAGTATGCAAGTGCTAAAAGACTTTTTAGCTAATTACAATACAAAACTGGACACTATAGGACAGAGAGGGACTAAACTGTTTGACAAATAAAGAAAGGTGGGGTTTTAGTGGCTTACCAAAACAATGAGATTATGCAAAAGCTGAAAGAAATCGAAAACACTCTACAGAACCATAAAACGAACACTGTAGAGCTTAGAAACGTGGTCAATGACCTCAGAGACATCGTTCAATCTCTTGATAAAGATATGGCTATCCATAGTGAGAAACAGTCCCACCTGTTCTATAGGATTGAACAAATGCAAAGAGAGATTGAGCTGCTAGACGAAAAAGGAGAAAAAGGGAGTGATAAGCAGAGGGATATTGTTGAGAAAGCTTTAATGGCTTTTCTTGGAGGACTCATCACTTACATATTCAACACTATGGGAAAATAAATGAAAATTAAGAAAGGCGGTAATCCGTATGGCAAGGAAAAAAACGTTAGAAATCACAATGGTAGACGGTTCAAAATGGTTTGTTCTTGACTCTCAGTTAGACGTAGGAGGTATTCCTGACAATCCGGTATCTCTGATTGCCAGCTACATCAGAGGTAGTCGAGGAACACTTCTCGGTGTTACTTCTACAGCAGGAGGCCCGGATGAAGGGGTGTATGTAAACCCTGAGTTGATTGTTAGCCTAAAAGTAACATACGATTAAAATTAGACCAGACGTTTTGTCTGGTCTTTTATTTAAAAATCTCCGTAACCTGATCCCCATTCTAAGTCCATAGCATCTTCTAAGTCCTGATTAATCTGCTCACGTCTTTTATTTTTCTTTTCTTCTTTAATACGGTCTTCGTATAACTCATAGACTATCCGATCTAGAACATCTAAAATTAGTCGTTTTTTAAGGGATTCGTCTGAAGTAAGTTCAGCATGTTGCAAGCTAGTCAGAAGTCCATTTCTTTCTTCTTGGGCTTTTGTATATTCCTAATATCCGTGTCATTCGTGTATTTCATTTTATTATTCCCTCCCGAACCATGTGTTTTCACGTTTCTCTAACTCCTTGATCTCTTCTTCTGAAAGGTCATCAAAAAGTTCTCTCCAACTTACATTGAAGATATCTTCTAATTGCTCCATTTTACCTCTTCTTGGGAACTTCTGATCATTCTCCCAGTAGCTTACTGTAGATGGATGAACACTCATTCTTTCTGCAAGGCTATAAATTGTCATCCCTGCATCAATTCTGTACTTTTTGAGTTTCTTTGGTGTTTTACTCATTTTATTTCCTCCTTTAGTTTTGGTTACAGTTGCGTTTGTCATTTGATATTCCTCCTGAGAAATTGTTCGTTTTTGTTGTTGACTTAATATTAACACCTTCATTGTCTAATTGTCAACATCCTTTTCAAACTTTTTTTTGTCATATTTTCAACACCTGATACATCAATACTTATGAGAAATTCCTGACCAAATGGTGCTTATTTTTATTTTATCCACTCTGTATTTAATTATTTATATATTATATATAAGAATAAAGAATAAATAATACAGGAGGGTTAAAATGAAAATGTGACATTTTTTCTGAGAAATTTGTTAGTTCTTATTGATATTCCTGAGTATAAAATAGGACATTAATGAAATTAAACAGATTTTCAATCTGAATCTCTGACTAAACAGAAAGACATAATGTATTCCTGACTCAAGGTTCTTTGTTGTCTTAAAACTTTTTGTCATATTTTTAACCCTTGGTATATAAGGGTTTATAAGGTTTTTAAAATAATTTTTGTCTTATTTAATTTTTATCTGCTCTGTATTATATATTTATATTATTTATATTAAATATTAAAGAATAAGAATAAAGAATTAATATATAGATGGACGTCCGAAACGAAAATAAAGTGGAATGACATAAACAGAAAAAAAAATAAAAAAAATCGTTTTAAAGCTTGTCAGGAGATACAAAGTATGTTATAGTATAGTTAAGCTTAAATTGACAATGAATACACACCGTATTTTGACTCTATAAACTTCTCAGAGATAGACACCTCCTAGAACAAAAATCCCTGTCTCTGAGAAGATGGGTCAAAAATTCATTGAGCTTATTTTTTTATTATCAAAATGAGGAGTGCTAAAATGCTATACGTTATCTTAGCTTGTATGCTTGGTTGTTTAGTAAGTGCAGCGGGTCACGGGTATTGTCTACTCTCAGAAATAAAAAACAAAGGGTCAAAGGTAGACAAACAAAACAGCTTAGGTTGGATGCTTATTTCTATAATTCTATTCTTCAGCTTCATGGCCCATCTTAATTTTTCTTTTTAATTTTTTTAACTATAACTTGCTTTATGACATCAGAATATGTTATAATAGAGATGTAAGGGAGCTTCCCATATCACCTCCCACCTCCTTTCATATTATTCGCCCCCTTTCTTGGCTCCCTTACAAATTCTCATCGAGTACATGTTAAATATGTGTATTGGATGAGGGTTTTAAACCTTTTTATGCTTTAATTAGTTTGCTCTAATGAGCACGGCTGGTGAAGACTAGCAGGAAGTTTTGTTAGCCCAAACTCTAGCTTTAAATCCTTCGTCAGCCTTTTTCTTACGATGTAGATAAGCCGTGCCTTTCATGGTTGCCTACGTGTGAGTTATTCAGTACTATACGTGTAAATGTGTGTGTTGTACATTAGGGTTGTGTGAACCATTTGTACAAAAACTTCGAAGGTAAGCATGTCACCCTATACCGAACCTTCTGTAAGTGTTTACTAACTGATCTCACTTACTTCAAGTAGTAGGTATTAAAACATGCTCAAATATAAAATACTTTAGGGGAGTGGTTTTTTGTTACAAGATGCTAAGTATGTTTCAACTACGACAAAGGGGCTTACTTCCACGGCAGTGAGGATGGTCCTGAATACCTGCCTCATACCAGTATGATCATTACTCTTTTAGACAAAAATACTTAAACAATAAATATCAATGGGAACTCAAGCTGAAGAAAGTGTGGAGCGAGAGCAAGGTACTTGACGAAGGGTTAGGGTACCATTATCTTGATTGCGGTGTATATCTTCGGATTGCACCTAAGGAGGTCGGATGCGTCTTACCTTCTTTTAAAAGGGTTCTGGGTTATCCCGAACGACTGTAGTTGAACTACAGAACTACAGAACTACTTATTTTCCGGTGTGTACCTCCTTACACGGGTCTGGGAAAACCACACAAAAAGAAGAGACGAGCGAGCAAGACGCTTTGTATCTTGATAAGGGCGTGTAACCTGAAAAGGGCAGACAAGAATGTCTCAGGAGAGGGTCTTCGGTTTTCCCTCTTCATCCATCTCATTCAACTTGTGAATGCGATGTTAATGAGGAACTAGTTCAACGGTGAACTCGTTGCTCCTGTTTTGTTACTTTCACTAGGCAGAGATACGCTAGAACAACATGCGCTAGATTCGTACGATCAAACAACAAAGGCATCACGCCTCTAGCTTTTTACGTAGCTATGCGGACCACAGATGTCACCGCTCAGGATGAGTATAATTTATCTGCCGCTGTCCCGGGTAAAGCGGAGGTAAACGAGGTGAGATTCCTCGGTCTAAGAGCGGAATTTAGAAAACTTGACTTTGACTTGACTATTTGACTAAAAAAAAGTGTTTCAACTAACTAAAGTAAAACGTCCTCACAGGTGTAACTGTGAGGTTTTTTGTCGTTCTCTAATCATAGGGACACCAGTGTTATGTGATATAATTAAAATAGAGACTTGTTAGTTCTATATTATACATATGAGAGGAGGCTATGATGGCATCTTTCAACGAAGACACAAAATGGATGGAAGCTAAACGAGCCATCGGAGATATGAACTGGATAGAGATTGTCAGCTATTACCGATCAATTGATGGGGAGAACGTATTTGTTTACTCTGTCTTAGACGGAGATAGACGACTCATTATTGATGTCATAGACGATGATCTTGTTCTTCTGATGGACAGTAAAGGGGAACCCGTATCTGAAAGCTACGAGAGCGTTATGAACAGTCGAAAGGTGTTCAAGTACTCAAAAGATACAGAATTACATAGCTTCCATTTTGACGGTAAGGAATTTAAATTTCCGATTGAAAGTTATAAGTAGAATGGATGTGATAAACAAATGGGTTTAAGAGACTGGTTCAGCCTAAACAACGACAGTAGGACGGTTGCGTCTCACCTCAATGATGTCAAAGAGATAGATGAGAGTCTGTCTGTAACGATAAAAGAAATTGAGGGAGAGTACATTAAGAAAAGTAAGAACGATCCTAAGCCTAAAGCGTACGAAGAACCGCTGCTAGGTAATTTGTCTATGAACCCGGACTATAAAGAAGCACCTTCCATACTAGGTACAGCCAACCTCTTTAAAACTCTAAAACACTACTCTAGGAAGAATATCATCCTCAACGCAATTATCAATACCCGTGTCAATCAGGTTTCTCTGTTTTGTACACCTGCCAGATACAGTGATAAAGGTATTGGTTATGAGGTCCGTCTAAAAGACCCTTTAGCTGAGGAGAATACTCACGATAAGAAAAAGATAAAAGAGATAGAGAAGTTTTTAGAGAATACAGGGGTTACTCAAAGCTTTACAAACGACACATTTAGAACGTTCGTAAAGAAAATAGTTCGGGATCGACTTACATACGACAAGATTAACTTTGAGCTTATTTATGACAAGGAAGACCCTGATAAACTCGTCAAGTTTAAGGCGGTAGACGCTTCAACTATTTATGTTGCAGTTGATGATAAGGGTAAAGAGCCTAAAGGTGAGAACGCTTATAAATATGTTCAGATGTTAGACGATAGAAAAGTAGCAAGTTTTAAAGCCAAAGAAATGGCATGGGAAGTACATAACCCTCGTACAGACATCACTGTAGGTAGGTATGGGTATCCAGAGTTAGAAGTAGCGTTAAACCATCTTCAGTATCATGAGAACACTGAGGTCTTCAACGCTCGGTTCTTTGCACAAGGTGGAACGACCAGAGGCCTCCTTCAGATTAAAACAGGACAAGAGCAATCTCATCAAGCTTTAACTTCATTTAGACGTGAATGGCAATCAATGTTTAGCGGATTAAACGGCGCTTGGAAAATTCCTGTAATCACTGCTGAAGACGTTAAGTTTGTTAATATGACGCAATCGTCTAAAGACATGGAGTTTGAGAAGTGGCTTAACTACTTGATTAACGTTATCTGCTCAATTTTCTCCATTGATCCATCAGAGATCAACTTCCCTAACCGGGGAGGGGCTACAGGGCACTCAGGTAACACGTTGAATGAGGGCGGCACTGCGGAGAAGTATCGTAACTCTAAAGATAAAGGGTTAGAACCTCTATTGAAGTTTGTAGAGGATGCAGTAAATAAATACATCGTTTCTCAACTTGGGAACGGTAAATATGTATTTAACTTTGTCGGTGGAGACGTTAAAACTGAAAACGAAATTATCGAGATGCTCGAATCGAAGGCTAAAATTGGCCTTACGATTAATGATGTCCGTGCTGAACTTGGTTACCCTGAGATTGAAGGTGGAGACGTTATCCTTTCAGGTGTCCACGTACAACGTCTTGGTCAGATAATGCAGGAAGAGCAGCTAAAGAGACAAGAACAAATGGAAATGCACCAGTTCGTAGCTCAGCAGACAGGCTATAACGGGGACTTAGACAATGTCAATGGCAAAGATACATATAACCAAAATGTTGGCAAGGACGGTCAATTAAAGGGAGAAAACAACACCAACGCTACACCGCAAGGCGGTAAAGGGGAAAATGGTGAAACCGTAAATGACTGGGAGGTTTAATCCTCCCTTTTAAGTAATTTTCGTAACAAAGTAGTGCTTCTGCTATATTATCTACAGCAATGAAGTCCATAACATCAGGCAATGTTACAATTTGTGTTATTATAGAAGGGAGGAAGTAACCCTGCATACTATAAATGGTAAAGTCGATCTATTTGTTCCTATTGATTTAGGTGACTCGATCAAAAAGAGTAACGAAAATACTTCAGAGAAATCTTGGTATCTTCGTGGTTATGCTACCACTCCTGATTTAGACTTGCAGGACGACATTGTAGACCCTTCTGGAATCGACATTAGTCATTTTATCCAGCACGGATATATTAACTACGAGCACCAACAAGGCGAAGATTTTAAAATCGGAGCCCCTACTAAAGGTACATATGTTGACCCTAACGTTGGACTATATGTCGAAGCCAAGCTCTACAAAGGGAATCCTTATGCTAGAAGCATGTGGAATCTTGCTAATAACATTGCAAAATCAGGTGTGGATAGAAAGCTAGGGTTTTCAATTGAAGGTTATGCTAAAGAACGAGATAAAGATGATCCAAGAATCATTAAGAAAACTCTCATCACTAACGTAGCTGTAACAACTAACCCTGCTAATCCGAATGCTACTTGGGAAGCTTTCATGAAAAGCTTTCTGGCGGGTCATGGTATTACACCGGACACCCAAGTCAATGGTGGGGCTCTAAGAGCCGAAACTTTTGCTCGTAGCCTGTATAACTTATCTTGGTCCTATAAAATACTCGACAACCCTCAAGAGTTTGAAAAGGTGTGGAAGGAGATCGGAGACTACCTAGATTCTATGGATAGATACGCTCCTGAAACAGCAGTAATGTTCCTTCAGCTATTTAAAGGATACTCTCGTAATGAGGCTGTCGCTAAAATAGATAAGATTATGCAAGAGAGCAATAAAACAGATGGAAAGGAGTAAATGACTAAATGGGTAAAAAACAATCGTTTGCTAAACTTACCGAAGATTTAGAGAAGTTGCAAGAACAAGAGATTGAAAAGTCTGAGGAAAAAGTAGAGGAGCCTGTAGAAGTAGCTGAACCTGAAAAAGAGGAAGCTGCGGCTAAAGAAGATTCAGCAGAAGAGCCTAAAGCAGAGTCTAAAGAAGAACCTAAAGAGGAAGAACCTGCTGAAGAAGATAAAAAAGAAGAGGCTGTAGAAAAGTCTGAAAAAGATGAAGAGCTTAAAGAGGAAGCTCCTAAAGAAGAGGATTCTAAAGACGAAGAACCCGAGAAGGAAGACGAAGCTGAGGGATCTAAAGAGGAGCCTAAAGCGGAACCTAAAGAAGAGGCAGAAGTATCTGAGCCTGAAAAAGAAGGTGAAGAAGTGGAAAAGTCTAGTCAAGAGGACGTTGTTTCTGAGTCTGATTTTATCGGTGCTTTTGAAGCTGTTGTTAAATCTTTTGGTGTGCTAAAAGGTTCTCAAGAAAACCTAGAAGGTCGCCTTGATAAGATTGAAAAATCTTTGGGAAGCATTCTTGAAAAATTATCTAAGACTGAGGAAACTGTTCAGGTTGCTATTGATGGGGAAAGCGTCAAAGAAGACGAAGAAGTAGTTGAAGAAGTTGAAAAGAGCGCCAAACCTGTTGAAGAGCCAGAAGGTAAAGCAGTTGAGTTTGTATCTAAATCTGCGGAAGATGGCGAAGATGTTGTTGAAGAAGCTGAAGAACTGTTTGATCCTCAAGACTATACTAGCGATGTTGTCAAATACTACACTAAGAATTTTGCTAACCTAGACTTAGGGTACCGAGAGGACCTTCGAGCTGCAGTACAACGTGTAAAACGTGGTGTTCCAACAGCAGAAGATATAGAGATGTTTAGAGAAGTTGTAAAAAATCTCGAAAATTAAAAAATTATAGAACGAAGTGTTATATTAATGATGTGAGCATATAAGATGCTTTGTAGCAGGGGTTCCTCCTCCTAGCCTCTGCTACTCTTTAGTACATAACCAAGTGCATTACTAAATTAAATATAAACCAATTAGAAAGGAAGATACATAAATGAGTAAGGAAGAGCAAAAAGTAGAGCGTAAGCTCCCTCAAGCAGCCGAAGAAATCATTTCGAAAACATTTACAACTGGTCACGGTATTACACCAGAATCTCAACATGACGCAGCAGCTTTAAGACGTGAATTCCTAGAAGACGAAGTTACGATGTTGGCTTATGGCAACCAAGACTTCACAATCTATCCAATGATCGCTAAACAACAAGTTAGCAGCAGTGTTGCTAAGTACGCTGTATTTAATCAACACGGTAAAACTGGTCACAGCCGTTTCGTTCGTGAGGTAGGAGTAGCTTCTATCAACGACCCTAACATCCGTCAAAAAACCGTACAAATGAAGTTCTTGAGTGATACAAAACAAATTTCAATTGCATCAACTCTTGTTAACAACCTAACTGATCCGACTACTATTCTTACAGAAGATGCTATTGCTGTTATCGCTAAGTCTATCGAATGGGCTATCTTCTACGGGGATGCGGACCTTTCTGCTGACACATCAGATCAATCTGGAGTAGAGTTCGATGGTCTACACAAGCTTATCGACCAAAAACATAACGTAATGGACCTTCGTGGACGCACTCTTACTGAAGCAGACCTTAACCAAGCTGCTGTAATCGTAGGTAAAGGTTACGGCCGAGTAACTGACGCATTCATGCCAATCGGTGTTCAAGCTGACTTCACTAACAGCTTGCTTGATCGTCAACGTGCGTTGATGCCGGGTAAAGAAGGTATGTCTACTGGTTTTGCAGTAACTGAGTTCCTTTCTGCTCGTGGTAAAATCAACCTTCATGGCTCTACAATCATGGAGAATGATAACATCCTTATCGAGGACGTTATTCCACAAGCTAACGCTCCACTGCCAGCTACTGTAGCTGCTACTGTTAAAACTGGGGATAAAGGACAATTCCGTCAAGAAGACCTTACAACTCAGTCTTACAAAGTTGTTGTACATTCTGACGAAGCTGAATCTGCACCATCTGCGGAAGCTACAGCAGTCGTAGCTAACGCTACAGACTCTGTAGAACTTACTATATCTCTACAGTCTATGTATCAAGCTCAACCACAATATGTGGCAATCTACCGTAAAGGTCTTGAGACAGGTCATTACTTCTTGATCGCTCGTGTACCTCTGTCAGCAGCTAACGACGCTGGTCAGATCGTGTTCGTTGATCGTAACGAAAATATCCCTGAGACAACTGATGTATTCCTTGGAGAAATGAGCCCTAAAGTTCTTAGCTTGCTCGAACTTCTTCCAATGATGAAACTTGATCTTGCCCGTATGAACGCTACTAGCACGTTCACTGTATTATGGTACGGTGCCCTTGCTCTGTACGCTCCTAGAAAATGGGTTCGCATCAAAAACGTCAAATACATCCCTGCTATTGCCGCTGACGTAAGAAGCTTTCAATAATAGACAGGTATATAGAGATAAAATTGAATAGCTTAAAAAATTAATAGGGAGCAGACACATTATCTGCTCCCTTTTTATTTAAAAAATAAAAGAGGAGAGATTATTCTATGTTAGTTAATGAATTACTTGCAAATAAACAGGTCGCAACTCAGTTCGGACAAATTTCATTTAATGAAAAAGGCGAGTGTAAAGACCTTAAACCTGAACAAGAGAAGGTTCTAGGTAAACTTCCAAACTTCCATATCGTTAAAGATAAGCCTAAAAAAGAGGCAAAGGTAGAAGAGGCTAAAGAAGAGCCTAAAGAGAAGAAAACTCAACCTAAGAAAAAGAAAACAACGAAGAAGGAAGAAAAATAATTAGAAAGGTAAGGGGTGAATTGTAATGACCACAGACAACAGTGCAGGATACCCTTACGGACATAGTAACCCTAAAGTAATTGATCCTTCAGAAGTAGACAAATACACCTTAGCAGATTATGGTTTTACAGTAGATGCGGTAAAATCAAACCATTTTGGTATCAGTGTCACAGACCCTCGTACAGGAGAACACCTTCCCGATTCGTTTTATCAGGCTAAGATTGAGCAAGCTGTAGCACAGATCGAGAAGTCACTAGACATTGTAATTCTTCCACGGTTTGTTAGAGAGCACCATGATTTCTACCAAAATGATTTTAACAGCTTTATGTATATTCACGCAAACCAAAAGCCTGTGTTACAAGTAGAGATGGTTCGCTTAGAGTACGGAGGGAACACGGTGTATAGTTATCCGCCTTCGTGGTGGAGAATCTACCATCTCCCGGGACACATTCAGATGCTGCCTAACATGATCCTGTCTGGTGGGTACAATAACCTAAACATTAGTCAAGCTTACTCCGGGTACCCTATGATTGCAGGTCTACCCTATACAGTCGGAAGTAATTTTGCCCCGCAGCTATTCCACGTAGAATACGTTGCAGGAATGCTGCCACCGAAAAGAAGAGGGGTAACCAATCAGCTAGAAATGCACCCAGATTTATGGACCCTAGTAATCAAGACAGCTCTTAAAGAAGTATTCCAGCAATGGGGGAGACTTATTCTTGGAGCAGGTATCGCAAGCATGTCGGTGAGTATTGATGGAATCCAACAAAGTATTGATACCACCCAGAGTGCGATGTACGGGGCTGCTTCTGCGGATATAGCACAGCTAGATAAAGACATTGAAGACTTAACTAAAGGGCTTAAATCTTATTACGGCAATAACTTAGGTATTGTCTGATCAAAGGAGGGAGATTAAATGGCAGAACGTCCTTCATTTTTAAACCAAACAGCTTATGCCACCTTTAAACCAGATTCTCTAGATACCGCTGCATGGTCTATGTCTACGCCAGTTCTTTGGGAGAAGTCCTATCTATGTCCTTGTAGGAATAAGGCCACTAGACAGCCTAACCCCTCTTGCCCTAGATGTCATGGAAGGGGCATAGGCTTTCTCCCTCCTACAGGTATAGATATGCTCATTCAGAGTGAGGAGAAAGGTGTTTTTAACGGAGATATCGGTATTGTAGACTCTGGTACTGCAATTGGTACTCCGGCTGACCGAGAGACTCGTCTTGCATTCCGGGATCGGATAACTCTACCGAATGTGCAAGTTACTCAGCACTTCATCTTTGATGTCACTGAGAAAAGAATCGAAAGAGGGTTCTACCTTGTATATGATGTAAAGGAAATTCAATACGCATTAGTAATGGACCGTGAGCTAGTAGAGGGGACCGATTATCGATTCGATAGAGATAAAAACATGTTCTTTCCGAACGAGTCTTTACTGGGTGAGAACGTATCTCTTAATATTTCCACAACACTGCGTTATCTTGTATCGGACTTATTAAAAGAACACCGCTATGGTCGAGATCAGAGTGGAAAACTCATAAAAACTCAGCAGAAGTTACTTCTTAAAAGAGAAGATTACTTTATAGATAAAGAGGCGTTTTCACTTGGAGTTGATGAAGACACCGGGCAAATGATTGACACAAAACGTCCGGGTGCGGTTGATGGTCTTAATGGATTCTTTAGACATACAGGTGGAGAGTCGTAATGGCGGGGAGAAAATCTATACGTCCTAAGCTATTTCAGAACAACGCCTCTACAAAATCCACTATGCAGAAGTTCGGAAACGCCTTAGTCCAAAAAACACTTAATGCCGGGATGGAAGCTATTAATAGCTCTCGTCCTAATGACATAGAAGTAACTCGTAAACCTAAGTACTTAGAGGTTACTGAAGCTCGTTTAAATAAACTAGGTGTTATTGACCTTAAACCTTATTTTGCACAGAGCAGCAAAAAGAAAATGAAAAAAGGTGGAGGATGGTATTTAAGAATACCTATCTCCCGGAAAAAGAAAGGCATGTCAAGAAGGATGTACGATCAGCTTAGACAGGTCAACATGTCTTCAAGCAATCAAAGAACTGTCGTATCTGATTATTTGTATGACAGAAGGCGTAATTCAGATGCTACGATGCTTAACTACACACCTAAGTCTAAAAACATCACGAAGCAGCGTATCGGTAAGAATAGACACTCTTACACGGCTTATAGAACCGTTTCAGATAAATCTCCTGCTAATAGCTGGATTATCAACCGAAGCAGAGTCAATACAGACGATACCTCAAAAACGTTTATCAAGAATGTGGATAGACTGATCAAGTGGAAAATGAAGAATGGATGGAAATAGACATATAGGAGGAGGTTAGCACATGCTGCCTAGTATCGATACATACTTACGTGAAGAAATTAAGAGCAAACTGAAAATTATCTTAACGAACCGCTATATTATAGAGGAAATATTAAAAGGCATACAGCCCGATGTGGCTGAAAATTTTATAAAGAAGTATGCCGGAGAGTCTGGAAAAGAAATACCTGTCATCTATACCATGCCGCAAGATAAGCAGACCCAACAAGGTGCCATATACATTGGTCTTCGAGAGGGAGCTGAGAGCAGCCCCAGCCTCGGTAACTTAGAAGGAGTCTATAGTTACATAGAGGATGAAAGACTAAAAGAAGAGTCAATTGTACAGGCAGACGAAAATAACAAGAACCTGTTTATCGAATTATCCAAGCCTATAGGCGATTTTAATGTGGAGAATATAACCTTCTCTCGAAGCGACAATGTAACTGTCGAGGGAAACAAAATTTACTTCACGTATGATCCTGAACTAGTTGGTTTAGAAGTAGTAGTTGACTACGTATCTTCTAAAGGTGACGAGGTTGGTTTAAAGAAAGGATTCACTGCCAAAGAGCAGTATTCAATATTGGTAGTATCTACAAACATGGATGTTGTAAGGTGTCTCGATCTAGTAGTTAAGGCTATTTTAATCCTAATGAGAGCCAGCAAAGAGGAGCATACTAACTTCCTCCTACAAAACGTCCAGTTTGGTCAGATAGAAGAGGTTGTAGTCAGCGGAGAGCAGGAAGGTAAGAACCCTGAGATTTTATATGGCCGGGAATCTATTGTTACCTATACTTCATCCTACAGCTTAGACTCTCCAATAGTAGACTTCCTCAAAAAGATTAATGTTAACGTTAGACTCGATGTAGAGGAGAGTGATACGAATGGCTAAAGTGAATAAAGAAGACAAAGCTCAAACAGAGCAAGTCTCAAAGCCAAAGAAAGCACCTAAACCGGTTAAACCTTACATTCATATTGATACATTCTTAAAAACTGCTATCCCGTTGTTTGAACTAAATAAAATGCAGGCAGCAGGATTTAAGGCTTTAATGAGTGGCCGTCACTACCAACGTGATGAGCAGGTTTTTGTAGATGAGCTAAAAGCTTATCTAAAATTAAAATAATTTCAAATAGAAAGGAAGATATAAACTATGGCAACATCATACGGATTTAATAGAGAGCGCCCTCGTACTGAAGTATTCTTAGATTCTAGTAACCTTAGTTCTGCAAACGTAGCAAGTGAAAAGCCGTTAGTCCTTTTAGGATCTGCTACTGGCGGACAGCCACAAGTACCTCATGCTATTACTAACTTCTCTCAAGCCAAGGATTTATTCCGTGGCGGTGAGCTTTTAGATGCAATTGAAATGGCTTGGAACCCTTCTCCTAACATGCCGGGAGCTGGACGTATTTACGCTGTACGTACAGACGAAGCTACGCAAGCAAAACTTAGTAAAGGCGCATTGACGTTTGTTTCTAAACTCTACGGTGCAGATGCTAATAGCATCCAAGTAGAATATAGCGACAATACGATCACAAACTCTAAACGTTTCAGCGTGTACTTCACTAAAGAGCGTTATGAGCAAACTTATGACAATATCGGTAACATCTTCACTGTCCAATACAAGGGTGAAGAAGCCCAAGCAACTGTATCAGTAGAAGTTGATTCTGCAACTAAGCTAGCTACTAAACTTGTTCTTAGCGCTGGTGCTGACGCAGATAATATGCAAGCACTCCGTACCTACGAACTAGGTCAAGGTGTATATCAAGACGTAAACGTACTTGTAAATGACATCAACAACCTTCCTGACTTCGAAGCTAAGATGAATCCACTTGGTGGTAACAAGAACATTGAAACTCAATTTCTTGACAAAGTAGATGCTGCGGATGTTAAAGCAGGTCCTGTTACTATTACAGCAGTGGCGGCTGACTTGGTAAACCAAACATCTAACGACCCTTATATCGCTATCGAAGTAGATCGGACTAAAGCAATGCCTGATACGTTCCCTGTAACAAACTTGGCAGGAGCTAAAACTGAGCCAGCACCTGCGTCATGGTCTGCAATGTTCAGTAAGATTGCTGACCTCGGTGCTTACTACATCGTTCCTTTGTCTTCTAACGCAGCTATTCATGGAGAACTCTCTCAGTTCTTACGTGATGAGTCTAACAACGGAAACCAACTAAGAGGTTTTGTTGGTGGAGGATTTGCAGAGTCTATCGAGAGCTTGAGAGGTCGTCAAATGAACCTCCGTAACGCCCGTGTAAGCTTGGTTGGGGATTCTGTAACTCGGAGAATGTCAGACGGTCGTATCTACAATGCTCCAGCTTACATGTACGCTGCTCAGATCGCAGGTATTGCAAGTGGACTTCCTGTAGGAGAACCACTTACATATAAACATATGAACGTTGAAGCTCTTGACCGTAAGTTCACCGGAGATCAGTTAGACCAGTTGAACAACTCTGGAATCATCATGACTGAGTTTGTCCGGACACGTACTTCTTCTCACTTCCGTGTTGTAAGTGACCCAACTACTTATAACATTTCTAGTGAGCCGGTACAGAACCGAGTATCTCTTGGAGAAGTTTCTGACTTCTTAACAACTGAGATTCGTACAGTGCTTGATGAAGAGTACATCGGTACTAGAATCCGAAGCACTTCAGCTTCCATCATCAAGAACCGTGTTGAATCCTTCCTTGATCAGCAAAAGAATGTTGACGGATTGATCGTAGATTACAACCCAGATGATGTTCAAGTTGTCATCTCTGGTAACGTTGCTCGAATCAGCTTCACAGTTCAACCTTCTCAAGGATTGGACTACATCAACGTCTACATCACTTACGAGGATCAAGAACTCACAGCCTAATGATCTAGGGGAGAATACCTCCCCTTACCTATAAAATAAATGAAGGAGTGACTTTCTGTGGCAAGTGTAACTAACCAATCAGTACATTCCGCTAATACGGTGTACTTCATGATTAAAAACGTACCAATCGCACGAGCTCAGTCTATCTCAGCAGAACGTAGTTTCGGAACAACTGGAGTCTATCAGATCGGTTCTATCATGCCTCAAGAACACGTATACTTGAGATATGAAGGTAGTGTAACGGTAGACCGTTTCCGGATGAAAAAAGAGAACTTAGCCAAGTTAGGCTTTGCTGCTTTGGGTGAAGAAGTTCTTCAAATGGACATCATGGATATCGTTCTTTATGACAACTACTCTAAAGAAGTTGTTATCGCATATCGTGGATGCTCTATCGATACATACAATGAGACTACTAGTGTCGGTGAAATCACCTCTGAGCAAGCACGTTTCTACTTCTTAACAAGTGCAAACGTTCGAGGTTAAAGAAATATAGGGAGGCCATTACGGTCTCCCTTTTTATATTACATTTAAATTACAATACTGTAACATTGGCTATAACCGGGTGTTTATGTGTTACATTATAACACGTAACATAAAACATGCTATTTACAGAGAGGAGTATTTGATGAGTTTAATTAAAAAGGGCATCGTACTTTGTACCGTAACCATCGGGACAGTCTTTGCCGGGACAGGGGCTGTATCGGCAGAAACGAGCCCTTACAGCGTAGTAGACTACTTAGCATCAAAAGGAGAGAGGTTCGACTTCGACCACCGTAAAGGTTTGGCAGAGAAAATTGGTATTAAAGGGTATACTGGAACCGCATACCAGAACCTAGAGTTATTGTCTTCGTTAAAGAAGTCTAAAGAGGTAAAAGTTGAAGATAATAAACCTAAAGAGAAGAAGGTTAAAGAAAAGGTTAAAAAAGTCGAGAAGAAACAGGTTAAAAAACCAGTTACAAATGAGGAGGTTGCAACTAACCAACCACAATCCATTACAGTAGTCGCTACCGCATACACAGCGTACTGTGCAGGCTGCTCCGGTGTAACTGCCACCGGGTTGGATTTAAGGGCTAACCCAAACCAACGTGTAATTGCTGTAGACCCTAATGTTATTCCTTTAGGCTCTCGTGTATACGTTGAAGGTTATGGGGAATATATTGCAGGAGATACCGGAGGAGCAATCAAAGGTAATCGAATCGATGTGTTCATTCCAGATAAAGGTGCTGCATTAGATTTTGGGAGAAAGACTCTAAAAGTTAAAGTGTTAAAATAACAGGTGATTATATCACCTGTTTTTCTTTTATAAAAATATATTGACGAACCCTATTAATTGAAATATAATAGGTACTGAAGAAAAAACTAGGAGGTAAAGAAATGGGGTTTAGATTACCAGAGAAATTTAAAAAAGAGCAAGAAGAAATCTATAATTCTATGGTGGTTAACTTTGGAGACGAGACGAAGCATATAACAGAGTTTGAAGATCGATCTATCACACCTGAAATGAGAGCAGATATGAGAATGAACAGCTATGCCCAAGACAAGCTGCCTCCGAAGTTAACGAATGAAGCATTAATTAATGAAGCTAATTACTACAAGAGCCATTGTAGAAAACCTAACCGCCCAACTACGACTTATGACGAAGCGTTGATTCATGTTATTTTACCAGAACTTATTAAAAGGTTGGAGGAAGTAGAGTAATGCAAAAAGTCTATGATGAAAGAACAGCCCTAGAAGAACATGCAAAATATATCCGTGAAGAGAGAACAAGACTACTAGAAGAATACAATATGATCATCAATAGACTTCGAGAATTAGATGACAGAGACTATGAAAAGTCGTCTAAAGAAGAAACAAGTAGTAACAAAAAAGAAACAGCGATGATGTCTCTTCAAGAAGCTATCGATAGACATAATAACAGTGCAAGTCAAGTTAAACAAGAAAAACCTAAAAGTGTCGCAATTGTAGACATGTCCGAAGCTCCTAAGAGGTCGTCACAGAGAGACGTTAAGCAGGTAACTAGGCAGGTTGCAAATATACTTAAAGAATCAGGGATGCCTGTTAAAATGAAAGACATTATGAAATCTTTAGAAGAAAAAGGAGTACCGACAAACTCACCTTATGCACTGATGAGCCAAGTTACGCAGTACGATAACAATATCCAAAGAGTTACTCACGGCTATTACCAATACAAACGGTAATAGCCGTTTGTGTGTTATAATATAAATAGAGAACAAATTACTGCTATATTATTAAAGAGACTAACAATAGGAGGAGTAAGTATGTCTGATAACTTTGAACAAGAACTCGAAGGTTTTGAATCTACAGAGAAAACCCGAGAAGAAATTGAAGCGGAAAAACAAGAGAAACAGGTCAAACAGATACAAAGGATTATTCAAGGAGTTAATGACGTGTGGGAGAAGGAATACGATTTTCCTGATCTCCAACTTAAATTTAAATTGAAAGTGCGGGCACCTAACATTCTAGAACAAGGTAAAATTCATGCAAAGGTTGTTCGCTATCTTGAAGGCACTAATGGATACGCTAGTGAATACTACTTATATGTCTTTAATACACTAGCTACCTTGCAAGTTACCGGAGTTGAGGTACCTGATTTTCTAAAAAATGAAGACAATCTGTATAACGCACAGATTCTTTATAAGATTGGGGTTGATTTCCAGCGTTGGCTGGATACATTTCAAGGATGAGGTAAAGAAGCTAGGAGGGTACACGAGATTAGCTAGAGTACCTTACATGCGGAACCTGTGGATGATTATGAAAACATTCAACGTCCTACCTACTGACGAGAGGTTTAGAAACCTGACCGATGATCAGGTTGAGCTTATAATGGAGTCTATGGTAGAAGACGCTCGAATTGCAGAACTCCACAGAAAAGGTCTCACTGTAGATGCTCAATACTACGATGATGACTTCGATGAAGAAGTATGGAGCAAACCGGAAGGTGAGTGGGAAATTCTTCGTCCAGATCATGACCCAGATGAAATTTATAGACAGGTTCAAGAGATTACTAAATCAGAAGACCTTGAGAACTTGGATACGAAGTTTGATAGTCTACAGGAGTATAACGACTACCTAGAGGGTGGAGGAAAGCCTGTACGAGAAACTGAGGTAGAACAATACATAAATCAAAGAATTGCTGAAGCTGAAGACAAGGCTAGAAGATTGTCTTACGAAGGTAAGAAAGCTATTGATGACAAAGATCGACCAGAGGTAGCTGATAACAACGCATTGAGTGATAACAATACAAGCGATCTAGATAAACAAGCAATAGATGATGGTATCGCACTATTCAACTCAATGGATGATGACGATGATTTCACGCCGTTATAGGAGGTAGAGGGCTGTTTTAACCTCTGCCTCTATTTTTTATCTTACAGAGGGAGTGTGGTGATAACGTGGCAAATGTAGAGAAGTATATTTTTGATGTAGACGCTAATACCCAGAATGCAGTGAAAAAGCTACAACAAATTAATAAGTTAATGGACCAGATCGACAACATCAGAAGCCGTGGAGTAGATAACTATTTCACAACTACTCAAAAAGACATGGACAAAAACATGCGTTCCATGTCTCAGCTATCTAAGTTGTATCGTTCGTTAAACCAAGACCTTACTGGACTCCAACGGAAAATGAGAGATATGGCCGACAGCACTGTCATTCCTAAAGGAGCTACCAATGAACAAAAAAGGCAAATACAAGACCTTAAACGGCGGATGGATGAGCAAAGCAGAGCAGCTATCGCTCAGCAGAAAGCCCTCCAATCAGAGTATACTAAAACTCTAGCCAAGTTTCGAGAGCTCTCTTCTTTTCAACAAACAGCTTCTAAAAGCTTTAAACATGTTTTTAATTCCAATGATATATACAATCTTCCTACAGGAGCTCAGAACTTCAACAGAGCTAAGTCCATTATTTCAGCGATGTCTAATGAGGCTGATGGAGCATCAAGTAAGCTTAATGATGTCATCTCCAAGATTAGAGAAGTAAATAAACTGGATAGACGATCAGAAAGCTTGTCTCGTAGAGCTAGTGCTTCTGGGTACATGTCTTATCAACAGTATTCAAACTTCATTAAAGATTACAACACTTCTCGTACCCGTTACGCCGCAGAAAAAGAGGCTAATACTAATGCAATGGCTAGTCTCGGTCAAGAACGATCCAGCCTGAAGCAGAAGATTAGCGATATTGAGACTAATCCTAACGCCTCCCAACGAGATAGAGATATGAAAATTGCTATGCAGCAAACCATAGCTTCTATTGACCAAGAAATGGAAACACGGATGGAGCTCAACCGTACTTTAGAGAGAACTATCAATAACATGCGTAAGTACAATGATGAGCTTGCTAAAAATGGCGGAGTTGAGGTTAAACCTGAACGTGGAACTACAAGAGGTATGTTATACGAGCGTGCCCCTGCTATTGGTTTAGCAGTAACTGGTGCCGCTGTTGCCGTAGCCGGAGGTCTCTACAACCAAGGAGCGCAACTAAACCGTAGTATGCGTGGAGATATTATCTCTATGGGACAGCGTACAGGTGCCGAAAACTGGCGAAGAGACATTAGAGATAACGCTCTTGAAGCCGGGTTAAAAGATCAGCTTGGATTTACAGGACAAGAGATGTTAGCCTTCCAAGGTAACTATCTAGATAATGCTGGGTATAAAGGTATGGGTGACCTAAACGCTGCCATGACCAACCAA